AGCGCCGATATTCCGACTACTTTTTATAGGCTAATTCTTGCCTAGACTATGGGCTAATTCTATGGTGGAATTAGGGCTAAATCTCTAGGGTATAGGGTATAGGGTTTAGGGTTTAGGGTTTATATGTTCTTCTCATTATGTATGTGAGAAAAAAAATTGAAGTTTTCCTGATGTTTTCAATTTTTTTCATCATTTATGTTCCGAATGTCCGAATGGGGGTGGGGCTGCTGTGCGCAACCCTAAACTTTCGTGAAGTTTCCTGATGTTTCCTGATGTTTTCATCATTTATGTACCGAATGTCCGAACGCCCTCGCCCGCTGTGCGCAACCCTAAACTTTCGTGAAGTTTCCCTGAAGTTTCCTGATGTTTTCATAAGTTATGTACCAATGTCCGAACGTACCGAATGTCCGAACCGTACCGAATGTCCGAACCGTACCGAATGTCCGAACCGTACCGAATGTCCGAACCGTACCGAATGTCCGAACCGTACCGAATGTCCGAACCGTACCGAATGTCCGAACCGTACCGAATGTCCGAACCGTACCGAATGTCCGAACCGTACCGAATGTCCGAACGGACTGCTGTGCGAAAACCTAAACTTTCATGAAGTTGGAAGGAACTGTCATGAAAGTTTATATGAGACTGTGCGAACACAAGAAATTTACACAAATTTATTTAAATATTACTGTTCATTCCTTTTATTGGTGGGGGATTCATAGAAAAACTTTTTCTTCAACAAGGTAATATCAGAATTATTAATTAAACCTCGGGTCTTCATTGTGTTCATTATACTGTTTCTTTTATTCAAAGGACTATTCTTATTGTTTTACATAAATAGTTCCAAGTACATGAAAAAATTATTATTATTATTTATGATCACAAAAACAATAAAATGTTAATGAAAAAAAAATATTTTGAAAATACTATTATTATTGTTTTACATAAATAGTTCCAAGTACAAGAAAAAAAAATATTTTGAAAATACTATTATTATTGTTTTACATAAATAGTTCCAAGTACAAGAAAAAAAAATATTTTGAAAATACTATTATTATTGTTTTACATAAATAGTTCCAAGTACAAGAAAAAAAAATATTTTGAAAATACTATTATTATTGTTTTACATAAATAGTTCCAAGTACAAGAAAAAAAAATATTTTGAAAATACTATTATTATTGTTTTACATAAATAGTTCCAAGTACAAGAAAAAAAAATATTTTGAAAATACTATTATTATTGTTTTACATAAATAGTTCCAAGTACAAGAAAAAAAAATATTTTGAAAATACTATTATTATTGTTTTACATAAATAGTTCCAAGTACAAGAAAAAAAAATATTTTGAAAATACTATTATTATTGTTTTACATAAATAGTTCCAAGTACAAGAAAAAAAAATATTTTGAAAATACTATTATTATTGTTTTACATAAATAGTTCCAAGTACAAGAAAAAAAATATAATACCTAAGTCATTCATCTTTTTGTTACAAACAAAACAAAAACATGGAGGACAGACATTATTGTTTGAAGTTATTTGAAGACATTCATCAAAAATATAATTTACAAGAATGTGATTACAAAGAATTTGTTGAAGCATTGGGTGGAAAGAAAAAAGAAGTTGATGTCTCAAATGCCCAAATGGTAAAAATAGAATTTGATGAAATTGAAGCAAATGTTGAAGATGGGTTAGATGAATTTTATCCAGAATTAAGATTTTATTATAAATCATCAAAAATTTGGAATATTATTTCTGATGCAGACTATGGATACTCGGGAATTGGGGGACAAAAAATTTTGCACTCCTCGGAAATGTCTGAATCAACATTGAAAAAGATTGCAGAATGTTTAAAAGATGATGAAGTTTATCAATTATATTCAGACAAATATAACAGAAAAAATTGTTTAAGACCAACGGGAATTGTGATACTCTCTAAGAAGACGATCAATCTCACCGATGCCGCCTATGATACTACCAATAATTAATCCATTTGTAATGAAACTGTCTTTCTAATGTTGATCTTACAGTCATTCTAAAATCAAGTTTAACACGAGCTGGTTTAGGTGCTCCATCTCTTCTCATAACCAGTAACATATGCATTATTTGAAGAGCGTAGTTATAATGTTGATCTGTTTTAGAAGTTACCCCTGGACCTTTCCACTCATCTAATCTATTAAATAAAAGATCGCCAGGTCTAACCTTTTGTTGACTATTATATGGGTATGGTGTTCCAGATACATACCGTGGGGCAGAAAGTCCATTTGAACCAGCTGTCATGTGTTTTATAATATCATCTTCAAAATCTTCGTGTTTTATTTTATCACACCAAATATCCTCTATTAAACGATCCATTAAACTCTCACCATTTGCAGTTCTCATCTCTGAAACAAATTCACCTTTTTTCACAGGAGTACCATTACTTTTATAACACACATACAAACAGTCAGCAATGTTTTCGGATGTGCAAAGTTGTGGATCAAAAGTTGGTTTTAGTGCATGTCCCCCAAAAGAGTAGGCAAATTGATAATTATTTTATATAATTAAAAAAATATATAATTATAATATATGTTGCCATCACCACTAAAGAAAAAAGTTAACAGTATTCGTTTATTGTCTCCAAAATCAAAACATAAAAAAATTAAAAATGAAGTAAATAAAAATAAGAAATTAATTAACGAAGCAAAAAAGAAGAAAAGAAAAATAAAAGAACTTCAAAATAAAATGAACAAGTTAAAACAACATATTATTAAAAATAGTATGGAACAAGTTAAAATTGCAAAGGAATTACAAAAACTTCAAATGCTACAAATAAGCTAATTATTATTTCCAGAGCGATACATATTTACTAAAGTGTTTATATCATTCTGTATAGAATTACTCAATTCTGTAGCACTTCCATGGGTCATATAATTATTTTGACGATACAGAGCATGCATTAAATCCCTGTTCATCAAAAGCAGTTCATGACGCATTATCTGTTCATCCCTACGCATGGGTGGAGGTTGATTTTGTTGAATACTTTCTTGTCTCACATCACGCAATAAATTACAAAGTTCCAAATAATCACCTTCGGGAATAATATTTGAATTTAAATCAATAAGTTCCATCACTCTAATAAACTTTTGTTCAGTCATATATGTTTATTACAGGATTTATTCTTTTAATATTTTTTTTTCATGTACATGTTATTGTTTTTGTGTACATAAATAATAGTATTTTCAAAATATTTTTTTCATGAACAACAATAATAATATTTTCAAAATATTTTTTTTTCATGTACATGTTATTGTTTTTGTGTACATAAATAATAGTATTTTCAAAATATTTTTTTTTCATGTACATGTTATTGTTTTTGAGTACATAAATAATAGTATTTTCAAATATCCAATGATAAATGACGAATATATTCTATTCTCTTGTCCAATGCATTTCTATATTTTTGTCTAAACTCATTCTCCATCAATAAATATTCTGAACACAACTTTTTAAAATATTTTTTAAATGAACACCCCAAACTAATATTGTTTTGAACAATGTATTGTTCCAAATATTCTTCTTCATATCGATCAAGTTCTATCTCATACATTTCACAATAATGTTTTACAACTAATGTTTTTATTGTCTTGGAACATCTTTGAAATGGTAAATTATATTCTTTCTCATCCAACAAATATTGTATCTGAGAATCCAAATAATTCATTTCACAATCTTTGGCTCTATCATAAAATTCATAATCAAAATACATACTTGATACATTTGATACAATTGTCTCGTCATAATTAAAAAATGTTGAACGACCCTCTTTCACTTTATATAATTGTTTAATGTTATTACAAAGTTTCAAATAATCACCATCTGAAATAACATTAGAATTACGATCAATTATTTCCATCATACATTTTAATTCATCCATGGATTCTTATAATTTAGATTTATAATAATTCATTTCAAGTAACACACTATCACGAATATATTTCAAATGTTCCAATTGTTTGTCCAAATACCTATCAATATTTACATTCTTAAGAGTTTTTGTGTAACGACTTGAATCACCGTGAATAAATTCTTTGTATCTGCGAATTGTTTCAATATCTCTATCAATTAATTCCAACTTATTCATCTATTATTACCTTTCTTTTTTTTTTAATTCTTTACCATGCTTTTGTATCTTTCTAGTCAAATATTGATAAGTTCCTAAATTTATTCTGTGACCTCTATACAAATTTTCAAGTTTATTCTTTGCTTCGTTACGAGGTAAATTCTTCAACATGTTTGCGTACTTATTACGCTTCTCAATACAGGTAGGACTTTTAGGTTCCTTTGCCTTAGCACGCTTCAAACGCTCCCTACCCAACTTTTCGGCAGTAGTATAATTAATAACACCTCTATTTAAACGATTAAAAATAAATTTATTAAATTCATTTCCCTTCATTTTTTCTGTATGATTTAAAATTGTATTCATGTTTTTATAATATTTAATCTTCTTTTCAATATCATTAATAGCTTGATTCAAAGATACACCCTCAATTATATATCTGTAAATTACACGAGAAGGAATCCGAGATACATAACCCTCTTTACCATCAGAAACATTAGACAATTTTTTCATTGCATTTCCGAATCTTTTACTATTACTAAACCTTTGAAACCTTTGTTCTTCGTTCATATTGTTATTTCTTATTGCACTACCTGCACTTTCAGGACTTCCCATTTATATATAATGCTATTATTTTCTCCCCGATGTAGATGGTTGAAGTTGTTTAACCATTTTATTAAAATTTAATTGTAATTGTATTAATTCATTCAATTTACCCTGATAGATTTTTCTCTTATTTTTAAAATTAATAACTTTTTTCTTGTGTTCTAATGAAACATTTTTAGGAACTTCTTTCTTATATTTTTTATATAAATTTTCACCAATTATCAAATGATCATCTATTTTTTTAATGTGTTCTTTTAAACGTCTTATTTCAGTCGATAAAAATTTATTATAATTCAAAAGCTCTCTGTTCATTTATATTTATTGTGATTATTTTCTGAAAATATATTCTATTAGTATTACAAGATGTCAGCTGGTTCTATTCAAATCGTTGCCGCAGGACCCCAAGATGCACATATCACTGGAAACCCAGAGGTGTCATTTTTTGGCACTAACTATAAACGACATACAAACTTTTCAATGTTTAGACAAAAGATATTTTTACAGGGGACAGCGACTGCAGGGGGGCGCTCTACAATCCAATTTGAACGCCTCGGAGACCTATTGGGTCCATGCTATCTCAGTATAATTAACAACGAACAAACTGAACTTATCACAGAATGGGCTAATGTTGTAAAAGCGTGCCACCTCTACATTGGTGGTGCTCTCATCGATACACAAGATTCTGAATTCACAGAAGATATTGCTATTGATACACTCGCTTCAAATATGACAAAAAGTTATCCAGCAAGTCTTCACGGGGGGAGAGGTTCCAAATCTTTCTTCTACCCATTGCGCTTCTTCTTCTGTGAGAACTGGGGGAGTGCCATTCCACTCAATGCTCTATCACTACACAATGTTGAAATTGTTATTGAATGGGCGGATAATTTCAATGCAGGTTACAAACCTGAATTCTTTGCCACTTATATTACACTTGATGAATCAGAAAGAGTTACAATGACAAAGGAAAGAAACCTTCTCATGTTCCAAGTCCAAAAAGCGATCCCAACAAACCAAAAGGATATTGATCTCACATTCAATCATCCAGTCAAATTTATTGCCAGTTCAAATGCAAGTGCTGCAAACTATAACAACCTTGTTTCTCGTGTCAATAGAGTAAGAGTTATGGCAAATGGTGTTGATTTGTTAGATGGAGAACAAATGTCTGTTCCACACTACACAGCTGTTCCATCTTATTACAACACAGACTTTTCTTATGCCAACGCCGAAAACATGTTCTTATATCCATTCTGCATGAACACAGCCAAATTACAACCAACTGGGACACTCAATTTCAGTCGTCTCGACAGCTTTAAAATTATTTGTTCCGAACCAATTAATAGAAATATTTATGCAGTAAATTATAACATTTTAAAAATAAAGAAGGGTTTAGGAGCCCTGGTTTTTGCTAATTAATAGAGCTATTTATTCTGTAAATATGTAAAAAATTTTATAATGCTTTTTCCAACATTATAAAATTTATTGTGTTTTTGAATTACTAAAATTATACTTATGTCAAAACAATTGTTCTTGTATTTGATGTTGAGTTATTTGATGAATCTGTAGCACTGTATGTAATTGTGTATGTCCCTGGTGTTTCAATTACAATGTTATTACTCACTGTATATGTGGAGTCATCATCTACAGTTTTTATTGCGACGTAATAAGACCCTGAGCTGTGTGCATGGACTGAGGATCTAAGCCATAGTTCAGTTGGAGCATCATGTCTGACAGTCCAAAGGAATCCCAATTTAGAAGCATCATAATCTGTTTTACTACCCTTGTTATCATAATGAGCAAGGGGTTCCTGGCGACGTGAAATATGCTCGTGTGTGGAAAGTGCTCCAACACCTAGATAGACATAATAAGTTTTACCTCTAACAAAGTGGTAATTGGGAGGACTCTTCCCCCTAAATGCTACATCTGATACATCCATGTAAATTGGATTTGCAGGGATGCCACTTGTATCTGGGTGGTCCATAACAATGGCATTATTATAAATCAAGGCACCATTGCTGACCTCTGCGAAGAAACCACCACCACTTGTATTAGCAGTGATTGTTATATCTTCCGCCGCGGCACTTACATAGTCAGATGCACCAACTGTTATTGTTTGGTCACCATAATAAAAGATACCTGGGGGTGATGTATCTCTAACAACAACTGACCTTGTAGCGGTGTTGGTTCCGTGTTCGTTTGTAGCACTATATGTTATTGTGTATGTTCCCTCAAGGTTAGAATTCACATTAGAATATCTGAAACCTTCACCTGGATTGGGAGAAAACCCACTGAATATAGCCCTGAATCTACCACGAAGAGCGTAAGTGCTTGAGGCATCTAAGAAATAACTATTATGTTTATCATATAGCCAGAAATCAGCGGGTGTGTCATCATCCACATTAAATATCATTGTAGTGTTGCTTAAATATTGAACATTGTTTGTTAATGTATTTGCCAATATAGACTCTTGTGTCAATCCCGCAGTCCTTATATCCGAACTTGTTAATATGAAGTCTGTATTAGATTGAACAAAGGCATTTCCAGCGGTTGACAAATAGTATGTATTACCTCTATACAAAGGCATATTTGCACTATCTGTGTTTAAATCATCCATAAAAGAAAAACCCACTATGTCGTATCGGTGTGCACCTGAGCTTCTAGCCTTAATTCCCATCTTACTACTCTCATGATGTAATTCAAGTATTTTATGGACTGGTTGTTCAATCTTAAAACCGTAGTCTGCGATAATTGTTTCACCACCATCTGCTGACACATTAGCCGTCAAATCGGTGAATAGAGAACTAGAATCTACATTTTTCTCAAAATAAACTGGATCATCTCCTCCAACAGTTATAATTGGTATCCCAGCGACAGGAGTAGAATCAGTTAGAACAAGTGTTCTTGTATTTGAACCAATATTGTTGGATGAATCAGTAGCACTGTATGTAATTGTGTATGTTCCAGCTGCGTTGGATACAATGTCATTACTTGTTGTGTATGCAATATCATCATCTTCAATGCCTAGTGGTATATGGTAATTTTCCATGTAATGATAGACTGTGGATCTAAGCCATAGGTCAGTTGGAGCATCATGTCTAACAGTCCAAAGGAATCCCAATTTAGAAGCATTATAATCTGTTTTACTACCCTTGTCATCGTATTCAGTATTAGTAGTCTTGGTTGTTGAAATAACACTGAAATTTTGAACTTGTTGTGAATTATCACCTAGATAAATGTAATAAGTTTTACCCCTCTTTAATTTGTAATTTGGTGTGTTCTGACTACGATAAGCCCAATCCGATACATCCATGTAAATTGGATTTGCAGGTGTGCCTTCTCCGCCTAGTTGTTGTTCTACAACAATGGCATTATTATAAGTCAAGGCACCATTACTCAAGTCAGCGAAGAAACCACCACCACTTGTATTAGCAGTGATTGTTATATCTTCTGCGGTCGCATTTGCGTAGTCAGCTATATCAACTGTTATTGTTTGGTCGCCATAATAAAATACATTAGGGGCTAATGTATCTCTAACAATAACTGACCTTGTAGCGGTGTTGGTTCCGTATTCATTTGTAGCACTGTATGTTATTGTGTATGTTCCATCAAGGTTGGAATTCACATTAGAATACCTGAATGTATCAATGTCTTCTACATACCCACTACTTTGTGGTGTAAATCGACCAACCATTGAATCTGATAAATCTTTATTATATTTATCATATATCCAGAATTCGTTGGGTGTGTCATCATCAACCGTAATTATCATTGTAGTGTTGCTTAAATATTGAACATTGTTTGTTAATATATTTGCCAATATACCCCCTTCGGACATATCTGTTGCTGTATTTGAACTTGTTAATACTAATTCTGTATTAGATTGAACAAAGACATTTCCAACGGTTGTGAAATAGTATGAACTACCTCTAGTCAAATTTGAATTAAAATTAACTGTATTAAATTGTTGAGGCGTGAATCCGTATGTATCATCTGGTCCTTTGGTTCTAATTGCCATGTATGTTCCACTAAACATGAAATAGTATTGCTCCAACATAAGTACTTTTTCGTATGGTTGTTTAACCCTGAAACCATAATCAGCGGTAATTGTTTCACCACCATCTGCTGACACATTAGCAGTCAAGTCGGTGAATAGAGAAGTAGAAGCTATATTTCTTTCAAAATAAACTGGGTCATCTCCACCAACGGTTATAATTGGGGCTTCACCCACACCAACGCTATTTACAACAACATTTCTGGTATTTGAACCAATGTTATTTGATGAATCAATGGCAGTGTAATAGACTGTGTAAGCTCCCAAAACATTTGTATTGACATTGGCTGAATCAATAACAACAGCGGCGGCACTATCGACAGTCGCACCCAAATCGGTGTAAGTGCTGTCTTGGTTAATTGTTAAATTAGCATCACCACTCAATGTAATAAATGGAGCAATTGTGTCTCTTGTTATAACAGTTCTTGTATTAGAACCCTCATTGTTAGAAATATCTGTAGCTGTGTAATACACGGTGTATGTCCCTAGGGTATTGGAATCAACATTAGCAGAATCAACAACAACGGTTTCACCAGTGTCAGCTGTGGCGCCTAAATCGGTGTATGTGTCAATATTATGTTCCAAGAAAACTGTGTTATTTCCAGTCAATGTAATAAATGGAGCATTTGTGTCTCTTGTTATAACAGTTCTTGTGTTAGAACCAATATTATTGGAAGCATCAGTAGCTGTGTAATAGACTGTGTAGGTTCCTAGAGTGTTGGCATAAACATTCGCTGAATCAACAACAACTGTTTCACCTGTGTCAGCAGTCGCACCTAAATCGGTGTATGTGTCAATATTGTGTTCCAAGAAAACTGTGTTATTTCCAGTTAATGTAACAACTGGTGGTGTAGTATCTTGGACAATGATAGTTCTTGTGTTAGAACCCTCGTTGTTAGAAACATCTGTAGCTGTGTAATACACGGTGTATGACCCTAGGGTGTTAATATCAACATTGGCTGAATCAACAACAACGGTCTCAAGTGTGTCTGAGAGAGCACCTGGATCCACATAGGATTCATAAAGTTCTGAATAATATGGATTATTACCAGTCAATGTAATAACTGGAGCTATGACATCATCACAACTACCTCGGAATAGTTGAATCATACCATTATCTGTTCCACTTGAATCATTTCTTGTACCCGCGGCAAATGATTTACCATCTCTCGCCATAACTAAAGAAGTACCAAACTTAGTTGTGTTTGCGGGTGGTGTATGAGAACTAAATAATGAATATGTATTACTGGAATCATCAAACTTATAAATATATATTTTACCCTCATTTGAGTTATTAAATGGGGAAGAAATAGCCAAGAAATCACCATCTCCAGAAATTGAAACCTCACCAGCTGCATCGTTTCCACCAAAGTAATCTCCACTAGCTTCACCCTCAATTGTTTGAATTACACTATTAGCCCAAGAGTTTTCTACATTACTACCAAATTCAAGAATGTGTACCGCACCAGCATTACTTGTTCCATAAACAGAAACAGCAACTCTTCTCATATCCGCTGTGAAATCAAAATTTCTACCAAAACCATTTCCATCTTGGGTTGGTATTCTAAATTCGGTGTATGCACGATTATCATCAGGCATCCAAACACTTAAACCGTTTTCTTCTCCCACTGGTGGATTTAATGTCATATTACCACTATACGCAAAAGATGGATACCACATATCACTGGCAATATCACCATATGATTTAAACAACCATGGTTCATTACCACCTGTAAATATATGTTCAACCAATTGACTTTCTTCCCAAGCACCTAAACTTCTATATTCATCCTCCGCCACGTTGTATTCATATTCCATTGGTTTTGTATAAATATTTTGGTCAATAACATACACATAATCAGCATTATCTGTCATAAAACCATGGTGTGAAGTAAGAGTTCTACCACCATGATAATAATCTATTGTTGTTCCTTTTTTACCCCAAGAACCACCCCCTGCGGTAGAATAAGTATATACACGAGCAATAGTATATTGGTTAGAACCTCTACTTGAAAGAACAAGAAGTCTTCTACCATCGGCACTTAACTGTATAACTTGTCCAAAATCAGCTTCGTCACTAAAACCATCATTGCCCCCAGTATTTTTCTTAATTCTATCACCTAACAAAGTCCATGTGTCTTCTTCAACACTGTATTCATAAACTCTTACATAGTCTTGACGAGTAGAAGCAACAGCCATAATGGTTCCACTATTTGACAATGCAACCCTTCTTTGTTGTCCTATTCTATCATTATAATCACCAACATGTGTCACAACATTTTCCAAGTTGAGAATCTCGGGACATCCATCAACAACAACAACTGTTCTTGAAACTGTTGTCTTATTACCAGATTGGTCTGTGGCGTTGTAATACACAGTGTATGTACCAATTGTGTTTGAATCAAGTTGAGATGTATCCAATGTCACATTCTCACCGCCATCTGCAGTAGCACCTGGTTCAACATATGGCTTACCACTACCGATTTCATATGGATTAACACCGAGTAGTGTAATAACTGGACCAACGGTGTCTCGCACAACAACTTTTCTTTTAGCATTTGATGTATTTCCACTTGAATCTGTAGCACTGTATGTGACATAATATGTCCCTTCAGTATTAGAATTAACATTTGAAGTATCAACAGTAACAGTTTCACCAGTATCTGCAGTAGCACCAGCATCTACATATGGATCACCACGTTCATGTTTTGTCATACCACCATCAGTTAATCTAATAACTGGGGCAGTAGTATCTTGATAAATAACAGTTCTTGAAACGCTATTTGAACCACCCAATTTGTTTGTAGCAGTGTAATACACTGTATAGGTTCCTGGTGAATACTGATCTACATTACTAGAATCTATACTCACAGTCGAATTTTGATTTGATGTTGCGCCCTCTTCAACATATTTTTCATGAATAACTTCCAATGTAATTGAACTCTCACCATTCAATGTAATAAGTGGAATACTGTTCGCATCCATTGGTGTAAAATCCCTAGATGTCAATGTTTCACTCTCAATATTTGCATTTGTTGCAATAAGATCATCTGTACCATCGTTATATCTATGGTTCTGAATCCCCCCTGGAAGAACATTTGAAATCTCTTCCTCGGTTAAATCTTCTAATCTATCATATCTATATATAGCCTTATGTGCAAGCTCTGTCAACATTGCACTATAAGAGTAACTCGTCCTCCCCATTTTATAATAATATAACAAAAAAAGAAGTTCAAAAATAGTTTGCTATACCAGAACCTTTTTTATAATTACAGGTCTCTCTGTTTTTATAATTTTTAATGCAACATTTAATATCGTCTTAGTAAATGAATTTTTAACAAGTATAACACTGTGGTCTATATAATTCTTTGAATACCAACGATGCTTGTTCAAAACTTTTTTCATACCCAACATTCGTCCCAATGAAATATTATTACATTGGGTAGTATCAAAAACCAGAACATGTGGTGGACGATGTTTCCGTAATCTTGAAAAATAACGATCCATATCTTCTGGTTGTGTGTCATCAGTTATACCAATTCTAACAACATTCATTATACATATATATAACAAAAAAAGAAGTTCAAGAATAGTTTGCTAAGGATATTTGTCTATGACCTATTTTAAATCTACCAGAATACATGTAATTTGTTTTAAATGTTTCTGAATTCATATAACTAACAACTTTGTTTAAATCTATATCAACCTTGGGAATCATACATATCAATTTACCACCAAAATATTGAACTGTATCAACAAAACAAATTTTTTTGTCTCTCGTGAGATTCTTAACATATATACATTTATTACCAATTTGGGATTCAATACTTTTCATATTACGAGGAGCACCCCATTCATACCAATTATTTTCACCAAATTTTTTTATACGACGAGATAAAAGTTTATCTTTGTTGTTACTCAAATGTTCATCAATTTTATTGTCACCACTTGGAAAGGTTTTTGTAAATATAAATTTATCTGTCCTTTGTTCATCAACTAATATATCAATGTTTCCAAATGGAACTTTATAAACTTCATCCTTACCAGATACAAGTCCAACATATATATCAAAGTAATCACCAAAAGTATTAGAATTATGTTCAGTGTCTGAAAAAATAATTAAACCCCTGTTGTTCAAACAATATTTTTCTATTCCATTTACATTTACTTTTTTAGTACATAATCCATACTCATACCTAAATACAACAACGTCTATACTTGCCTCATTAAATAATTTTTCATCATGGGGATATATAAAATCTGTAAATGAACCAACCTCACACATTCTTGATATAATACTAGATGCACTTGTAAGTTTTATAAAATCGGATGGAACTATAAATATTAATTCACCACCAGGTTGTAATAAATTAAAACATTTTTCAATAAATTGTAAATATAAATTTATAGTCGATGTCCTCACATATGGTGGGTTACCAATAATTGTAAAATACTTTTCATCAAATGTCTGTTCCAAAAAGTTACAATATTTTACTTTTTGTTTGTCATTAAATGAAACACATGGAACTATAGATGAATCAATCTCATAACAATCCATCTCATAATCTTGGTTCATTGTCTTAAAAGGTCGCAATAAATGACCCGAACCAAAAGAAGGTTCAAGTAATTTTTTATCTTTATGAACAACTAAATCATACACATGTTTTTGAAGAACTTCGTTGACAGTAAAATACTGACCTAGTTCCTTTGTCATATGATTTATATGTTTTTATTCTTTAATAACAATTTGCTTAAAACGGTTATACGGTTCAGCGCGTTTTTTAAAAAAATCACCAACCAAATTTATTAACATTTCATGATAATTTAAATCTGAACGATATACCTTTTTAGTAGGAAACTTTATCTGAATACCATTGGTTGGGTTTATACATATATCTTCATTGGCAATTTGATCAAATGTTCCAATCCATACATCTCTAGTATTTTTTGAATAAATTATAAACATATATTTATTAAGTTTTTTTTCATTGTAATTAGAAATAACATCACAAATTGAAATGTTACTACGACATGGTTTATTATATGTATATCCAATAAAACTTGATAATCCAAATGCGTTGTTATATTGATTTTTTCTTTTATAAACAGATTTTATGTTTATAGGAATATCATCAACACCAAAAACCGACATATCAATATAAATATCACCAATAGAACGTGTATCCGAACTTTTTTTAATAAAATTACCTAACTTTTCTATAATAACATCAGCAATTATATGTTCATCACGCCTTGAATTATCTCTGCCATCGATAAATTTAGATGAAAGTAAAATATCACTTTCACTTAATATTTTTTCAATAAATGAATATATGAATTTTGTATAGCTTTCAATTAACATTAAGATATAGTGCAATTATTTCTTTATCAGACTTTCTTAAACTACACACGAACTTGTTGGTGAATTTGTCTCAAGTCCCTCTTCATACAACTCCATGAACAGAAACGACCTTCAGTGACGTATTTGTTCCACTGGGAGCATTTTTTATATATTTAATAAATTGCCTCTTCTCATTATTTGTCGAAAAAAACTTTGGGGGAATATTCTTTAATATTTTTTCTTTTTTATTAAACATTGGTTCCACTTTTAAATATTTTTTTATAAATTTAGTAGTATTTTGTTTGTTAAAAAAATAAGTAATTTTATCCATTAAAGCATCCACTTCCTTCTCAAAATCTTCTGTAATCATATGTTCCAACATTTCGCCATAGAAACCATGTTCACCCCCTTGAACTTTCATCTCACTTAAAATAACTCTAGAAGTAATATATATTTTACGTTCGGTTAGATATTTTCCAAATAGTAATTTATAAAATGTTTGAATTATATAAATTTGTATTTTTGCCATACCATCTTTTGTAAAAATATTTTTTTTGATGTAATCATAGAATTTATTTTTATCAATTTTAAACTTTATATGTTTAGGCATCTCTTTTGCAATATCTGACATCAATGGATTTTCCATATATTCAGCTGCTAGAAGTGTTTTTTCTAACACTGGAATCATTTGTATAAATTTATTTTTTACATAGTTTGAGTTATTATTTGATTTTAATTCTTTTACTAATTTTTCTAAAACAAGTGTTCTAACTTTTTTGAAAAAATTAGCCCACTGTCTATCCCCGTTTAAAGTTTTAATATGTTGACTTTCACCATGTCTAGGTTTGAATAATGAAGCGTTAGTTTTTGCATAGTTCATGGTTCCAAGTGCTTCCTCAATTACAATTCTATTTGTTCTTGTTTTTATGGGAATGTTTTGTTTTGGAATTGTAAATTTATTTATTTTGTTTATTAAATTATTTAATTTTTTTCCATTTTCTAATTCATTTAAATATTCCATTTTCTGTTTAGCAGATAAATGTTTTCTTGTTTTCATGTGTTGAATAATTTTGTATCTATGTGATTTTTTATGTTTAGATGCTTCTAATTCTTTGTTTGTATATAAAAAATCCCACCATCTGTTTGGATTAACTGGTTTTCGTGTCATTGGAGAACGTGGTGGGGGGTCGTCTCGTCTCCTTGGAGACTGACTAATAAAATGTTTTAATAAACCTCTTCTGTCATACGCAGTTCTTGGAAAACCATTATTTGGTAAATCAGTTGGTAAATATGCCGCGTATTGCTTTGGAACTTTTTTAAGTTTTGTAGGTATAAAATCTTTATTAAAAGTTGTTGATATTTTAGATTTATTTACAGTCTTCGGTGGAGACATATATATTAATCACTTTTTTTATTTTTATCTTCTTCGGAATTATCATCTTCTTCCTTTTCAACATATTCCACTCTCAAGGATGCTTCCAATGCTTCCCTCTTATACATAACAGCATCTCTTTCCTTATCAATGTCCCACGCCTGTTCCTCTGGGTGATGTCTTCTCCAATTTTTATTCTCATTTACTCGCCTTTTATCATCGGGGTCTATATCCCATATATCATCACTTTCAGAGCTATGATATATGGGGCGACGACGCCTTCTTCTTCTACCGAAAACAGGGAAAGAAAATATTTGTGTTCTAATCATTCTATATAATATTACAAACTAGTTTTTAAACCAGAATACCACCTAACCTATGATGACAATCTCAGATGACTTTTTAGTCTTGTTCATTCCATATTTCCAATTTACATCACGAATATCGTAATCCTTATACAAATTTCTGATGTATTCACAGTCGTTATATGTCATTATCCAATTCTTTCTCAGTCTCATAGCGTTGAATAGTTTTTCATGTTCAAAATTTTCATGCATATCACCATTATTTCCGTAGAGTTTTGAACTTTGTTCAAGGTAATAAGGTGGATCTAAGAATATGAGACCTCTTTTACCTTTAAGGAACTCAGTAAAATCTAAATTATGAAATTCAACGTTAGATAAATCTAGATCTTCGGTGCGTTTAATAGATGATTCAGTAAAACGTTTTTTGGAAGATTCTGTTGAAAATCCTCCCGAAAGTGTAGCACCACTAAATGAACACCTGTTAATCACAAAGTATTTATATCCTTGTATAAATTCATCTGTATCTTCCATTATTGTGTCTCTCATCTTACTAAATGTAGATTTTGATACAACGTTGAGAAGTTTTCGGAGCTCACCACATAATTCTACCTTACGTGTCTGAACGGTTTTCCAAAATGATACAAGAGGTTTAAACTTATCATTGACTATAAGTTTTGAATTGTATTTAGAACGTAGAAAAAACTCAAAAGAACCCCCACCAAAAAAAGGAGATATTACAACCGATGTATCAAAACCTTTTTCATTAATAATTTCGTCTAAAATTTTGCATGCCCTCGTTTTACCACCTGGATACCGAAGTGGAGACACCATGATTATTTATATCGTGTATTTTTTTAAGCAAACAATAATATTACAAACTAGTTTTTAAACACGGATTTGACGATGAAGTTGTTGCATAACAGTGCATGCTTCCAAGTAGAGACCTTCTTCGTAGCCACCCATCTTGGATTCTTTCATCTTTTCAAGGAGTTCCATCATCTTGTGAAGCGGGGAAACTTCGTTGTTTTGAACCACTGGGTCCGCATTCATTTGGCGCTCTTGGATGCGAACTTGTTCCATCTCAATGTCTAAGTCTCGTGCACCATGGTTCATAGCCCATTCTTTGATTTGTCTTCTAGCCCAAACTCTTCTACTGGGTAGGATATTACATTCATGTAAAAAGTCCGCATGCCATTGAGGGTTTTGTTCGTGAATCATGTTGAGCTCTTCAAGTTTATTGGCTCTGATGCAGTAGCTCTTCCATCCACTAGTAGAGTGTTCACGACCACCCTTTTCCCAAAACGCTCTGAACATAGCCGCAATAGTATCCCCATATCGTGTTTCATAACGAAGAATGTGGTAAGCCGCAAGATCCCAATCATAAATTTCAGCCTTGGACCCTGTAGGATTAAATACATAATTGAAAATTTCACTAAATATATAAGTATCTGGATATTTCTTGTTTCCCATCAACACTTCCAACAATCTATCACCGTTTTCTTTCCATTCTGTGGGCCAGTTGTTGTCTGTTCCATTGTTAATCTTGCTCTCAACCCACTTAATCATTCTGACGCTCCTGCTAAAAACAGCACATTCCATGGATTGAATCAAATCCCTTTTCCTCGCGGTATGAGTTGTTCTGACCTTCAACTTGGGAAAAATAATGTCACAAGCAGGTTCGTTTCCAGCCTCAAGAGCAAGTTTAAAAAGTGAAATGTTCTTGGGGTTGCTAGATTGTTCCACAGCCTTGGAGATAAATGGGCACCAACGAAAATTGCGGTATTCAAGTGCATAAGAAGCAATTTCGTAGTCAGAATAATTCCGCTTCCATATGTTGTTGGGAATACGAGGATGCTCTGGTTGCACTCTTTTCTTTTCCATTATGTGTGCGAACATTTCAAATTGATTGTTCTTGATACACTCAATTACAGTTCGTGTATTCCACCCAAAACCAGTTTCAGTATGGAACTTGAAGCAAGGGAATACATTGTTTTTTAATTGCGACTTTGCAATCTTGGGAGCAGGTGCATTCCATCATGGGTGAGTTGATTTTTTTGAATTACGGATTACAATATTAGTTCTAACTTAGGTATTAATTGTTCAATAATTTGTAATTACGATGTGTGTAGTATTTATTTCATCACCAACTCTATTTGAATGTATTTTAAAAGAGTATTTTTTGAAATATTCTTTCTTGATATATCCATCATATAATTCTTCAATAAAAGGTGTTTTACCTATAACCATCATACATCTGGCTTTAGATTTTTTAAAACATTCCGCTAATTTTCTATGTTCTTCTTTTCCAAAAGAACAATACCCATAATCAGTAAATTCACTATCATAAGGAGGATCTAAAAATATAAAATCCTTGGGATTATTACACTTTTCAAAAACATGTTCAAAACTTTTATTCAATATTTCAGTGTTAGAAAGAACTGTTTTATATTCTTCATTTTTTAGTACTTCAAAATTATATGTTTTATATCTACCAAATGGAACATTAAATTTACCCTTCTTGTTATATCTCAACATACCTCTAAAACATGTCTTTCGTAAATAGAAAAATCTTTTTGCATTGTCAAGAATACTCTCAACTTTAAAATCATCCCTAACCTTGTAATATGTTTCTTCATCATTTGGGTGTTCGTTTAGAAAATTATATATATCTGAACCTTTTCCTTCTTTCATTGAAATGTAAAAATCAATAAGTTCTTTATGAAGATCTGACACAACAGATTTATCAGGTTTTAAATGAAAAAATACGGCACCACCCCCAAAGAATGGCTCACCATATGTTTCAATATCTTGGGGAAACATGTCTACAAATTGTTTAATTTCGTCTTTTTTTCCACCAGACCATTTAACAATTGGTTTCATGTTATTTATATTTCGATATAATTCTTTATGTAATTATTTTTTGTAATTCAATAACATAATTAATCCCAAATCATCAAAATTAAATTTATATTTTCTTCTATCATTAACTTTTGGTTTATCAGTGACAATCAATCTATTATTAGATTCCCTAAATTTTTCTGGTTGAGGATAATCATTAGATTTTGTCAGAAGAATATATACTTGTGGCGGGTGTTCAAAAGACCAATTATCTTGATTCCATCTTTCTCTTATTGTAGTCTTACAACTTAACACAATAAAATTAGAAATATTTTCACCAATTTCTATATTTTCTCCAACAACAATGTCTATGGTATGATAATGATTTTTTACAATTGTACCATAACCAATTATATTTCCATTTTTGTCTATAGCAACTTGTCTTTTAAATGGAACGTCATTTTCAAGTAAAATTTGTTCAATCTTTTTTTCAAATTGTGATCCATTTATAGCTTTCTTAGATTGAAAAATACTCACGGAAGCATTATATATTTTTTCAAGAATATCATCACTTATATCTTGTATTTGAGAACCAATTTTATTTCTTAATTGTTTCATTCTTATGTATACATATAATTGTTGTCCTTAAATAATTGATTTAAGAGTAAGTCTTTATTACAATAATATTTATATATTTATTCTTCTTTCTTATCGTCTTCAAAATTAACCTTCTTTAGGCTGAGTGGGGGGTATCGTGTCTTATTCAATTCCTTGAAATATTGAGCCTTGTCCTCAATGCTGTCAAAATAAACGGTGTATCCCGTCGTGTGATAAGGCTCGGGAATTCTTACTTCTTCGGAATCGGATTCTGGGTCAGTTTCAGATTCATAATTAGAACCGTCTTCAGAATCAGAAATGTCATCTTCAGAATCACACTCCGAATCCGTTTCAGGTTCATCTTCGACGGGGGCATAGTCATTGTCCCTAAGGTCGTCTTCAAAGTCTGAAACATCTTCAATATCAAAATAGGGGGCACTCTTTGTGTTGATGTTAATGATTGGGCAACTGTTGTCATAGCATTTGACATTGAGCTCACGAAGCTTCATGGTTCTTTGTTTTTCTTACAATTGAAATCTTTAAGAGATTATTATTGAACAAGGATAATAAAGAATTTGGTATATATATTTTAAATGCAAGACACTGGTAAGTTTAGAACAAACACCAAGGATCAATTTTATACAAAAAATACAATTGCGTGTGAATGTATAAAATATATTGTCGACAAAATAAAAAATTTTAATGAATACACATGGTTAGAACCATCGGCAGGAACTGGATCATTTTATGAAAATATACCAAGTGGGTGTTCTAAAATTGGAATAGATATTGATCCAAAAAATAAAAATATTATTGAATGTGATTATTTAAATTGGGAACCAAAAAATGAAAAATATATTGTCATAGGTAATCCACCTTTTGGAAGACAGTCATCATTGGCTAAAAAATTTATCAAAAAAAGTTGTCAATATGCTGACATTATTGCATTCATATTACCATTATCATTTGTCAAACCAAGTATGTATTCAAGTTTTGATAAAATGTTTCATAATATTTTTACAAAACAACTTGAAGAAAAATCTTTTATTTTGAATGATGAAGAATATGATGTTCCATGTGTCTTTCAAATATGGATGAAAAAAGATATACCCCGTGAAAAAGAAAAAAAAGTTTCACCCCAAGGTTTCAAATATGTATCAAAAAATGAAGACTATGATTTTGCTATTAGAAGAGTTGGTGTAAATGCAGGTAGATGTTCTTTACCCAAAGAAGAATTAAATGTTCAAACACATTATTTTATAAAATTAATAAATAATGTTTCTCAAGAAAATATTTATTCAAAAATGAATAATCATGAATATAAAAAAAATACAACTGGTCCCAAAAGTATTTCAAAACAAGAAGTCACCAGAGTTCTAAATAAAACACTTAAACTTTAGACACATTTAATGTCATCCCCATGACAATCACAAATGTATCGGCAGGTTTATTTTCACTTGTGTTGTATCATTATAAATTTACAAATGAAAGAAATTTAGAGATTGTCTAATTAATTGTTTTACAAAATAAGTCGTGCGCCTCTTGATTAATATCTAATAGTATGTAATACCTATTTAAATTGATACACGCTCTCCCCAAAGTCCCAGAACCAGCAAATGGGTCTAAACAAGTGTCTCCGCGTTCGCTGTAGAGTTTAAGTATTCTTTCTAATAACTTGACTGGTTTTTGTGTAGCATATTTTGTTTTTTCACCATTTTGAATGGAAGAAATATCATCCCAAGTATCTCTAACTGGTATTCCTTGCATCTCTTCAACAAATCTTTTTATTCTTGGTATTCCATTTTTATTGTATTCAAGTCTATTATCATTGTGGAGAGATTCCATTTTTTCTTTTGATACATACCATTGCTTTGTGTGTCCATTCCACTCGTATGTAAGATTTGGTCTTGGATTTACCTCTGGTTGTGAATTGTGTGCCGCAGATGTTGTGTAATTTTTATTATGAATACTACACAATTTTGTTCCCTTTTTATATTCTTCCGTATATGGTTTATAAAGTGGAAAAAATTTACTTTTGGGTGAGCGACCGTAAACAATTATTGTGTCATGATTTCTTCCAAGTTGGTACATATTTTTTGCATTTCCACCACTATGCCAAACAATTTCATTTTTGAAGTTTTTCTCACCAAATAATTTATCACATATATTTCTAATGTGATGAGATATTTTGGGTTCCACGTGAATTATAATGTTTCCATTTTTCTTCAAAACTCTATGACATTCAACTAATCTTTCTTCCATGAATGAATTGAAATCTGCAAACTTATCTTTAAAATAATAAAAGTTTCTACCAGTGTTGTAGGGTGGATCTAAATATATCATATCAATTGTTTCACTTTTTATTGTTTTTAAAAGTTCAACATTATCACCCACAGTAAAACTATTTGGTTCCATTTAGTAAAATTGGTCTTATCCTTTTAAATTAATGAAAGAAACATAGAGACTAGTGTGTAATAAAATGTATAAATGTCTACCCTCGACGTGTGCCTTCTCAACAACGATGCTAAAATCCCAACGCGAGGCTCTCCATTTTCTGTTGGCTATGACCTGTGTTCAAGTGAAGAAAAGGTTGTCCCAAAGAGACAAAGATGTATGGTTTCAACAGGAATAGCAATTGGTATTCCAAATGGAACATACGGGCGTGTCGCTCCAAGGTCAGGTCTCGCAGCTAAACACGGAATTGATGTGGGAGCTGGTGTTATTGACCCTGATTACACTGGGGAAGTCAAGGTTATTTTGTTTAATAATTCAGATAATGATTTTGAAATTAAAAAGGGGGATAGAATCGCTCAACTTATCCTTGAAAAGGTTTTAACACCAGAAATCAAGGAATTAGGGGAACTTGCTAAAACACTACGAGGGGAAGGTGGTTTTGGTTCAACTGGGACCAATTAATCAACATAAAAGAAATTATCCGCTGTTGGCATAAATAATACACCTTTTCTCATTGTCATAAATAACTTTGCTTGTGTCATTGTTGGATAAGACATCAAAAGCCAACGAACCCAAAAATCTCGTGTATTCATATCACCCCAATCCTCATCCACACTTGAATCTACATACAACATTGAACGATGAATTTCGTGTGGATCTTCCTCCATACGCAAGTCATACGGAATTTTAGCACCTCTGTCAGCTAATTGTTTTCTCATTATACCAGGGTTTTTATGACTTGTATAATATTCTACTTTAGATGACCCAAAATCAATAGACCTCTTGTTTGGTAAAACTACTCTATAACTGTAATCAACAGCTGGGCTTTTATTTAATATGACATGCATGTTTTGGATTTAGTTAATATAAACATTAAAATCTTTAACAATATAACGCCAATGAGTGTAATGGACGGTGTGGGTCTAACAAGCGCCGTCCTCATATCTATTATGTTTGTTCCACAAGTGGTACATACATATAAAACAAGAGATATAAAAGGGATAAATTATGGATTTTTATTTTTAAATGCATCAGCTAGTATATTGGGTTTGATATATTCTATATATTATAATATAATACCAATGATAATTGCAAATACATCTGCAGGTTTATTTTCGTTTTCATTGTTTGTTATTAAAACAGTTCATAGAGATGCATTAGAATTACCAACTTAAAAATATATTTGTAATATATAATAGTATGAATACTGATTTTAAAGTAGCGCTCCAAGAATACAGAAGACAACTCAATTCTGATAAAGTAAACCCCGCTGAAAAAAGATATAAACTAGAAATGTTTAGAAAAGAATATTACGCTAAGAAAAATGGGACTTACGTAGAACCAGTTCCAGAACCAGTTCCCGAACCAGAGCCAGTCGCAGAGCCCGAACCAATCCCTGAACCAGTCCCAGAACCAGAACCAGTCGCGGAGCCCGAACCAGTTCCAGTTCCAGAACCAGTTCCAGAACCTGTTGAAGATGAAGATGAAATTCCATATTAAATAAATTCTCTATATAAATATATGAGCTACGTCAAACCAACAAGAGCTAATATTGAAAAATTTAGAGAATACAAAAGTGCCGAATTAAATTTCAAAAAAACTATTATGGGGAAATCAATACTAGAACAAAGACGATTAATTGAGCAATTTTCGGAAAGGTGGTGGAATTCTAAGTAAAACGAAACCTCATTTTATTATATAAATTTTATTTGTATTATAAAATGAACTAATCTTCATCTAATACCATTTCTTCTTCTTGAACATCTTCTTCGTCATTTTCTGCATCTTCATCTATTAATTCTTCACCCTCTTCTTCCTGTTCATCTTCTTCGTCCTCTTCTTCTTCAATAATTTCTTCTTCCTCGGGTTCCTTTTCAATAACTTTCTTTTTCTTGGCGGGTTTCTTTTGTTCTTTATCAAATACCTTTTCAATTAATTTATCAACAGTTGTAGCATATTTCTTTTTTCTTTCGATTTTTTTCATAAAATTTTCAATATATTCATCTGAAGCCCCAGCACTTTTATATGCTTTCACTTGTAAATCAACTGGTGGTTGAACTCCCTTAGAAATGTAATCATTATACATATCATATAGGGATGCATCAATTTTTATATTAACTTTATCACCCTCATAAGACCATATAAATTTAAGTTCATCAAGTTTTTCAATATTTAATGTTTCCTTGGATTCAGAAACATAATTTCTTTTGTATTCAGGAATTCTTTTGTCAATCTCATCAACTCTTTTTTCGTCCAAACCCCATTCCCTATAATTTTTTCTCAAATCATCGATGTAATATTTCTTTTTATAAACAGGTGCATATGGTCTCTCATACAAATTGGTAGGAGGAAGGTTAATAATATCTTCAAGACGAAAGGGTCGGCTCATTTTGTGTTGAAGGTAGGGGAAATCTTTAAACGACTTAGGTTCTGAAATTACAAAAATGTTCTAATTCACAGTTAATTATATTTTGGACTTGTCCATTCAAGAGGGACTCATAGGGTCCCCAAAGTTCAATTACTTTTCGTCCCTCGTCATACCAAAGATAATTCATTCCAAGGTATTTCGTGAGCCAATAGAATCTTTTACCCTTTGAACCAATGAAGTCATAGATGGTGTCCTCGTCATACTTAGAAACATCCATTTCATTGTAATGCGCGATGGGAGGGTTATAAGGAGCCATATTATATTAGAGCACATATTGTTTAAGTTTGTCACACATGATGTCTAAGTTAAAGTTCTTAACAACATATTCTTCTCCGAGTGGTTGTTGTAATTTATCTTTGTAACATTCATCAAGTGCCAAAGCGAAATCCCTGGAAGCACAAATTGTTAAATCACCCAAATGTGCTTCAGTTGGGAACATTGTCATATACACAGATGGTTTAACCATGACTGCATATCCACCCATTGTTTCTTTGTAAATTGGAATTTTAGGAACAATTTGAGGTTTGTTTAGGTACAAGTGCTCCAAATTTGTTAAACCAAATCCTTCCCCACAAGTTGTTGTTATACCAATATCACCCGCATTGTAAATAAGATTTACTACTTCATTTGGCATTGTTGTGGGATTATTTGTAATGAATATGTGTTTATCTAAAACTGCGACTGGATCAACTTTCTTTTGAAGACATACTTTTCTACATGTTAGAAAAACATCACATCCACTATCTGAATCTTTAGAACACCCCAAATATAATTTTATTTTTTCATTCATGTCATTCATTTTCAAGAATTCAACAAATGCCTCAATTGTTTTTGGAATCATTTTTCGATAAGTATTTCTATTCATGTTGACAACAAGATAATCATCTTCATTGAAACCCAAAGCTTTCTTAGCTTCCTTTGTATCAATATGACTAAACTCTTCTACATATAATCCATGTGGAACACCAACAACTTGTTCCTTAGGAAATTCCAAATCATCAATTAAATGTTTAGCCCAACAGTGTGCAAATGTAAATATTTTATCAATCTTGAAAGTTTTTAATGTGTCATACATGTCAATATTTTGCCATGGATAAACAATGTCTAGGTACACATAAACTTTGGATGGCATTATTTCTTGTGGAATTTTAGATAATATAGCATTCGTCACTGGAAGGTCATTGTAAATAAATAATACATCTGGTTTTTCTTCTTCCAAAGCTGGAAGTATTCCATTGTCCCCAAATCCTTTCATAGCATCTGGATCAATTTGGACTGCGTCATAAAATTTAATCCTTGGGTCAATAAATCTATCTTTTATTTGTTGTCCAGGATAATTCTGAAAACCATAGAAAACAACTTCAACACCAGGTTGGTCCGCAAAAAAGTTTGTCATTTTACAAGCCATTCTTGCATATCCTGTTCCTTGTGAGGAATGTGTGCTCATAAAAAAGATTTTCATCTTCTACCCTTTATTCATAAAATTTATTATTTTAGTTGTCGCACCACTTTGAATAATATATCTTGTATCATAAATTCCTGAAACATTATAACGATCTTGTAATTTTTTTAAATTTTCATATTCTTTTAAACATATATCTTGATTTGTAAAATGTTCATGAGTTAGGGAACCCTCATTCCATCTATTTTTCATTATTGTTTTTCCATTGAATTCCATATTTCTTCTACACATGGGACAATCAAAGTGTGCTGTATTTTGGCACCAATTTTTAGTACATTGGTAGCAAAATGAGTGACCACATTCTGTGTGTATGAGTTCTTTAATTTCATAACACACGGGACACTCCATTAAGGAGTTATTTGTTTATTTCTTTAACGCATCAAACACGCGGCGCACATTTTTTCTTTTTTGGGGTTATACATTGTGGACCACAAAAAGTATAACAATATACCAACGGTAATAACGAGAATGGGGGACATTTACAATTACACAAGATAATTATTCTGTATCACTTTGCTCTGAATCAGTTAATGAAACACTATCTTCATCAGCGGTTGTATATTCACTGCAAGTATAATCATCATCTGTTTCACTATCAGATTCATCCAATTTTGTGAATTTGTTTTCTTTTATTTTAAACATTCCTGTAGAAGAAATATCATCAGTATCATAGAAACCCTGTATTGCTTCTCTTGGAATTACATCTATATCATCTCGGAACGCAAATGTATTTCTATCTATTGCTTGAAGAAGTTGAACTGTTATGTAAGAACCTTGTCCTTCAATGACACGGGCAATTCCAATTGTCCCGTCATCATTGAGAACATCGATGAGTTCATTATATTTCATTTCTCTCGTGTAAAGGAGCTTAAAATCTTTATATCAATAATATATAAATGACGTTAAAAGACGCTTATTTTTGCGGACTTTCAGTTCTTCAAAATAGAGTAGTTCAACCTGGTGATGCAGTCATGTTTGATATTGATGATACTCTTATTATGATGAATGGTAGTGTGGTTCATTTAATGGTTGATTTATTAGACGAGGCAATGAAATTGGGATATTTTTGTGTCATAATGACAGCTCGTCCAGGAACCGAAGAAAATGCTGCTTGGACTGTTGAACAACTCAAGGACTTGAATATTAAGTATTCTCAACTTATTTTTGCTCCAATGGAACACAAGGGGGATGCTAAAGTAAGTACTGGATATAATTACATTCTATCTGTTGGTGATATGCCTACTGATCTAACACATTCTCAATATTGGATTAACACTTCCAGCGAAGATCACAATTGTGGCATGTAACAAAAGTGGTCATGGGTTCATCTGCACTCCTAGTTTGTAATTGATAATATGAGGTTTCTCTTTTTTTGCATTTTCTACACGCAAAAAATCCCTCAACTTTTTCTTCTTGTTTGAAATAATCTTTTTTCATTGACCGAGCCAATCTTTCTTGTAAAACGACATCATTGGGTCCCTCGGGCCAAAGTTGGTGAGGTGCCAATGATGCTAGGGTAGAACATTTTAATGAACCATTTAATATTTTTTCTTTCAAAGTTGGTGATTTTTCCAAATTGTGTTTAATGCTCACGTATTTTTGTTTATACATATCCCTAACTCTTGAATTTTCCCAACTTACCCCTTGGGAATATTTAAACGCTTCATCAATAGTCCAATTGTAAATAGATTTTTCAATATTCACACATCTGTTATCATCCACTGGTAAATTCAATATCTCAGATACTTTAGTCACAACGAAGGGTCGCATCTTATGGTCGTTGGTTGAGACTAAGGAGGTCATTTTGACTTACTATACTATTTTTTATAACTTGGGTATTTTTTACACACAAATTATTCACCTGGCGCTTTGTGCATGAATGGACCAGACACACGCCTCTTGGGGTGTGTAGCATTGAACTCTTGGGTCAAGGAACCCAAATTAACATAGTTTCGGTATCCCTCTGAAGTTGATCTTAATAATACATCTAAAACAAGAATGGCTAAAATAGCTGCAATAAAAATTCGCACATTAAATTTCATTTAATATATAATCACATTATTTTTTACGAACAAGCTTTATTCTTCTTTTGGGACTTTTTGCTTTCGCTACATCCTTCCTTATTTTTTGCATTCTAGATATGGTTATTTTTTTGTATTTCATAAGTTCTTTATAAACGGAAGGAGAATATTTATTTATAAAACCATTACCATATCCACTCTTCAATGCGCTAATAGCTTTATCATGTTTATTTTTAAGATTTGAGGTGTTATATTTAACACCTGGTTTAGTAAGACTATTATAATAAGACTTCCATGAATCTTGTAAATGTTTAATACCAAGTTTAAATAATGCACTTTGATATTTCTTTATCATTGTAGATGTTTCATTATCAATATTTATACCTTTTCGTTTATTTATTAAACCACTTTTAACATTAGTCATTTGGGTACTTCTTTTAAGTTTAAGCCTTTCTACCTCTTTCTTCTTTTTAGATATAATCTTATTGATATCCTTCTTATTAGTATTTGATAAACCAGGTTTATTTATGTTGTTTTCTAATTTTTTTATTTCGTTATGTAATTTTTCTATTTCTTTAATCTTAATTATATAACCATTTTCATATGCAGCCAAAGGTTTATATTTACCTGTCTTTTTGAAATAATTAATTTCATCTTTATAGATTTTCTTAGGTGTCGCGGAAGAAGAACTAGTTCTTTTTACTCTTAAAATTTCTCTCAAAAACGCTGGTTTACTTTTGAACGTGTCTTCTAAATTTTTATTACCTGGAATAGCATTTGGTCCATTTTGTTTAACATTTAAAATATATTGGTCTTTCAAATTCTTCAAGTTAGAATTTTTATTTTTTATATTTTTTTTTGCTATAAGTTCTTCTAACTGTAGAAATTTTCTCTTCGATTTAATAGAACCCACATTAATATAAAATCGTTTAATTTTTTTCAATTTTTCATCATAATCATCTTTATTTTTAATACTTTGTAATTCGGCTATATGTTCTTCCACCATTTCACGAAGAAATTCAGATTTTGCTTCATGTGATGCATTTTTTAAATTTGTGGAATATGTGTATCCCTTATTTTTTGAAAAATCTCTTAATTGCTCGTTGGAAAATACCTTACTTAAATCGTTTATATTTTTATGATATCTAGAGTGCCTCAAATATTTTATATATTCTTTTTTAAATTTTTCGATTTCTTTATTAATATTAGTAAAATGTCCTATCTTTTTTAATTCAAGTATATCACTGTTTTTTAATTCTAACTTATTTAATTTTCTATTACTGATAATTTTTTCGACATCCTTATTCTGAGATTTTAATAAATTTCCAAGAGTAGTAATAAGTATATTTAAACGTTCTATCGAAAATAGTCGTTTCTTGTGTATTGTAGTATTATAATCTCTCTTTATTTTTGTGAGTTGTATATAAATACTTATAGCATTTTTATTTTTTTTACTATTTTTATCAGTTTCAAGTTTTTTTGTAATACCATGAATTAATGTATCTGTGAAAAGTTTAAGTCTAGGATATACGATGTTATAAAAAAATTTAAATTGTTTGATTTTATTAACATTTATATGTAATTTGTGATGAATTCTACTAATGTTTTTAAGTATTGTAGTCAAGAAATCAATGTTATATTTTGAGTCTACAAAACGTACTTGTAAAAATGATAAATATGTTAAAACAATTATATAACGTATAAAATCTACCTTGTTATTTTTTGTTTTAAGTTCTCTACTTAATCTATCTTCCATAGAAACCAAATATTTTAAATATGCTTTTATATGCGTTCTTACATACCTTACGTTGACCGTTTTTGGTGTTTTTGGTGTTTTTGGTGTGTTTGGTGTGTTTGGTGTGTTTGGTGTGTTTGTGGGTCTTCGTAAGGGTGTTTGATTTACACTTGCAGGTGCATTTGTATTCATAACTGGGGTGCTCGTCGCTGGTATCACTTCCGTCCTGTTTCCCAGATTAGCTCCGAGTTTAAGTGGTGTTTTTAGAACTAATTTTGTATCTTCGTTTTCAAAATCAAAATCTAAATATTGATTATTATTTCTAATTTTATTATTATAATAGCTTGAAGATTTCCCTTTCATAAAATCATTATCATCAATATCAGTAAATGTTTGAAACATTGAAATATTTAAATTGGAATCTTTTCTTTTATATCTTTTTCTTGTGTTAATATTTCCATTATATTTGTATGAATACGTTTCACTTCATCTGGTAAATCAGTGGTCGGGAATGATGTTCTGAGTGACATTATACTATATAAAAAGATAATTTGTATATCCTGTAATGAGTGACCTCACCAAAGAAATTCATAATCATTTTGATGGAACAACTAAAACACAATATCTTTTTCGCACTGTAAAAAAAGTTTTAGGAATTCCAGTGTCTGCATACATAACAAAAGACCTATACTTGTGTGTATGTTCAAGTGCTAAAAGAGATATAACACTCATAACAAAGAAACTTGAAGATAATGATAGATTATCTGAACAAATATACGAGACCCTAAAGAATGTTAAATATAACAAGAAATATGATACATTTTATGACACATCTAAGGACGAAATGGAAACTGCCGTCTTTAGAGATGAGTTTTTAGATTTAGAAACTTGTTCTGTTTGTCGTGAAGATACATCTTCAAGAACTCCTTGCGAACACCCACTCTGTATCCTGTGTGAAAACATGCTAAAATCTAGCACTTGTCCTATTTGCCGTGAGCCTCTGTATGTGGATGAGGTGGTATAAAAGCATAACCATTCAACACGGCGTCTGTGTATTTCATAGCAATACTAAAATGAGCATACGCCCAGTCCATGAAATTATCCAATTTTTCATTGAGTGGGTTTTGATTAACCAATTTGTCCATATCCAATTTTTTATCACCTGGATTAACATTTTTAATTTTTTCACCAACACTCTTCAACCACATAACATGTTCTTCATTTGAGGGATCAAAAGCTTTTGTAAAGTGTTTGGTTGTGGAGTCCATACTGTTTTTAAAGTATATTTAATTATCATTGTTTAGACGCGACTTAATATGATTAGCGCTTGGGTCAGATATGTCAATCCATTTGGGTCTCCATATTTCACTAATTAAGTGTTCATTTTGTCTTCCAAACTTTTCCCAAAACAAAAACCTGTAAAGAGCTTCTTCTTTTGTTGTTGGTTTGTTGTGTTCGGCTGTTTTTTGCATCATTCTAAAATGCATATCACTGATTGTTTCATCACAAAACTTTTTGAGTTCCTCAACCCAACTTTTACCAACTGCGTCACTCATACCATCCTTTTGTCTCCACAAAATATCATCTGGTAAATATTCTTGGAATACCTCCCTAAGAACTCTTTTTTCAATAACTGGGTCTCCCTCTTTTGGTAATTTTAATCTTTGTTCAATTGTCATAGCACATTCCACAAAATGTTTGTCTAGGAACGGAACAACTAAATCCAAACCATGTGCCCCCGCGCACCTGTCTGCTCTCAAACCATCAAATTGGTGAATAAGTTTGAGACGTCTAATGTTTTCCATAGAGAATTCAACTTCTGAGGGAGCATAATGAAAATACAAATACCCACCCAATACTTCATCACTTCCTTCCCCTGAAAATATGTATCTACAAGGAGTGTTTTCTTTGATGTATTTACACAAAAGATACATTGGAATACTAGCTCTCACTGTAGTAGTGTCATATGATTCAAGTGAATGAATAACATCTTCTAAAGCGGCAATACCCTCTTCGGCAGTAAATATAATTTCAGTGTGATCTGAATCCAAATAATCAGCAACTTTTTTGGCTGCCACCAAATCTGGACTATCTTTGACACCGATTGAAAAAGTTTTAATCTTTCCTAATTGTTTTTGTGCAATGGAAGCAATAAGACTACTGTCTAAACCACCTGACAATAAAAATCCAATAGGTCTATCTGTTGTTTTAATTCTTAATTTAACTCCATCTTCTAAAGTATTTTTAATCCATTCCTTTTCAATAGATTTTCTTGTATCCATGGAACGAGACCAATACACATTGTGATGACAAATGAAATCACCAATAAGTGAATCATAAAAGTATCCTGGTGGGAAAATATTAATTTTTTTATTCAAAAACAAAAGAGCCTTTGCTTCACTCGCAAAAGCATAAGAATCTTTATCATATTTTACATAGAACAATGGTCTAACACCTAGGGGATCCCTGGCTACAATAATTCTTTTACCATCTGAATAGACGAAAGCATAATCACCATTGATATATGTGAGCGTTAATTTAATACCCATTCGTTCAATCATATCTGGGACAACAATACAATCACTTGTGGATTTTTCTTTTCCTTGTCTGAATTGTTTATGATTATATATTTCACCATTACATGCAAATATATGTTGTTCTGATTTGAAAGGTTGCATTCCATCTTGTGTTAAATCATTGATTGCGAGACGATAATAATCTATCTGACATTTACCTAGACTATCTCGTTTATAATCATCGGGACCTCTATGTTCTAGTAAGCCAACTGGGACATCAATAGGATTACCAAACGTGCATACAATGCCACACATTTAATTATTACAAATTTATTCTTCTTTAATATTTTCCTCATCATTAAACATTGATGAAGCCTCTAACTTCTGTCTATATAAATCAATATTTTCATGAACAATAATTTCTTGTCCCTTCATTCTTACATCCAATGTATTATGTAGTGAGGGAACTAAACTAAATTCATGGCAATACAAAAAATGTGCCCCTGAACCTTGTGCAAAAGTTGTAAATTGCTCATCGTCCATATTTTCAATAATAAAACATCTCTCCAATTCTTCTAATTTTCTTTTTCTACCTTGGGGATTTTTCTTTTTGAGTGTAGCAGTCTTATGTGTAAAATCAACAGAAGGCCAAGAACCATATTCACATCTATGCTTACATATATCTTTTACACATTTTTGTGCTACGCCTTCGTTTGGAAAACATACAAACCTAGGAATACCCTGGGGATCCACAATTGAAGCATATCTTTTTGTTGGTGTAAATTTAATTAGGGAGTAATTATTCACAATCATCGTTTAATTATATTATAAAATAATGTTTATATATTTCATAATATGGATTACCTCGCAAAAACACCTGGTCAAGCATCTTATATAAAGGCGCTACAGTCTCAGAAGCCAATCATTGTTGCCACTGGACCAGCTGGGTGTGGTAAGACAAGGTTGGCCTGTGAGATGGCCATTGAATTATTGGAAGAACGAAAGTGTCAAAGAATTATCTTAACACGACCAATTGTAGCGGCCGACGAAGATATGGGTTACTTGCCTGGTGATATTGATAAAAAAATGGAACCTTGGGTCAGACCAATGTATGATGTTTTTGAAAAAAGTTTTTCAATGTCAAAAATGGAAAGATACATTGAAATTGCTCCCTTGGGATACATGAGAGGTAGAACATTTAATGATACATTCATTATTGCTGACGAAATGCAAAACAGCACAATTAACCAAATTAAGATGGTTATGACCCGTTTGGGTGAAAACTCAAAGATGGTTATTTCTGGTGATTTGGAACAAAGTGATCTTAGTGAAAAAACAAATGGTCTATGGGATTTAAGTCAAAGAATGAAAGAATATGATGGTGAATTTAAATATATTGAAAGAGTTGAGATGCACGGTGAAGACATTGTTAGACACCCCGCGGTTGAAGAAATTCTCAAGATTTACAATGTTTGAGTTTGATATTCTCTGACAAATTCTGTGTTTTCATCCTCACCAAATAATTTTGCAGCGTTGGGGGCAGTATATATAACTTCTCCAACAAATCCTGTTTCAACCTTTTCTATATCCTCCGCGAAAGGTTCATATTTATTGTCACTACAATGAACGAATGCTTTCATAATAATTAATGGATACAGAAAAGCAAGGAAACGCTGATCCACAATATAATTATCTGTTTCGGGGGTTATGTTTGTTAAGTAATTAATGAAAACATGTTTGCCCTCAACAAATTCACATGGGGGTTTATTAATATCTTGTTGGTTCAAACTGTTTGGTAAATATTTTAATAATTTATTCCTAGCCCCAAAAGTTCCTGCTAAAATGGGACATGTATGACCAGGATGATCCCTAATGATGTGACAATCCTTGTTTGATTTGAGCCATTCCTCAACTAATATTTTTTCTCTTTCAGACAATCTTGAATCACAATCTCTAAATATAACTGTTGAACCATAATCATCATCTATTCCAACAAATAAATCATTATATCTCCAAAGTGTATTTGCGGCTCTTTTTTCGGCACCCCTATGTTTCACTAAATATACATTTGGTTGTTTTCCTAACCATTTTATTATTTCCTCGGGAACTGTTTCATTATAATGAATTCTAACAACCCACATTGGAAAATATTTTCTTGCGAGGATTACATTTTCAATCATTCCATATGTATATACTTTATTGTCTCCCCAAAGGGAATATGAAATAAATTTTCTTGTTAATATATCAGACCAATTATATCTCAAACCATGTCTTTCAATAGTATCTGCTGCAACTGGTTGAAATATGTAACCGTCATTAAAAACATAATAAGGAATTTTACCCCCATAAAGTGCTGCGGAATATCCATATGTAGATGTTAAACCTTCTTCAACAAACTCAACAACATTTCTTCCATTTATTCCACCATTTGTCATGTAGACCCTAGGCATTTTAGACAACAAAAACCATTCAACAAAACTATTTAATTTGGCATCCATTGTTTCATCTTCAACATCACAAAATTGTGAATGTTCATCTGCGGTAAAACCAATTTTAAAATCAAGACACACTGCTTTGGGAACTCTTGATTTTATATATTCTTTTGTAGAAACTGAATCACTCAAAAAGTAAACAGGGGCGTCCAAACGAAGTGCTTCGTGTATCATGGCATCCACAGCTTTCATGTTTGCGAATGGAAAGTAACCAAATTGAGCTGAATCTTCACAAGAAAGTCCTCTTCTACAATGAAACCCTGCGACACAATCTTTTACTTGTTCATAATATTTGTCAATGTGTTGTTTTAAATATTCAGTTGGTCTTATCATTATATTCATGACTTCAGTTGTATTCAAATATTTTAGATGAAGAATTTTCATATCTTCTGAATTAATAGTTGCATTACCAACTGGAACTTCTTCAATATCAACAGTTTGAATTGATTGAATAAATTTATCTCTTCCGTAGAGAAAAACATCTTTGTGGAATTTTGGATTCTCTGCTGAAATAAAATGAGAAAGCATTGAAAGAACTAGATTACCAAAGGCACAATCTGGTTTTGGTCTGAAAACATTAGAATAGTCTTCTCCCATTTTTAGTGTACTCACAATTTCTTGTTGCACCTGTTTTAGCACAGATGGCACATCTTGTATTTGGATTTTTTGCTCTTAGGACTTCAAATTTTATTTGATGTGGTGTATCTTTGTAACACTGAACACAACAAACATGCTGACATCTATTCCAAATAAACCCATGAACACCTACTCTATCACAATTCATACAATTAATGCCCTCTCTTCTTCTAATATGACATGAAGAAAAGGCATCATAACACCCTCTACAAAAATATTTTAATGATAATTCACTCCCTTTCTAATTCTTTACCACATTCAATACAATTTTTATTTTCTGTTTCTTGTTCCATCTCTGTTCTTTTCAATAATTTTTGTTTTCTCAAATCTTCTTTCATTGTTTCTGAGATAAATAATGAAAAAAAATAAAATAATTATAACACAAGAATGTTAAAAAGGGAATTAGATGATTATGAAAGATATAATATTCATAAAAAAATAACAAAAGAATTATTTGGAGATATAGAGGAATATATTAAAACAAAATTATTTGATAGTCCCTATACACCACATGTTTTATGTTCAAATACATTTCCTTATAAAACAAAATACATACATAAGGTATTTTTTATAAACCCCTTATATGAAAGGTTCTATGATGATAAAAGAGTAGAAAAGCTTCTAGAGGGTTATAAAAAGATATGGATAAATGACCCTACAACTAAAAGTATCCATACTATAAAGCATTATCAGGTTTATTTTTGACTTAAAGACGTCATTTCATAGTATTTTATAATGACTTCTCTTACTCGTGATTCAATTACTGTTCCAGGTCAAGAATGGGCTTGTATTTCTTGTATTGGACCAGAAGCTCCACAAAAGCATGATAAATTTGGAATTAAGATTCGTGGGTGCTTTGGAACCCAAGAGGAAGCTGCTAAGCATGCCAAGAAGCTTCAGGAAGAAGAAAATACATTTGACATCTATGTTTGCAACATGTACCAATGGCTTCTCATCCCACCAGACCCCACGTCTATTGAGGATGTGAATTACACCAATGATCAACTTCAGGAGATTATGGATGGTTACAAGCAAAACCAATTGGCGGCTGCGCGACACTTTGAGGAGCGTAAGTCTGATATGATGGCTGTCAAACAAAGTGAAAAGATGCCATTCCTCAAACCAGGTGATGAGCACAGTAAGTATTACAACAAGCCAGATGAAGCTCCAGTCAGCCACCCAGCCGAAGGTATTGGAACGCCTCCAAAAGGAAAAGCCAGATCTCCCAATGGAGGAATTGGTGAAGGAAGCCGATGCGATTGTTGCGGCTGAGATCGAAGAACGCAAGAAGGAACGGGAGGAAGCGGATAAGAAGTGGAAGGAAGAACAGGAAAACAAGGAAAAGGAAGAAGGTGAAATCACAGAAGCGTAAGGTAAGTATTAATTAAAAAAATCAAAAAAAATAACTGGCTATTATAAATAATGGATAACTTTCAAACATTATTTATAATAATCTTGATATGTGCTTTTTTCTTAATTAGATTGAGTGTTCTTTTTAATATATTAACACTTGGTATTGTTGGTGGGATTATTCTTCTGACATACACCGTGTATACACGAAGGCAAGACAGAGCAGTAACGCCACAGGATGTGGGTAAGGATTTAATTACAGATCCTTTGGTTGTTGGTCGCGCATATTTCTCAGAAGTTGAAACTGGTCCAATTGGTGATTTTACAGGTCAATCATCCTGGTCTGATGATCAAGGGTTGAGAGCTATTTCTCCCGATGAAGAAGCCTAAAACAACGGCGATGAAAAGACCAATATAAACAGTTTTATCAAAAGATGAAAACATATCGTTATTCTGATATATTATCGGTTGTTGTTGTGGTGGTGGTTGCTGATAATACATCGGTTCTTCATAATATTGTTGGGGTGGTGGTCCGTTATAGTCTCTTGGGTTTTGTGGAATGGGTCCCCTCTCATCATGTAACCTTTCTGGTAATGGGTTTGGTGGAACATAATCTCTTTCATTATCAATCAATTGTGAAATAGACGTTGTAAATTGTTCCTGTTTATCTCCCCTAGACAATACTTTATTATTAAAATCCTTGTCTGCATCGTATTCAATTGGAACACCTATCTCCGTCTCCATTTAATAAGTATAACTTTATCTTTTTAAGCTTAATCGTCGCACTCATCGTCTGTTTCCTCTTCTGAATCATATTCCTCCTCTTCTTCGGTTTCATAATCATCTTCTTCGTCGTCAGTGCATTCTTCGTAATCATCGTCTTCCTCGTCTTCAGAATATACAACAAAATCCTTCAAATTACCCTCGTTATCTGCATCTTCTTCTTCAACTTCTTCTTCTTCTTCGTCCGAATCACCATCAAATTCATCTTCTGTATCAAAATCTTCTTCATCTGTAAAATCATCTATAATGTCTTCTTCTGGGTCTAATCTTTCAATTGGCTTGGAAATACGACCTGCGCGTGTTTTTACAGTTGAAGGGCTCATTATATAGTTATTTAAAGATGTTTTTAAGCCGTTATTTTCTCATTTAAATACACTGGAATAAAGCGGACACCGCTATTTATTGCTGAGTTCAATAACATCTTCTCAAAATTATATCCTAGTTCTTGTATTAAATATGTCATCTCGTCGTGAATATCTAAATCCCCTGCAACACCAAAAAGAGAAAGTTCCTCGAGGTATTGTATCGCCTGGTGAAAAAATACCTTTGATTGATTCACATCTTTTATTGTATGTTTGGCTAAGTTGAAATTTGCGAGATATTGTTCATAGTAGTCTGGATTAACTCCTGAATATTTATGTATCTTCTTCTGAATTTCTTTGATATGTGAAAAGTCATCTACATCTCTTTTTATCATTTTAATGACAAAATACACGACAAATGCAATAAGAACTACACTAATCATTACAATAAATGGCTATTTTTTCTTTGCTGGATTAAGCTTATCTACAATTTTAGAATAAAGGATGTGCCCCCTGGGAGCAAATTTCTTTGATTTACAGGGACAAGCACACTTTATTACATCTTTTTCAATGCTGAAAGGAATACAAAAGTCATGTTCCTCGTTTGCTTTTTCACAAAACATTGATGTTGTTTCGACCGTGTAATTCTTTCCCTTTTTAAGAACACCTATGACCTCTACATCCTTTTGACCATACATGTTTTTATTTATAAACCGTGCCAAGAGTTCATTTATATCATCATTCTTAACAACTTGTGTTTTTACTTCCCTTTTTTCTGGTATATTGTCCTCTTTTGTATATAACTTTTCAACTAATTTTTCAGGAATAACATGTCTTCTTCCCGTAAAATCTTTACAAAACCCTGAACGCCTACCTCTATTTGTTTCACAATCACAGAAACACTTTTGCATGATTAAATTGTTTGACAAAAAGAACCATACATGATTAGAATTGTGTTCTCTACCCAAGTTTTCACAATAATGTGAGGTTGTAGAAATCAAATAACATTTTTTGTGTTTAAACATTTTTGTAATACGAGCATTCTGTTGTCCCTCCATACTCCTACGAATGAAAGTCTCAAGGTATGCTTGGATTTCACTGTCTATGAATTCATTTTTTGTTTGATGCTTTGTGAAACCACCTTCTTTTATAAAATTGGATTTAGCCTTTGAAAGAGGTTTAATTCTTGCGGGTGCTTCACAGTTAGTCCTGACTGTTGTCAATTTAAGCATTTGAACTGTGGGTTCTTGTGAAACTTCTTGGATCATGCTCAATGGACCATGAATGTATTTATAAACTGGGAGATAAGGGGATTGTGTGACTTTTCCATTATCACAACCTTCACACCCTTTGCCTTCACATGCATCATGCTTACCCATCTTGTGAGACCAAGGCATTCTAAAACCAGCTCCCGCTGTCTGTTTTTCAAGGTTTCCATAGACTGCCACATCAATAATATCATTCCAATCCTGACCCCCATATGCCGTCTTAAGGGTTGAAACAATGTGGTCTCTCAGGGATAGAGCACCCTCTTGATCCACAACAAAACCAAACCAATTAAGATGAATACCCGTTTTGATTAAATTATCTTGAACTTTTTTTGGTTCTGCAACAGAAATAATACAATCTTTTCCACCCAAGGATTTAACTTTATCACAAATTATTTTTGAAATATTTTTAATTTGTTCCAAACCTAATGCTTCTTCATCTTTAAAATCAACATCAACAAAAAAGTTATAAAAAGGTGTCTTCTGTTCCACAACATAAATCTTTTCACCACTTTTTATACACTCTACACACTTTGTGTAGAAATCATCCAATCTATCAAATGGGATTGATAGGACACCTTTGTCCATTAATACATGTGATAGAGAGCTGGCATTGTTAAATTTATTTTTATAACACCAGGTTCTGAACATGGATACTTATAAAAATATAGATTTAATTTTTTAATCTCGTTGAAATTGAGACATCTTCATTTTCTTCCTCCTCGTCTTGTTGTCCTCTCTTAAGGTCTCTTTTTATTACCAAAAGTTCATACGCTTTCTTATCCCGGTTGGATTCAATATATGATTCTGCTGCTTCTTCTGTATAATCGTGTTTTTTAACCAGTATATCTTTTATTTGTTTCAAAATAAAACTTTTTGAATTTGAAGACATTCTTACTTTATACTGAATGTTTTTCTAGAGTGAGAAGATACACACGAATAAAACTTTGGATTTTTTATAACATTATCAATAATAAGATCCCATCTTTTTCTATTATTAAATTCTTCTAGGGTGTCCCAACTCAAATAATCATTTTCATCAAATGTTTTTTTAATTGGTAACTTGGCCATTTTCTTTTGATTTGTTTTTACTTTTTCATTATTAAATTTTGATATTATTTCAATTTGTTCATTTCTCTTATATGGAACAAAAAATACATATACATTATATATAAGTTCATCTGGACCATCTTTCACTGTAAAATTATACTCCGTGTAATCACCGTTTTTTAAGGAAACAATTCCCCTTGTTTCTTCTTCCAATTCCCTAAGGGCACATCTTAGGGGATTGGGTATTTCTCTTTTTCGACACCCGCCTGTGACAAATATCCATTCTTTGAAACGGCGGTCCCTAACTGTAAGAAATCGTGGTTTATCACCTGAAAACGATACAGGAATAGCTATAGACTTATATTTCTTCATTGCGATGTCGCAAGTTATAATAACCACATTTTTTATTCTTCGATCATTTTCTTCCAAATCTTCCTTCAACTTCTTCTTCCTCTACTTCATGCACTTCAATTTGTCGTGTTTGAGAGGACTGGTGGTGCCTCCATTCGCTCTCTTAGGACATTGAACAGGGTATGGAACTCGCATTACTTGGGGTGGTGCGTTCTTAAGGTCTCGCATCTCCTTAAATAGATAAACAGTTGAAATTACACACAAGGCAATGACAACAAGTGTAATATTCTCTCGTGTAAACATTATACTTTTTAATATCATTAGTTTTTTAAGCAACTATCGCACCCTAATTAGCTTTATATCCCATATCTTCGGCTGGTTGAGGGGAAGCAAATTGAACTTGTTGATAGTGTTGGTATTCATCTTTTGGTTTAGCCACGGGTTTTTCAATAAAATTTTCAATTCGCTTGGATTTAGGGTCATAAGTTAAAACAAAAACAATCCCCAAAAGGATCACGTATTTCCACATTTATTATATAAAAACATTTTTACCATAGTTGTTCTGAAGCATGGTAAAATTGTATATTGTTTTATTATCTTTTAGGTTTAGTTGGCATACATTAAGCCTCCCATACCCTTTTCTATGTGTAAAATGTTATAATTGATCGCGTAAATTTTTTCATCGAAAGTTTGGTCAGATGACAACAAACGAGCTGAATCGATACGACTGAAATTGAGTGAACCAGTTGGTTGAGTTTTAGCTGTGTCCAAGCAGAAACTGTAAAGGAAGAGTTCCGCATCTGTGGAAAGTTTGTCCTGAACGTGATAATAGGATGGAACAGTGGAATAGTTTGGATGCGCGAATTTAAAATCAGAAATATCAACACCATTCACTTGCAACTTCACCTTGTTTCCAGCTGTCAAAACATTCACTGAACCATCTGAACCTGAAACATTTGGACAAGAAGCAATCAATTTAACTGGGTGGTTAAATACAAGTTCTTGAATCTTAGTACCAGAACCGAGGACGCTTTGAACTTGGAAGCACAAGATGTCATGTGGTTTGGAAGCAACCATATTGCGTTCGTCGTTGTCCAAGTAGATGTAGTTGGAAAATGCTTCCCAACGGTAGGATTCAGCACCTGACCCCCACTTTATTCGCATCTCAACGTCGTGGTATTGAAGGGCAACGAGTGGAATACAGGCGTGATAATTTTCACAGTGGAAGAAGCGCAATGGATAGAAAGCACTTGACTTACCACGACCAAAATGAACACCCTTAGCCTTAGAGTGAGTAGAAGCCAAAACATCTGGAGCAATACGCTCTGTAAAGTAAGCATCTTGTGTATCAACAACTTGACCACCCACTAGAAGTTCGATCTTATCAATTACTGTAGACCAATCGGAAATATCAGCATGTTGGTCTCCCGCAGCGTTCACTGGAGCGAGATACACATAACTCAACAAATCCCCCTTTCGCTCGAAACGAATAGATGACATGCCTTCGTTTTTGACAACACCTTGCAACACTTGCTTTTCAACACTTTGGGCAAAGTTTGTGTGGCGTTTGTAGGATGACTTAAAAAATGAGACCTCAGGATTTCCCACCAAATGGACATCCTGGGCACCTACGGCAACAATCTGGGCTGTACCCGCAGACATATTTATACTATTATATGATTTTATTTTTTTTCAAATGTTTAACACATTTCAAAAAAGATATTGTTTTATATTTTTTTTCCTAAATTAGAATCTAATTATTATTCTCAAGTTCAACTATTCTCGCCTTGAGTTCCTGGATGGAACTAATCAAGTATGGAATGACTTGGTTGTAATCAATTGTAGAAGCCACATTACCCCAAGCAGAGTAATCATCTGGGGTCTTGTCTTCCGCTGGTTCCGCGTCGCCACCCAAAATCACGGCATGTCGCAATTCTGGAGTGTCATACCACAAGTCTTGGGCAACCAAACCAGATTCTGGTCCATAGACCTCATCGCCTTCTTCCATACCAGCTCTCTTATCATACACTTGTGGTGTCAAGTTAGACACTGTAGCCAAACCATTCACAATTGTTTGTCTGTTAATCTTTGTTCTCGCATCTGATGTCACTGTGTGGATTTCACCAGTAGTTGAGTTCCAATTCAAGGCTGCACTCGCAGCGGAGGAATTAACTGGTTTCACGAAGAACTTAGAATTACCACTATTAATGTTCAAAGCAGAACCAGTTGCATTCAAAACAATAGAATTATCAGGCATTGTTTGACCCGCATATGCACCAATAGCAATGGAATAATTACCTTGATCTGTTAAACCAGAACCTCTACCAATGGCAATAGCGTGGTCTTTTTGTGAATCAATACCCGCGCTTCTACCAATAGAGATCGCACTCTCACCTTGGTTAGATGTACCCGCATTAAAACCCATTGCAATAGAATATGAGTTCATTGCTTGACCACCAGCGTCATAACCAAGTGCAATAGAATAAGAGTTTATACCGTTCATACCAGCATTATGACCCATTGTAATAGATCTATAACCAGCGTAGCTCTTACCTGCGTTAGTACCAATACTGATCGCCTGTTCAGCTGCATAGCTTCGACCAGCATTTAAGCCAATACTAGTACTATAATTACCTGGTTCAAGGTTTGCGGCATGCCTACCAACAGCTACATATGAAACATTTGAGGCTTCATAATATGTAGAACCCAAGTGAATGACCCCTGTATCATCTCCACCAGACTGGAGAATTCGTAATGCACCCAAATTGAATAGCTTACCATCCTGAACATACAAGTTAGAATAATTCACAACTTCACCTTCGGTGGTGTAAGTTAATATACCAGTTGAATCGTGAGCATTGGAACTTCTAATTGGATTAATGTATGTAGAATTGGCGTTAGAAGCACTGTAAATCTCTCCTTTTGCGCTAATAATAATTGAGTTTGACACGGGGCATAGGGCTCGGGGACCAATAGCAACAGAACCAATACCCTGGCTTGTTCCCCCTGCGTATGCACCGAGTGCAACAGCATATACATTCTGTCTCACTCTACCCGCTTGGTGTCCAATTGCGATGGCATGTGTGTTTTGGTATTGCCAACCCGCTTGGAAACCAACTGCAATAGAATTATCTTCTTGGTATGATTGAGCCGCTCTCTCACCAAGAGCAACGGAGTACTGTCCTTGAGTCTTTTGACCAGCGCCATAACCAACAGCGACAGCCACCACGATGTTGGGCGCTTAAACCTGCGTTATAACCAACTGCGACACAGTATGTGTTTTGTCCGCTTTTACCCGCAGCAAAGCCAATCGCCGTCGCAGACTGACCCTGGGTGCTCATACCTGCGAAATAACCGACTGCAGTACCGTAATTTGCTTGGTCACTTTCACCTGAACTATAACCTAATGCAACCGCTGCTAAACCCTGTGATGATTGACCTGCCTTACCACCTATAGCAATACTGTAATCACCTTGGGTGTCTGTAGTTCCTGCTTGATGACCAATACGAATCTTACTAAAAGTGTCAGTACAATCAATATATACTTGACTTGCGAAATTTGGAGTGCCAGCTGCCACCTCAAATGATGTCTCCGCGTTAGAGAAGATTATAGTATTTGATGTTATGTTTCCAACATTGGAAACTTCGGCAAGTGTTGCTTCACCAAGCACATTAGTCAAGAGACCACCATCACCATAGTATTGCATGGCAATCACATTACCTGTGACTGTCAAGTCTTGGAGATTGGAAACAATCATGTTGCTGTAATTGACAAGCTCACCTTCATCTGTGTAGGCAATGAGATTAGCTGTCACATCTGTTGAATCTCTGAGTGTGTGAATGTATGTAGCTTCCGCGTTGCCAGTTTGTCTAGCATAACCAGTGGCATTCAATATGATTGAACTGTGATGTTGGCTTGTTTCACCAGACAATCGACCAATAGCAACCGCGTTGGAACCTTGGTGTGACCTACCCGCGCTGACACCAATGGCAACAGCACCTTCAGCTTGACTTGTTGTGCCAGACCATGCACCCATTGCAACAGTTAGTTCTCCTTGGTATGACCTACCAGCTCTATAACCCACGGCTGTAGCTTTGTCTGCCTGATAAAAGGAACCCGCAGTACTACCAATAGCTGTTGCGTAAGCATTTTGATCAGTTTGTCCCGCAAACTTACCAACAGCAACGCCTTCTATTCCTTGACTGGTCATACCCGCGTTATGACCGAGTGCGGTGGCACTGGCTCCTTGTGTTGATCTACCCGCGGCGTAACCAATCGCAACACCAGCTGCACCTTGGCTTGATTGACCCGCACGCGCACCAATGCCAACGCTATAGGAGGTTCCACCAACATAATCTTGGGAACCAATCTTAACAGCAGCCAATGTACTGTCAGAGACAATCCATAAGTGGTCCTTAATTTCAACATTACCGTCTTCAAGACGGAAAGCAGATTGTGCGTTAGAGAAGATAATAGTGTTTGATGTAATATTACCAACATTGGAAACTTCCGCCAATGTTTTATCAACATCAATATTACTCAAAATACCACCATCACCATAGTATTGCCAGGCAAACACATTACCCACGACATGTAAGTCTTGGAGGTTAGACAAATACAAGTTGGAGTAATCAACAACTTCCTGTTCGTCAGTGTAAGCAATGAGATTCGCTGTCACATCGGTTGTGCCTCTGAGTTTGTTAATGTATGTGGCATATGAATTACCGCTATTCTTGACACCAGCAGCAGCAATAATAATACTGTTGTCGTGTTGGTCTAATGCGCCCGCTTGTTGTCCAATAGCAATAGAAGCATCTCCCTGGTTTATCAAACCCGCATTTCTACCAATTGCGATGGCAGCTTCACCCTGACTTGTTGAACCCGCAGATTGACCAATGGCAACGGCGCGTCTGGCTTGTGTATTATTACCAGCATTCCAGCCTATAGACACACCACCTACACCTTGGACATTTGAACCAGCATCCAAACCAACACCCACGGCATAGCTAGATTGGCTTGTTTTACCAGCATTCAAACCAATACCAACTGAACCAGCACCATACGCATCGTATGATTCGGAACCAAGATGGACATTACCAGCGCCAGAACCAGTTGAAATAACCGTGAGAGCACCATCGGTGCCAAGGTTAGATTGTTGGATTAACATGGCGGTTTCGGCATTTGAGAAAATCACTGTGTTTGATGTAATGTTTCCAGCATTAGAAACTTCGGCAAGTGTTTGTGTTAAGAGATTAGCAACTTCTATCTTGTAGAAATCATTCTCAATGTTGCTCACATACACATAGTTAATTTCACTCTTTTCGGCAACAATATCCGCATTTGGAATATCATTGGCACGACCCACACCAGTAACTTGGGCAACACCTTGGGAAGCATGCCCCTTGACAAGGACACCAATGTTTTGGATGAGGTCAGTCAAACCATGTGGCTGAACATTAGAAACCTCACCAGGTGTGGCATTACTCACATACAAAGTATCACCTTCGTTGAAATCAGCCGCGATGCTATTCACGAGACCGAAAGATACGGCAAGACCCTCGGCATTAGTAGCCAAGTTCTCAAGGGCTATACCAATAGCTGGCATCTTAGCTGGGTCAGAAGCATCGGCTAAACCAATATTAATCATTTCATTACCAGTGGCACCAGCCGCATAGACAACTTGACCCGCTGATATTGGAGCACCTTCAACATTCTTCACACGAATGTATGTGTGGTCAAGATATTCATTGACCCAAGAGTTTGTAGTGTTGCTGTATTTAATCACTTGACCGTTGCCAATATCAGTAATTGTGACATTGTTTATTTGAGACAAGTTCATACCAACATTTGATGTGTAATCAGTGACGAAAGCCATTGTATTATTGACAAATTGAACGGTATTTGTAGTCACATTGCCAATGTCTGAAGCATCTTGGATAGACACTTGGACATTAGACAAGAAACGACCATCGCCGTGGTAGTAGTTGGCAGAAACATTTCCGCTAATCACGAAAATATTAGTCATTTGGTCGCCAACCACAACATTAGCACCAACTGTCAATAAGTTGGAAACTGAGAAATCATTTTGAACTGTCAAATTACCCAAAATATCAACATGAATATTGTTGGCATCTGGATCAATAGATGAATCCGCAGCAGTGTTTTGGGTGTATCCGATAGTAAATCTATCTTCGTCACCGTGGTGAATGAGACCCACATTATGACCTGGATGCTCCATAACAATACCAGTATCCAAAGCGTGGCTTGGGTTATTGTTGGCAATACCAATAATAACATCATCCACAATCATTGTTTCGGTAGCAAGTTCTGTTCGTGTTCCATGAACAATCAAATTACCACTGATTTCAGCATCAGTATTAACAATGACTGTTCCATCTTCTTCGTAGATGTTAGAATCTATCAAATAGTTGTTTTCATCAACCATTGGGTATCTCAAAGCACTGAGACCGCCAATGTAAATGTTGCTTTCAGCCTTGACATTATTGCCAGCTTCCAAATCACCAGTTGTGTGAATGTTTCCAGTCACATAGATGATATTTGAAGCCACATCATCAATGACCAAGTTGGCACCAACATTAATGGCGTCGGTAAAGATACGCTTCGCGTAAATGTTGCCAGAGACTGACAAATCACCAACATTTGAAGTGTAAATGTTAGAGAAATCAACAATTTCACCTTCTTCGGTGTAAGCCAAGAGGTTAGATTGGAATTCAGTCATGTCTCGGATTGGTTTAACAAACAAGGCATCTGTGTTAGAAGACCCGAACGCATTACCAGATGAGTTAATAACAATACTACCTGTGTGTTGACTTGTTTCTGCAGGCTATTTACCAATAGCCACGGCGTTTGTGCCTTGGAAGTTGGAACCAGCTCGGAAACCCACAGCAATAGCATCTTGTCCTTGGTTAAGTAAGCCCGCCTCAACACCAACAGCAACCGCGTTGGAACCTTGGTTTACTGAACCTGAAACTGAACCCAAAGCAACGGCATTTGAACCTTGCGCGGATACGGCAGTTCTACCACCAATCGCAACGCCACCAGCTCCTTGGTTGAGTTCACCCGCGTTGTAGCCAATACCGATGCTTTCTGGTCCATAGTTGTGATAGTTGTCGGAACCAATGTGGACATCACCGAAACCAGTTCCTTGGTTTGAAACAATAACCACACCACCTTCAACCATAACATTACTATCAACTTTCAAACCAGTTTCAGTGTTTGAGAAGATGACAGTGTTTGTAGTAGTGTTGCCCTTATCACTGGCAACTTGGATTGTAATGTTACTCAACAATCCACCATCACCGAAGTAATAGTTGGCAGAGATATTACCATTGACAGAAATGACATTAGAAGCAACATCATCAATTGTCAAATTCGCGCCAACAGCCAAGACATCTAAGAAGATGCGGTCAGCCACAATGTTTCCATTCACAATGAGTGCATTTGAAGCCAAATCATCCATTGTGATGTTAGAACCAACTTGGAGGATTGGATCAATAACAGCATTTCCACTAATTGTTAAAATGTTTGAACCAAACTCATCAATTGTAACATTTGAACCAATTGTCAATAAATCTGAAATGTGAGCATTACCAGAAATTTCAACAACATTGGAACCAAATTCATCAATAAGCAAGTTGGAACCCACGGTCACAACATTGGAAATATGCGCATTACCTTCAACGAAAACAACATTGGAACCAAATTCGTCAATGACAAGGTTGGAACCCACAGTCACAACATTTGAAACATGGGCGTTGCCTTCAACGAAAACAACATTGGAACCAAATTCGTCAATGACAAGGTTGGAACCCACAGTCACAACATTTGAAATATGCGCATTACCTTCAACGAAAACAACATTGGAACCAAATTCGTCAATGACAAGGTTGGAACCCACAGTCACAACATTTGTTGTATGAAGGTTGCCAGAAACATAGACAGCATTGGAACCAAATTCATTAAGAACAATGTTAGAACCAACTTCAACAACATTGGAAACATGGGCATTACCAACAATTGTCAAAACATTTGTGCCTTCATTCTCAATTATGAGATTGGAACCCACAGTGACAACATTAGTTGTGTGGAGGTTGCCAGAAACATAAACAACATTTGAGCCGTATTCATCAATGACAAGGTTGGAACCGACGGTCACAACATTGGAAACATGGGCGTTGCCTTCAACGAAAACAACATTTGAGCCAAACTCATCAATGACAAGGTTGGAACCCACAGTCACAACATTTGTAACATGGGCATTGCCTTCAACGAAAACAACATTGGAACCAAATTCGTTAATAATGGCATTGGAACCAACTTCAACAACATTGGAAACATGGGCATTACCAATAATTGTTAAAACATTCATGCCTTCTTCTTCAATGAACAAGTTGGCACCGACTTGGATGACATTGGAAACAAAGATATTACCAGTGACAGTAATAACATTTGAGAAAGTATCATCCATCACAATATTGGCACCAATTGTCAAGGCATCTGTGAAGAGGCGCTTGGAGTAAATGTTGTCGGTGACAGTCAAATCACCAACATTTGAGGTGCACATATTGGAATATTTAATAACTTCATTTTCCTCGCTATAAACCAAAAGGTTGGAGAAAACATTTGTAACATCACGAACTGGTGCCAAATACAAAGCATCCGCGTTAGTTGTTTCCAAGGCAATAGCGTTGGAAGCATTAATAACAATAGTGTTCATGTGTTGATTTGTAGTAGCGGCTAATTCACCAATCGCAATTGATGAGCCACCTTGGGATGTTTGACCCGCGAAGGAGCCAATAGCAATTGAGTTCGCACCTTGTTCTGTCTCACCTGCGTTTGAACCAATAGCAATAGCCATTTCACCTTGGCTTGTCACACCAGCCAACCGACCAATACCAATAGACGCCGCACCGTAGGCATCGTATGATTCAGAGCCAATATGCACTGAATTCTTTGTTGGGTCACGGTTGAGGATTGTAATGGAAGTGTTCGCTTCAATGTTGCTATCAATAACAAAGGCAGCGTGAGCATTTTCAAACAAAATAGTCTCAGTTGTCACATTTCCATTGAGTGAAGCATCTTGAATATTGACGCTCAAGTTTGATAGGAGAGAACCATCACCAATATGGTAAAACGCAGTCACATTACCGTAAATGTTGAAGGTCTCAATCAAGTTGGAATGATCCACGGAATCCACAGTAAGGGTGGTGTCATACGCAGAATTCAAAGTCTTAGACAAGATGAATTCATTGCTTGAGTTTTTGTAAAACAATGCAACATTGGAATCCATTTGCTCCATCACAATACCAGTATCATTACCCACACCAAAGTTGGCATTACCCAAATGAATGATTGGATCATCCACAATTAAATTCTCTACACCCATCGCTACAAAGTTTCCATCTGCCTTAAGATTTCCAGTCACCCACAAGGAACCATCAATGGAAACTAAATTTGGTGACATTGTCATCACAGTGTGATCCACAATCTCATTATTCGCAGTGTATCCCAAGACATTTGCCGCCAAATCATCAACATGTCTGATTGGCTTAATGTGTAGAGTGTTGCTCTCAAACGCCTCTAACGCCTCGGGTGACGCATTCAAAATAATTGAATTTTCAGGTTGTGAATTTGTCCCTGCCAATGAACCGATGGCAATAGTATTGGCACCCTGGTTGTTTGAACCCGCATTATAGCCAATAGCAATCGCTGACAAATTCTGTGAAATCTCACCCGCACCAGTCCCAATCGCAATGGAATCTGTTTGTTGTTCAAAATGCCCCGCCTTGGAACCAATCGCTATGGTTCGCGAATACCAATTACCCTCGTAATTGGCAGAGCCTATTTTGATCTGTTTCTCCTCGTCGCCATAAATAATCAACCCATTTGAGGTTGCAATGTTTGCAGTCACTTCAAACGCTGTTGTCGCATTCGCCAAAATCAATGTTCTAAAAGTATTTGCATCTAACTCCGCTATTGTTTGCAAATTACTTGTAATATTTGACAAATACCGACCATCACCATGATAATAGTGCGCAGACATATTACCATTTAGAACAAACACATTCTCCTCGGGATATAAATCCTCAAAGTATGCTATAGAACTTATATCCATCAAATGCTCTGGCGAACTATTACCGAAACCAGTCATACCCCAAGGAACAATAAAAGCAGTTGGATAACCTTCAAATTGAACGGTTTCCATTGTTAAATTGCCAATTTCTGTAATCGCTTGCAAGGTTCATGACAATATCTATTGAACCAAGATCATACAACTGTTTCGCTACTGGGTCATAACCCACCACATTGGACGCGTACTTATTAAACTCCAGGTCTGTCACAAGAGTGCCTGAACCTCCTCCAGCCTTCACCATATTTTAGAATAGAGTTAGAAAATTATATTAATTCGCATACATCAATGCCGCTTGTCCATTTTGAACCCTAAGGATATTATAACTTATAGCGTAAGTTGGGTATGTAATAGGTAAGTAATAACTTTCCATTTTAAAACTTGAAACTCTACTAAAATTGAGGCAACCTGTTGGCTGAAGTTGGGTAACTGATATACCGAAAGCGTACATCATTACATCAGGAATCTGTGTGTTGTTTGAATGATAATAAGCAGGGATGTGCACAAAGTGTGGAACGCAATATTTCCAATCTGTCATATCTTCACCATTGATGTTCAATTTCATCTTATTCCAATTCACATTAATATCACCGAAAAGTCGTGTATCTGAGTTGATAATACATTTCACGGGGTGATTATAATTTAGCTCTTGGACATAATCATTTGATGGTTGGTTCTCCTGAACTTGGGTAATCAACATATCAAGGGGTCGTGATCTCAAGCGATTGTCTTTCTTCTTCTCCCAAATGGTAATAGTTGGCATAGCATTCCCAACCATAGAATTCAGCATCCCGAGCCCAATACACTCTGATTTCTACATCGTGGTATTGCATGGCACACAATGGTAGAGCAGATTGAACATTCTCACAGAAAAAGAAGCGGAATGGGAAGAAATAAGAAATCCCTGAATAACCCTGGTGGCAACCGTAGAAACTCTTACTAATATTGTTTGCCATAAAATCAATAGCACACGCCTCTGTAAAGAGTGAGGTTTGGCGATCTACCAATCTACCACCAATGTATAATTCAACTGACTCAACCAATGTACTCCAATCACCCTCGGAGTGAGCTTCTTCAGAGCCAATGTCTTCTGGTGCTATATACATATAACCAACCAAATCACCCTTTTTCTCAACTTGAATTGTTGAAAACATCCCCGCTTTGGGTTTCCCTGTCAATCTCAATTTTTCAACACCTTGACTGAAATTTGTGTGTCTTTTATAAGAACTGTTAAAAAATGAAATTTCTGGGTCACCAGTCAAATGAACATCCTGAGCTCCAATCGCGACTAACCTCTGAATTGCTGTAGAACTCATACTAATTTAATTATTAATCATATTTTTTTAATAGACAATAAAACATGATTGATAACTATACATTTATGGAAGAATGACACTTGGGCTCATACACTTAAATTTCATAACAAGGAAATTTTCATCTGTTACTTGAGATGGGTTTGGAATTGTATTACCTGTTTGGTCCAACAAGGAAACAGTAAGGCGAGATACCCTTTTAAGTGGGTTTGGGTATTCATGGGAGATTTCATAATGATCTCTCTCTTTAAACATAATAAGTTGTTCGCTTCCTGTATGTTCTGAGGGAGTTACAATACTTCCAAATACTCCCCTGACCCGAGAAATTTCACTTGAACCATTATATTCAGCTGCAGCTCTTTCACTAAACATTGTTTTGAGTTCATCAATATCTACATACAAATGTTGAACAGCATCACTAGTGTGAATGTGTGTGCTCAATAATTTAGCCTCAACAACATTCTTTAATGGTTCATTCAAATACACAGAAAAAGAATTTTTACTCGCCTGCCCCAAAGTATCTACTGTCACTGTGAAATAATCGTAATTCTTGTCTGGCAAGTTCATTATATTATATATTTGGTTTTATTTTTTAGATAAGTGGCTCACCAATTCCACCGACAACTTCGTAGTCAGATTGGTCATAGACAACCTTTTGGATACCACAAGCACCCCCTGGGGTTAAGTCCTTGGTGTAGGGGGAACCCTTCGCCGCACCTGGAACACATTCCAAAGAGTATGGGAGACCCGCAATGGAATCAGTGTTCTTCTCCTTGATTTTGATCTCACGGAGAGCGTAGGTGGAGGAACCACGGAACATTTGAAGGAGAACAGCAGTGGCAAAAATTATAACAATCCATCGCAAAATTTGTTTATTGGTCTTGTTCATACCAAACATCTTGTATATATTTGTATAAGAAAAAAAGTGAGTTAAAAACGAAAAGATAATTTAAAGCATAAGAGTATAATGGACGAGATTGTCATAGACAGGGGTGGGGCACCTACCATGAATTTTGATGAAGATGAACAGCGCCTGTGGGATGAGATTGAAATTTCTAAACAAAAAAAATCAAAGCCATTGAGACGACCAGGTTCAAAACCAGAACCACAAATTGATGATTTGATGGATGATGAATTAGATGCTTTTGCAAATCCAATGAAACAACAGGAAGAAAAACCCCCTGAACCAATGTTTGGAAACCAACGGGTTGAGTATGACGATGACGAAATACCAGATTATCAATCAGACGCAGGGAGTATCATGAGACAACCCCAAATAGAAAAACCATCTACTGGATATTTTAGTGTAGACGATGAAAAAGCTGACCTCTTAAACAAGCTTACCAGATTAGAAAAGAAAGGTTTCACTATAAACAAGCGTTTGAATGCCTATTCAGATGTCAATGAGATGAGAGCGGAATACAAGCGTATTATGTATGGAATAGAAGTAGAAGGTTCCATCAAATTTTCCAGGAGAATGCTCGTAGCGTGCACAACAGGTTTGGAATTCCTTAACAGGAGATACAACCCATTCGAGCTACAGCTAGAGGGTTGGTCAGAATCTATTATGGAAGATATTGATTCATATGATGGGGTATTCGAGGAACTTTACGCTAAGTATAGAACCAAGATGCAAATGGCACCAGAAGTCAAATTGATTATGATGCTTGGTGGTTCAGCAATGATGTTCCACCTTACAAACAGTATGTTCAAGGCTGCTATTCCAAATGTCAATGATATTTTGAAGCAAAACCCAGGACTTGCGCAATCAATGATGTCAGCCGTTAAGAACACAGTTCCAAGGGGACAAGCACCACAACAACAAACACCCACCGCAGCTCCACCCTCAGGGGAGGAATATGAAATGAGTGGTCCAGGTATTGACTTGTCCCAACTCATGGGAACCATTTCAATGCCACCACCACCACCAGTTTCATCAACTTCAATCAGCAGACCAGAACCTGTTCCACAGGATGATGATGATATTTCAGACATCGTGTCAGACCATGGCGAGGAAGAAACTCAGGAAGAGGAACAAGTTAAGGAAGTTGCCATCCCAACTTCAAAACCCAAAAGAGGAAGAAAGTCCAAAAAGAATGAATTAAATCTTTGATTATATAAATGTTAAGCTATGCTTTCTTAGAGGAGGAAGAGGTTGAACAGAAAAAACCTCCCTCGCTAATTACTAAACAAATGGTCGCGCCTACTATGGTGCCTACTAAATCACCTATGTCTCAGGATGAAACAGAGTGTAATTTAGTAGTCATGTTCTTCGTTTTCGGAGTTCTTATCTTGGCTGTTATGGATTCAGCCAAGCGTTAATTATATTTTGTAATAAAACACTTTTGGAGTTTTTTCCTTCAAAAATATTTTATTTATTTGTTTTTCAATTGTTCTTTCAACTCCGCGACTTCTTTTTTCAATTCTTTGATACCTTCAACCAAAAGACCAACCATATTACCATACGCCAAACTATAGTGTTCATCTTCGGAACCCACAACAGCTTCTGGCAACACATCCAATACCTCTTGGGCCACCAAACCTGTCATTTGTTTATCATTCATTGTGAATGTGTAACCGTTCAATTTATCAATCTTTTCAAGAGAATTTTCAATCTTCTCAATGTTACTCTTCAACCTAATATCTGATGTAGCAGTCACTTCTGGCGCTGTAACCAAAGTTGTACCAGTCACTGTTGGAGATGTCACAGAAGTTGTACCATTTATCGTTGGTGCTGTTATAGTTCCACTACCATTAACATTTCTGAACGAACTATCCCCGTTGCCATCGCGGGCTGCAAGAGTATTAACATCCGCAGTAGGGGTTCCATTTGTTCTCAATGTTCTATTTTGACTACCATCAAATTGAGAACCAGTTGAATAAGTAATATAACTTGTAGTATCATCTAATAACAAATTACCAGCCAATACTGGATTATTTGCAGCAGATTGTACCTTAGCATCACCATACAACAAAATACCATTATCATTAATCTCTATAACACCTGGGATATCGATAATTTTACCAGATTCCATATGTAAACCAGTGCTATTGAGAGAAGCAACATCAACATCATCGCTTCTAAATCTAATATCCACAGCACTTCTAGCATTCAAGAATGTTGTACCACCACTCCCCTGTCTCAAAGCGTAATTAGTATTTGTTCTAAAATCCTGGTGTGTAAAAGTAGCGCTATCAAGGTGGGTTCCAGTAACACCAATAGCAGCCCTACCAAAGTGATGATATGTATCTGTATCGTCCATCATAAACAATTGACCAGTTGCGCCATCAATGTAACCCAAATCAGCATTGTCAGATCTGAAACGAATAGTTTGACTTGCATCTGTGTTTATATATGTAGTGCCATCGGAAATCTGTGAAAGAGCATATTGTGGTGAATCAACATGTGTAAAACTAGCATGATCTGAAAGTCCATTAATGAAACCAATATTAGATCTACCAATCTGGGCATAATTATCTTTATCAAAACCAATATACACATTACCATCTGTCTCAAGGGAACCCCAGAAGTGTGTATGTAACTCAGAGTTTTTGGGTGTAAAAGTAGTCACAGTTTCATCGTTCATCGGTATAAGCAAAAACCAATTCCTGATCTGCACCACCCATGTATCCCATTAAAACATTTGAATCATTTCTACCCATAATGACTACCCATATCCAATGTTCCGAGAGCATTGTCTGCAGGCAAGCACGAGAACGCTGTCATCAACTACGAAACTTTGTGAAGAAACTGCAGCGAAAGCACCAGTAACAATCAAGTTTGCATACAAATACACATTACCCTTTTCATCAAGGTAAAAGTTATTCATCGTGACAACTTCACAGTTATTTGTGTATGTAAGGATATAGTGTCCATCTGGATCATTTCCGTCTTCTAAGCGTCTAAGTGGTGTAATATATGTAGCATCTGGGAGACCTGGATTGAAATATTGATCTGTAGCATTGAAACAAATTGTATTAGATGTAGTAACATCTGTAAAAGAACCAAATGCCATTGTATTATCTCCAACAGCATTGGCTTTATGACCAATAACAATACTGTTTCTACCTTGTGAAACAGAAGCAGCTTGGACACCAAGAGCAAAGGAGTTCGCACCTTGGTTAGATGTGCCAGCTTCGTAACCCAAGGCTACACAGTTTTCACCTTGATTTGTTTTACCAGCTTCGGTGCCAATAGCAACTGAATTAGCACTTTGGTTGGTAAAACCAGCTCTACCACCAATAGCTACAGAACCATATCCTTGGGAGGTTCTACCTGAATTATAACCAATAGCAATTGCATTAGCACCTTGTGTGTCATCACCAGATCTGAAACCCCAAGCAATTGATTGAGCTCCCTGGCTTGTTTGACCTGCTCGGAAACCCATAGCTTGTGAATAATCACCTTGTGTATCTCTACCAGCATTGTATCCAATAGCGATAGAATTAGAACCTTGTAAAGATGAACCAGCCAAGTGTCCAATGCCGATATTATATACACCTTGTGCTTCCAAACCAGCTTGGTAACCAATAGCAATAGCATAACTATTTTGACCTGACTGTCCCGCGCCGTAACCAATGGCAATGGCATTTGAACCCTGTTCTATTTCACCCGCATTGTGACCCAATGCCATTGTTTGGTCTCCTTGTGATGTTCTACCAGCGCCATGACCGATTGCGAAGGCATTACTACCTTGTTCGGTTTCACCAGCACCAGAGCCAATAGCTATAGAACGATCACCTTGTGATGTTTTACCAGCACTAATACCAATTGCAAAGGCATTACTACCCTGTTCTGTTTGACCCGCACCAGAACCAATCGCAACGGAACCCGCACCTTGACTAGTGTGCCCAGCATCTTCACCAATAGCTACAGCATTAGATGATTGATATGAACTCGCGGCGTTTGTACCTATCGCAACAGAAAATTGTCCTTGTCCAGTAACACCCGAACGGAAACCAACTGCAGTTGCATATGCGTTTTGACCCTCATTACCAGCACCATCACCAACAGCTGTCGCATGAGAACCCTGACCCACTTCACCAGCCTCACGACCAATAGAAGTGGCTCGGAAACCTTGACCCTGATTACCTGCGCGATGACCAATAGCCACAGAATATTCAGCTTGACCCAATTGACCCGCTTCATTACCAATAGATACTCTATGAGCATTAGAGAAACCTGGTGAATGCACTACACCATCTGGTTGAATACCACCAATCATAATTGATGAACCTGTAGCAGATGCATCTATAAGTATATCATTTTCAAACTTAATGTTTGAAGCAAGAACAAGACATTCACTGGGATGACTCATACGAACAACATTCGCAGTCACATTATCATTATTTACAACTTGATCCAAATTTACTGTGAAATTATAAAGATTACTAGCATCAGCAGTTATGTAAGAACAAACAATATTACCCGATGTCCACAACTTTGTTTCTGTTGAATCATTTAACCAAATATTGCTCCCAACATCCATTGTGTGCACTGGGAATTCATTAGCAATACCAACATTTGATTCGGTTATAAGGCTCACTGTGTTTTCAACAAAACGAACTGTGTTTGCAGTTGTATTACCAATATTTGTCACATAATTGAATGTAGAACAAATACTACACACTGGCACATTTGTCAAATAACGACCATCACCCTTGAAATAATAAGAACGAACATTACCTGTAACGGTTAGAATATCATCTTCGCCAGCCTCATCGATGACATATAAATTACTACCAACATCCAATGTGTGAACTGGATCCACATTGGCAATACCAACATTAGCAAATGTAACAAACGCAGTTTCACTATTTGCAAACTGAACGGTGTTTGATGTAACATTACCGTTATTCACAGAAGCTTCTAAATCTGTAGAACTCACTACATTTGTAACCAAATTACCATCACCCACAAAACCTCTAGCAACAATAACACCGTCTACAAACATAGTATTTGCAGAATTTTCATCAACCCAAAACTTTGAACCAACATCCAAAGTGTGAATTGGAGAAATATTAGAAATACCAACATTTGATGTTGTAGTAAAGCTCAAAGTTGGATTTTGAAACTTAACAGAATGTGATGTTGTATTACCATTTGTAGTAGCACTCTCAAGGGATGAAACAGCCTTCACATTTGTAATAAGAGTACCATCACCAACAAAATGAGTTGCCATAATGTTTCCAGAAATCATCAAATTACCAGACGCACCAATATTACCAGAAACAAACAATACATTCATCCCAGCATCATCAATATACAAATTACTACCAACATCCAATGTGTGAATTGGTGATGTATTAGCAATACCCACATTTGAAGTTGTAGTAAAAGCGGTCTCCGCGTTTTGAAACTCTACAAAGTAAACAGTGTTTGCACCCCTACTCATAATATCGTTAAAGTCGGAGGTCATCACAAGATTTCCCAAAAGAGAACCATCACCCTCAAATGAATCAGCCACTACACCACCCCGAACGGTCAATACATTCGCGAGTTCATCATTGACAGAAAGATTACTACCCACATCCAAAGTGCTAGTTGGAGCTATATTAGCAATACCAGCACCTTTCACTGAGACGAAGGCAACTTCTGGATCATTGAATTCTATAGTATCTGTAGCGACGTTACTCACAAACACAGACATACTATTAATATCTTACAATTTTTTTTATTCAATTATTAAACACTTGCTAAATAAATTATCTCTACTTTCTTCTACTGAGTTCTTTACTTTAGGAACATTGAACCCACAATCTCTATAAACTTTGGATCTTTTATAATACATGGCGTTCAATATAGACCAATTATCTATAATGTCATAAATATGAGGAACATTCTTCTTACCAGGTGTTTCTCTCAATATACGACCAACAGACTGCTTTATATCACTCTTAGGTGTAGCCAATATAACAGTGTCAAGGGATGGAATATCTAAACCCTCGTGGGCCTGACTAAATGTTGCAAATATAATAGGCTTCTCGGCAGATTCATTCAATTTTTCTTGCTTCATACCACCCATATATAAACCAGACTTATTGGGAAATCTATTGTGTAAATATTCACAATGGAAACGACGGTCGCTCAATACCAATAATTTACGACCCTGTTTGTAAATATCTCTTACCAAATCCAATATCATCTTATTTCTTCCTGGGTGTTCAACAAGCTCTGTAATCATATTCACAAGGGACAATTTACCATTTCGCTGTAACGGTGGAGATTGTGTGTACATGGGACACTCATACTTAATTGGAAATACCTCCACTTGTTTCTGGTTTTCCCTAAAAGCTGAGAAAAAGGTTGGTCCAATAAACCAATGAAGAACCTTTGTCAACCCGTCTTTCCTTTCGGGGGTTGCAGATAATCCATAAATATGTTTAGGACACAATTTAAACAAACTTTGGGAAAATACTTTAGCACAAATATGATGAGACTCGTCAATAATCATAGTTCCAATAGAATCAAAATCATTTGATTGATATTCCCTAGTTGAAAGAGATTGAAGCATCGCAATAACAAAATCACAATTTGTCTCCAATTTATTTTGTTGAACTCTACCAATTGTTGCATCTGGACAAAATTGTTTAATCTTTTCTTCCCACTGGTTCGCCAAAAATTCTTTATGAACAACAATCATTGTTCTATATTTCAATTTACAAGCGATGGCAATAGCAGTCACTGTCTTTCCAAAACCACAATCTAGGGATAAAATACCATGACCCACCTCAACACCTTTTCTCAGGGCTTCATTTTGAAATGTTTCGTCTCTCAACTTCCCAATAAATTTTACATCCTCAGACATCCTAGAAGGTTCAGGTCTCCTATCTTCTTTGGGAATTCCAAACTTTTCAATCCCAAAATATCTAGGAATACACAAACCCTTCTTTGACTTACGGAACACTTTAAAGGGAGGTGGAGGAAAACTAAACTCATTATTAACTACAGCTCTCACTGTTAATTCTTTTTTTAGCTCTGGTGTTTCAGGAACAATATAACCAGAACGAATGAGCATTATTTATTTTACGATAATATTCTTTATGTTGGAATCATTCGAATTATTTATAAGAGAAACAATATATTTTAAATCAATACCCTTAATTTTGGGAACTAATCCAGTCATATGTTTGGGAAAATGAACTTTTCTTTTTATAAATGCATTCTTCTTTTTTGTGTTATAAATAATAAAATTATTTGAAAAATAACGTTCAAACTCATGCATTTTTCCAATATCAAACCATGTGTACCAATCTTCCATTTTGTTCATCATTAAATCAGCTTTATATTTTTCAACATGTTCATTAAATTTTTTTATACAACATGGATAATTATTTTTGGGAATATATAAATATCTTTCAATCTCATCTTTGTCATTCAATACATAATAATTTCCAAAGTCACATTTAAAATATTTATCTTTGGGACAAATAAATCCCTTGTAAAAATAAAATAAATCTTTCAACATCATACCCTCAAATTTTGTGTCACCCAAACATACTTGTTTTCCAACAATGTTAAAAAATTTCTTTTCACCATTAACTTCTATAACATCTTCTTGAAAATAAGAACGAATAATTGTTATAGAAGATTTTTCTTCATCCATATCAATTTTTTCAATTGAATAACGAGAACAATATTTCAATATATTTTTTTTTAAATTTTCCATACCTGGGGGGCAATTAATTACTATATAACTTTCACATCTCACAAGCTTTGATAAAGGTGGTGGTTTATCAAAAGTTGTTGGCATTTTATATTTAATTACAATAAGGTTGTTTCTTTTAATATCCAGGTATAACCAGAATGATTATCATCTATTTTCCAAATTCCTTTAAAGTCTACAACAAATTCTACTTTGTCACCACGAACAAAACATGATACCCCTTTCAAACCATTCATCTTTACCATAACTCTATTATATCTATATGGAACTTTCACAGTTAATATATTTCCATCCAAGGGATTAAATCTCTGTCTCGGGTATTTGTTTTGCATATGAAAAACTTTAGTTGAAACCTGAGGAGGAATTAATATCCTAATATATTTCCGTTCATTATGAACGTAGAGTGGTTCATAGATTTCTCCTACGAACTTCATTAAGTATGATTAGTATTAAAACTATAAGTATGATAAATGTTGAGACCTTTAAAGGAGTTAATGGTTTTCGGGTTCCAATTTTCTCATTACAAAAATTTCTTCCAACTTCTATAGCTGCCTCAATACTTGAATATGGAGTATTCCTTGGTGACATCATACCACACAACGCAACCTTGGGGTTTTCACCAAAGAATGGTAATTGTCCGTATTCACTCGCAACACCAGAACTTTGTGACATTTTCCAACGATTGTTTTGCCAATAATTACCTGTCGCAACTCTAGCACTTTCTGGTTCGGGAAGACCAAGTTGAGAAATAATTTCCTTGTATAATTTTTCTGGGGGACAAGTTAATATTTCTTCATTCAAATTACACATAACACATGAAACAGTTTTCTTGTCGGGTAATGTAGATGCTAATATGTGCCATCTTGTATTCACAGATGTTTCAACTTCATTTTTTATTTCAACTGGTTTGTCATAATCTAACAAAACATGCAAACATGTGTAGGAACTATATAATAATATTTCTCTAGCATAGGGTCCCCAATTGTTTCCAACAAAAATAGAAGCTGGGAAATTATCAATACATAAAATAATTAAATCATCGGTGACTAATTTATTATTTGAAAATGTAGCTTCAAAACTATCTGGTAAATATTTTAAATCTGTAAGTTCAGTGTTCAAATGTAAATTTATTTTCTTTTCAAGAAGGGACTTTTGCATTGCTAAACCCATTTCCCTACCAGAAACTTTTTGTTCCCATTGGGATGATAAACCAACTTGGTTAAATGATTCAACAAATTCGTAAGCCGTCATCACATCCCAACCAACTCCATCAATGCTATATGTCACATTTGATAATATAAGTTTTCCATTTTCTGACATATTATAAACGGAATTTTTTAAAGATTGTTTTTTATATTTTTCAGGATTTATAAAAACTCTAGAAACTAAACTTGTTAAAGATAAATAATCTTTGAACTCAAAATTTTTAAATAAATATTTATAAAGTTCGGAAGAATCTCTTTTTATAAAATAATCATTCCATTCCATATTCATCTCACTAAAAAGACTTCGTGTGTTTACAAAGGCATTCTTGAAAAGCATCCGTGGGGCATGAAGGTCTCTCTTCTCACCCGCGGGCTCATGCCATGAACCACCCAATACATCTTTCTTTTCATATAAATGAACCTCGTGTTCTGTATTATTTAAAAGCTCCCAAGCGATAGAAACACCCGTTGGGCCACCACCAACTATATGAACTTTCATCTACTATATAATTATATAATTATTGACTGTAAATATATAATTATTTATTGTTTTTATAGAAATTATTTTATTTCAATTTAATAACCATTTTATAAGTATCAGTATTTGGGTCCTTAAATGCAGTCACTCTTTTATCAACAACAGATTTCAATAAACATTTACCTTCTGTTTTGTCAAATGTATACAAGTTACATTGAGTGTTGGATGAACAATTTGCTTGACAGGAACTGGCATCGCTAGTTTGTATCTCGTCAATAGTGTCTCCATCAAAAACATTTACACCCTCAATCTTCAAAAACTGTTCCGATTCAATATTACTTGTTGGTCTTGGCAAACTTTCAATATCTTCAATTGTTTGAATTATATCTTGGGGATATTGTGGTTTAATTAATCTATCCTTGTTATATGGTGGAGCGTATGTAGTGACATTTGAATTATATTCCAAACTATACGACTCAACACCATCTTTTGGCAGGTGGAACTGACAAATATTTCCTTTTGTCAATGTAATGAATTGACATTTTTCAAAGTTAGCGGTGCAATTAGCAGCACATTCTTTAGCAGATTCTGTAATGTATTCTAATACAATATTACTTGTATTAGCTACAGTCCTGGAATATGCAATAGTTGAGTAATCACATTTATCAGCATTAGCAACTTTCCTTTCAGTTTTATTATCTTCAATTGGACACTTATCACCAAGAAAATTGGCAGGTGTTTTAATCTTGTAAGTGCGCTTTACGACACCACACTTACCCTCTTCCGCTTCACTCCATTCACCCCATTCACCAAGGCAATTAACAACCTCACAATTACTCAATTGTTCATAAAGAAAATTCTCCTCAACTGTGTGAGTGTTAGAAGATTTGTATGTTTCACAAAACTTTTTTAATTCTTCCGCTTTTGACATATCCTTTCGTACTGCAGCTCTCGCCAAACCAGGAATATCAAAAGTGGATTTAGGTGTTTTATCATCCTTATCAAAAAAAACATATTGTAATAAAAAAGCCGTTATAATTCCAGCAATTGCCAATAATACAATAAGCAATAAATTGAAATTATTAGATATTCCCATATTACATTACCATGATATTTTTATTCTAAGGCGTTTCTCACCTGGTGTCTTCAATTGGCTTCCCTGTATTGAGAGCTTCAACATCGGGTTCCTCTTGATGTTTTTGTGCTGTGTCCATTACTAACCCTGGACGCGACAACAATGACCTCATCCAAGTTCTCCCTTGGCATGTAGTCAACGATTCGTACATGTCCATCATCAAGGACTTTAATTTCTGGAAAATCTGACTCATTTTCTGACATTTTTTAATTATTATACACCTAATTCCTTTATACTAAATCTTTTTTACGAATATATAAAATTGTGTGGGTGACATGGGTTCTATTTCTAAGAAAATAATAACCTAAGTCGTGGGTGATAAAAATATCAGTAAATAATTAAGATGTCTCTTGCTTCCGTGTTCCAGTTTGCAACAGCTCAACAACTTCATCCTAAGACCCTTGATATTATTAATGAGTTTGATGAGAATGAATTTTCAGATATAATGTATTGGGCATCAAGAGATCAAAATTGTGAAAGAGGTTATGAAAAAACTAAATTATTGATTAATTGTGCCAAACAAAAAAAATGTAATTTATGTGTTTGTTGTAAAGGTTCAATGAAAGGACTTATTCAATCACAAAATTGGAAAATTTTAGATGAAATTAAACCTTATATTGATATAAATGAATTCCACGATGAATTAGATTTAACATATGACTTTGACACTTTCGATAAAACTAAAATTTTTTTACCTAACGTTTAAAGAAATAGTTTGTAATAAAATAAATGAGTATCGAACATAGTAATTGTTTAGATGGAATGAAAAAAATTCCTGACAATAGTATCGATATGGTATGCACCGACCCACCATATTTTTTAGATGGATTGGGAAACGATTGGGATAAAAATAAATTAGACAAAAGAGGTTCTTCTTCAACTGTTACTAATTTACCCAAGGGTATGAAATTTGATCGTAATCAATCTAAAAAGTTCAAGGAATTTTATAATTTAATTTCGAAAGAAGTTTTTAGAATATTAAAACCTGGTGGTGCGTTCATATCTTTTAGTAGTCCAAGATTGTACCACGCTTTAGCAAGTTCTGTTGAAGACCAGGGTTTTGAAATTCGGGATATGTTAGGATGGGTATATACACAGTCACAAGTAAAAGCATTCAAACAAGATCATATTATTAAAAATGATAAAACAAGAACGGATGAACAAAAAAAAGAATTAATTGAAAAATGTTCTAATTGGAGAACACCAATGTTAAAACCTTCGATAGAACCCATGTGTTTAGCGGTGAAACCTATTGAAGGAAGATATATTGATAATTTTGAAAAATATGGAACAGGGTCTATTAAATTGTTCGGACGAAACATTAGTAGATGGTAAATTTCCATCAAATATAATGACAACCCAAGAAGGTGTATTAGACACAACTGTTTTTATGGTAAAGAAACCAAACAAAAAAGAGAAAGGTGAAACAAACACACATCTTTCAGTAAAGCCAGTTGATCTTATACAACATCTCATTCAATTGTTTACAAGAGAAGGTGCTACAGTTTTAGATCCATTTATGGGAAGTGGGACGACTGCCATCGCGTGCGTTAGATCAAATAGACAATATTTGGGTTTTGAAATTAACGAGGAATATGTAAAAATTTCTAAGAAAAGATTAAAAGATGACAGATTGGAATGAAAGTGTAGTTTTGAGATATGATGAAGCTAGGCGTGCCAAATGTTGTGTAGGTTCCGCACTTACAATCATACTAGCTGGATTTTCTAGTGTTATTTTTTTTAGTTTAAAAAGTAAAACGGACGTTTAATTAAAATGATGAGCTTTTGGGGAGACTGGGAACCATTAACTAAAATTGAAAAGGGTATAATTGTTACATTTATTAGCGCTCTATTTATAATGAAATATAAACCTGCTATATAAGTCACTGATTTGGTTTCCTTCTAGGGAAGACCACTCTTCTAATCTAAATCCCGACTTTTCTAATTCACCCCATAATAAATCTTTGTGTGCTATGGGTTCAGACTTTGCACCATCTTTGTAATAAGGTGTATCAATGAGATTCACAAATAACTTTTCTCCGAAACCTCCATAACTTGAACCTTTTGTAATAAAAAAATTACCCATATCATCTTGTAAAGGTGTCTTCATAATAATTTTCTCTGAATCTGGAATAATTCCAATTAACAACCCACCTGGTTTCATTCTTTTTTTGATTTCCCTAATGGACTTGAAAAAAAGATCTGCACTTTGGAAGATATAATGTAAAGAAAAATTAAAACAAATTATATCATATTTTCTGTTTGGACAATTAAATATGTCACCCTCATAGAAATTTACTCTCATCTTCATATTCCTAGCTCTTGATTTTGCTTCCACGAGGGCATCACTTGAGGGGTCGCACATGTTTATATTTACCCCACACTTGTGCCATTTTTGTAAATCACCACCAAAACCACATCCCACATCTAAAATGTGCTGACCTTCTCGTGCCACACTTTGGATGAGTAATCTCTTGGACTCGTTATGATGCTTTCTGATTTCTTCCATTTATTTAATATTATCCAATAGCTTTAATTAGTTGTTCCACCGAGGAATAATATTTTTTTAAATCTCTCAAAAATCTTTTGTTTGACAAACACTTGTCTTTTCCGTCGTTCTTTATGAGCCAGGCTAAATTTGAACGAGAATATTTTGATTCCTTTTGGTGTTGATTTGGTTTCCTCGCAGAAACTTTCTTGACTTGGGTTGCCTTTTCTACTTTTTTGTCTTTTGAGGGGAGGAAACTTAATGTTTGCATGACAACATCTGCCAAATCATCTTTCTTTTTATGACTTTTAAAAAAGTCTACGAGATGACTATTAATGTCATTACTTTCTAAAAATTGTTGACATCTTTCTATGGCAGCTTTCTTTCTTCTATTGTATTGTGTCTTTCCACCACCAACAATATCTGGAATTTTAAATTTTGCGTCGTAAATAATAACTTCTGCTTCGGGGCGTTTACACAAAAAGTATGTATGAAGCATGTGTTCCACAGATTTCATTTTTTTATTTTTACCTGGCTGTTTCTCAATCAATATAATATTTGATTTTAGAATCCAAGGTAATCCATCTAAATATCCAACCATATTCTTGAAAAGTCCAATATCTGATTCCATGGGAACACCCCCTACGGACCATTCAACAATCTTGTTTTTCTTTTCCTCGTCAATGAGGACCATAGCCAAATTAACGATGCCGACATCTATGGATAGTATCATATATAATTAAAGAATTTTAAGTCTTTAATACACTGCTTTCATCAAGCTTGATTGTCTCGTCCGTGTCCAGAAAAATAACCAAATAGTAAATAACATATATAAATTATCTAGAAGCGGCGGCAGACTTCATTGCGTTTTGTCCACCTGGTGACAATGCAACTCTCATTATAGCAATAAATAGAATACATAATGCGATGCTCAAACCAATCCAGACCCACTTAGCGCTACCCCCGAATGCCCTTTGAAACATTTCACCAAATGATTCAAAAATTCCTTTGTCTTCTTGTTCGGTTTCGGTGTCTAATTTATTAATAACTTCATTAAGTGTCGCGTCATTGACGAATGCATCAACTAAGCTTTCCATGACAGCAGTAGAGATTGTAGATGCTACAATATCCTGTTTTACATCTATTGGTGCATTACAATTTATAATTTTAATTCTACCACTGGTAGTTTGAATAGATTCAGCCGCAACTGTTTGAATATTTTCCATTTGAAATGTTCTTTCAACAATGTTTTCAATAGACTTGTTCAATTCGGCTTGGAAGTCCTGTTTGGCACCTGGTTTTAAACTTAAGTAACCAGATGTACTCTTGAGGGTATCATCAGCTGAATTAGTAATATCATTTGTTACATCTGTAGTCATTGTTGCCATATTTTCAACAACTTGGGTAGCATCAGAAACTGTTTCCGCTGTAATGCTTTGGGCTACATTAAGGGGGCAACCTGGGTTCATATTTTCAATTTCAATGTCTAAACTGGCAACTGCGCCACTTGTAGCATTAACTTTTTGTGAATTTTTTGAACTTGATTCAAATACATTTTTACTTACAGCATCTAAATTGAAAACTTTCTTTACTGCTTGCTTTGCGTCACAACCTGTGCCGAGTAATCCAAGGGCACACCAACCCATTTTTGGTATATGATGAACTGAGAAAAAAAAGTAGATTGCAATTGTCCAGTTGGTTATGCATATAAAAAACCAATCCAGGCAAGCCAGAAAGACAAGACTTACTACTAGATAAAAAATCTCCGCTGAATACAAATGAGTAAAACTGTATTTAATTGGAGAACCCTCCTTCTAGCTTTTATTGTTCTTGCTGTTATGAATATGTTTTTGAAATCCTGTAAGAAGAGTTACTTGGAAGGTGACGCCGCCCCAGCTCCCTCTATTGATGCAACCAAAAAAGAATTAGAGAAATATTTGTTTGAAAAGAAGGAACATATTTCAAAACTCCGAACAAATATATTGGGTCGTTTCAAAGTCATTACCCCAGACCAAGCTACATTAAAAAATGTTGAAGAACACATAACAAGAAATGATTATGATGGACTTGTCATGATATTAAATTCTTTGTAATAATTAAGAATGGTCAACAAGACTGTGACACAGGAAGAATCAGGTCAGTACTTTCGTAGTAAAACTAAGAAAAAACAGACATGTTCAGCCGTGCCAGGGGACTGTGTAAGAAATACAGTTTCTTCTAAGGGTCGCTCAGACTGTGCTACTAAATGTATCAATAATACTGAAGAAGTTCGTAAAGCTTTGGGTGGAAGACGATGCTTGGCTTATAATTTTTCATACAAAGATAGAGCTCACGACAATTCTTGGGAAAATCCTCGAGAAGACAATTCTGCTTTCTGTGAAGTGAGTAGCCGAGCTTATTGGTCTGGTCAATGGCATGGGAGTGGTATAGGGAGTAAAAGACGCTACACCGCTCGTATTAAGGATGATAGACCAAATCGTCCAACCCCCGAGGATAAACGAAAAGGATGCTACGCAGAAGTTTATGAAGAAAGAAACCAGGAACACTGGAATCATACTGCATCAGAGGGCAAAGATTATGATTTTGAAGATTGGAACAAAAATAGGAGTAAATCAGTATCTGTGAAGGGGTGTGTTGGAAATGCCGCGGTTTCTTTTTGGGATGAAGGTGGTAATCGTGCATTCTTGACAAGTGATGGAGATTTAAATCATTTGGGTTTAAATGCTGCAGAAAATAAAATTGCAAAAGTTAAATTTCATGAAATTAAAAAACATGATCCCGAGACAGAACTTAGGGAAGATATTACTATATTTGGATTGACCGATAGTAATAATTTTGATAATCCAGATAGTGGTGTAATTATTGATAAATCACGAAGAGATAAAATACCACTCTCCAAAAAGTTAGATGATACAATATTGAAAGGGGATCCATGTCCAGGTGGTGAAATGTATTGGAAAGATGCGAATACTGTTCGTTGTATTTACAAAAAAGCTGATTTTGATTCTAAAGCGACTGAGTTGGATACAATTACTTCAAATGAAGACAGAGACCCACGAAAGTATATGTATGAAAAATTAGTAGATACATATTGCGAAGACACCGATAATTTTTATAAAGTTATTGGCAAAGATAATAAAAAATGTTCTCAGCGTGGTGAAGCAAAGGAACAGGCATACAAGTATTGCAGTGAAGATATTGAAAGAATGGGAAATGATAAAAAAACATGTAATTTAGATGTGTTGGGTCAGGCTAATTTTGATGATTTGGGGACAATGTATTGTGAAAAACACCCCGAAGACAACTTCTGTAATTGCTATAACACTTTGACACCAGATCTTTGTGATAATAATCCAGATGCTGCGGGGTGCAAAGAATCTCTTGATCAAATTGAAGGAATGAAAGATTTAGTTGGGGAAAGAGCATACAATTTATTTAAACAACAAAAACAATGTTTTGTTTGTCCCTCAAGTGAATTTATTCCTGAAAATGCGTTAGAAGGATGTTCTAGAAATATTCAAATTTGTGGTGTTCCAATTACTGTTGGACAAGCCACTGGAACTAGCATTCAAACAAGTTGTAATTTTGAAGATACTCCATCAACTGATACTGATGCTGATACAGGATCTGACGCTGGTAGTGCTGGTACTCCCTCCTCATCAAGTCCCTCATCAACTCCTTCATCAACCCCAAGTGGTAGCGGAGCCGAGGGGGACGACGAAGACGAAGACGAAGACGAAGACGAAGACGAAGACGAAGGTCTTAGCATGCAAGTGAAGATTGGTATTGGTTTGGGAGTTTTCATTTTTATAATTTTAATTATTTTCGCCTTAATGATGACAAGATAGACTTAAAGATGTTTAACTAATTAAAAATAACATGGAAGGTGTGTGTTGTTGGTGGTGTTGTCATCGATATGAAAGTGAGACTTTAAAGCTTCCTTACCATTATGATTATTTACGGAATAAATATGTCACCGAAGGTTCGTTTTGTTCGTGGAGTTGTATGAAATCATATGCCATAAACAAATACGGAGTAAATAAAGGTGGTATTATTTGTGGGAACATAATTACAATGCGTAAGAAAATGTATAACATAATAGGTTCAGTCAGAATGGCTCCAAATAGGTATATGTTAAAAATGTTTGGTGGTCCCATGACGATAGAAGAGTTTAGGGAAAATACACAAGTTGATAAAGCTAAACCTAAACAAATAGAAACAATGGAAAAGGTGGATAGATTAATTCCTATTATTTCAAACACAAAGAATAAGATGTCTGAAATAAAGAATGCTACGGGTTCAAATGATACTCTCAAACTCAAACGAAATAAACCGTTGAAGAGGGAGCAAAATGACTTAGGAGCTGCATTGGGGTTGATCGTCAAACCCAAAACCTAGTAAACGAACTTGTTTACTTGTAGGCCTAGAAATAGGTGTATTGCCTTTATCGCTATACACCCATTTCTCTCCGTCATATGCCATCCAACTTACTTGGTATTTTTCAATTTGTCTTCGACATAAAACGCAAGGAATAGATGTTCCAATCGAACCATCAGATCTCCTACGAATTATAACCATTCTCCCGTGTTTTCTTTTTAACCATTTTGAAAAATTATTATTTGGAGAGTTCTTCTTCCGAAACTCGTGATACAACCTGTTAAGTAATAGCCTTTCTGCACAGCAGTGGCAGGTGCTTGTAATCGCATCACGAGTGGGACCCTTTCAGCGGCGGCTGCGATTTGCACATGAAACTTTGAACGGTGCAATAACCCATTTTGGTGATTATACTTTTACATGGAACTATTTTTTTAAATGACAATTTGCACAACAAATTTCATCATGAACATAAGCACACACAGGACATTCGTTATATAAAGTTTTATTCACAACTTTGTGAGGTTGGTGAAGTTGTTTAACACTGTAAATGCCATGCTTAGCCATGTACTTCAAACTTGGAAACTTCATATGAATAATATATGTCTCCAATGTTTATACCTTTCCACAACATAACAATTCTTTTAATTTCTTGCTCGCGTTTAATGTCAACATAAGGCTGTCAACAAGGTTGGGAACGAGGGACAATAACAATATCTCCATATCACTGTCTTGTTCTTCGTTGCCGTCAATATTTTTAATGAGTTTAGTCAAGATGGAAAGAATTATCTCTTTTCGTTCGTCCTCAGTTAATTTCTTGTACTTGTTTACTTCTGTGAAAAGCATCATCACGTAAGTGCACATGTTTCCCTTGTTAATACCCTCTGTCTCAATCTTATCTTTGAGACCCTCATAAACAACCATAATTCTCTTTGTATCCAGCTTGTCCGCGTGCTGAAGTAAAAGTCCCTTCATTCTATAAATATAATATCAGGATATATAAAAATGAAAGGAGAACAAACGCTATTTCTCATTGCATTTTTCCTTGGTTCATTGAAACTTGTTGATTACTATAAACAGGTATTAGACACCAGGGATGTCTCAGATGTATCAATTAGTTATACAGTATTAGGTATAATATCAAGTATTATATGGTTATTTTTCTCAATGCAACGAGGTGCAAATATTGTTGCAGCGGGAACTTCACTTATAATCGCACTAGAGATGTATATACTTTATATACTACTCGAGCGAGAAATCAAACTCGGTCAATTGAAACCTAAAAAGGCTGATGAAGAGGTGGATGAAGATTTACAAACACCTATTTAGGCGTTTTGTTGGACTGGACCACCTCTACGATACATGGCTAAAGAAAGAAGGAACACAATAGAAAAACCTATAATATAATAAATAGCGTTCATCTTTTCTTCTTCTGTTGCTTCACAATCCTTTAGGGTCTTAAAGAACATACCAGCACCAATTGTACCGATAAGGCTAAGAAGAGCCATGAAGATTGGACCATTAGGGTTCATAAACTTCAAAATAAGAATTGTTGTCGCCATTGTAGCCGCAATAATCAAAGAAGCACCCCAATAACGCTTAAAGTGTTCATCTTGGGGAGTTCCCTCGTCACAACCAGCGTGCATTGCGAGTGCCTGTAAATTCATGTATCCATAAGTTGCAGCCGTGACAGCTACTAAGACCACACTAATTAGGTGCATATCCATACCATCACTCATGGTTAATGTTTAATGTATCCAAATATTTTAATTATCAATCATGTCTTTGATTAAGCTTTCAATATTATGCTTGGGGTTCCAACCAATGTTTTGCACCTTGGTTGAATCACCCACCAATAAATCAACTTCACATGGTCTGTAGAATTTCTTTGAAACTCTTACAATAACTTTACCATCACAAGTTCCAACTTCATTCTCAGCCTCACCAGACCAAGTAATTTCCTTGTTCATTTGCTTACAACACATATTCACAAATTCCCTGACAGAATATGTTTTACCAGTGGCAACAACATAATCATCTGGGTTGTCTTGTTGAAGCATCATCCACATGGCCTCAATATAATCTAGGGCGTGACCCCAATCTCTCTTGGCATCCATGTTTCCAAGTTCAAGATATTCCTGTTCTCCCGCAAAAATATTCTTCAACGCCGTAACAATCTTCTTTGTCACAAAATCAATACCACGACGAGGAGATTCGTGGTTGAAAAGAATACCCGCAGAAGCATGAATACCATAGGATTCACGGTAGTTCTTCACCAACCAATGAGCAGCCATCTTAGAAACACCATACACGGAACGGGGGTAGAATGGAGTTGTTTCCTTTTGTGGGATTTCCTGAACCTTACCAAACATTTCAGATGTAGAAGCTTGATACACACGGAATTTCTCTGGGTGCTTGTTTTGTCTCACAGTTTCAAGAATGTTTAGAATACCCAAAGTATTAGCTTCAAATGTATATTTTGGACAATTGAAAGAAACACCAACATGACTTTGAGCCGCCAAGTTGTAAATCTCAACGCGGTCATAGTCTTCGCAATCTTGAATCATTTTGTGAATAATTGGTTGGTCCAATATATCACCCTCGTAAATTTTAACCTTGTCAGGATTAATCTTTAGATTACTACTACTCAATGGGTAGGTACAACGACGAATAAGACACTTAACATCGTATCCCTTTTCCAATAAAAATTCAGATAAATATGAACCATCTTGACCAGTTGGACCAGTAACAATAGCAGCTTTATTCACCATATTAAAGAATATAGGTCTTTATTCTTTAATATGCTCGTTGAAATATCTAAAGGGGAACTCATTGACAAAATAACAATCCTTGAGTTGAAATTGGATTACATCAAAGATGAAGCTCGCCTAGCAAATGTTAAGAAAGAATATGAAATCCTAAAAGAATTAGATTTCGAAACACCACACAGAAATGAACTCAAACAAGTGAATTCTATTTTATGGTATGTTGAAGACAGGTTGAGAATTTTAGAAAAGGAAAAATGTTTCAACGAAGAATTTATCACAAAGGCGAGAATGGTTTATTTTTTCAATGATGAGAGAGCTGTTATTAAAAAGAAAATCAATTTAGAAGCGGGTTCAAACATTATTGAGGAAAAGAGTTATTAGATAAAAGTCCAAAGATCAGCGCTGCATAAAGTTTTTGTATTCTTTTCGGGGAAGTAATCATGGGCACCAATATTCAAATGAAAAAAATTATTTGATTTGTTCCCAATTTCCATAATCTCAACTAACCAATTATAACTTGAATTCATCATATGCCTTTCCTTTGCATTTTCAATTATTGTCAAGTAATCGAAAATGTTAAAATCATCGTATTCATATGTTCCATCTGGTAAAGCCTTTGAAACAATAGGTCTATAAATTTCCTTTTCAGAACCATGAATTTTTATCTCTCTCCCTCTTTGTTTATCATCATGAACAAAAATATAAGGTTTGTCGGGAGGTAATAGTTCCCTAGATTTATCCCTAACAATCTTAAACTTTTTATACATTGTATTAGGATTAAGACCAGCTTGAATATACATCATGGCAACCCAATTAATATATTCTGAGTATTTACCCATAACCAAATCAGAAAAAAGTTGATGAGGGGTTCCGTGAACTCCAAGCTTCAAAACACGACCTTTAGCAAATTGCATCATATCAGCTGTATGGCACGGTCCATTGACAGGAACCACAACGACTTTAGATCCAAGGTCTCTATACATAAATCGGACACTGGGGACGTGCGACTTCTTAGCATAAATTTGAACACAATCTTCAATCTCTGCGAAATGGCGAACAAGTCCATTGATGACTAATTGATCGCCAAGGCCAAGGTGATTGAGGATTGTCAACATGATTTGACAATTATTAAATTAAAAATGACTTAGGTCTTTAATTTTTATTATTTTTTATTCTTCATCTACAAAAGTCCAAACATCATCTGAAAATACTTGTTTGACAATGCTTGGTTTATAATATTTATGAGCCACTGTTGTATGGAAAAAGTTTGTTTCCTTCTTACCCAATTTCATAAGTTCAATGAACCAATTATAACTTGAGTTCATGCAATGCACTTCTTTTGCATTTTCAATGATTGAAATATAATCAAAAATATTTGGAACATTTGATTCAAAATATTCTTCTCTCAAATTAGTCAATTTACTGTGAGGTTTGAAAACCTTAAATTCTGTATCAACATTTATAACTCTACCTCTCTCGGGGTCATCATGAACAAAAATGTAAGGTTCTTCTGGTGGCTTAAGTTCTCTTTCTGGTTCTCTTATAAGTTTGAACTTTGTTCTCATGTATTCGTGGGGAACACCTGCTTGATTATATACTACCGCTGACCAATTAGATATTCCCTCTGTTTGCGTCCATTTTGCCCAAGTGTGGTCATCCATTCCGTATGTTGAAAGTGGAATTATTCTAGAATGGTTTCCGCATTTATTGTGATATTTCCAAACTTGTTGCCATACATGTTGAGGCTGAGTTGTCTCAACAAAAATAAAATCAATTTGGTCTCCCAAATCACGATACATGAAACGCATCAATATTTCATGACAAGTCTTTGCCACCACAACAACTTTACCATCTTCCGCGAAATGTCTGACCATACCATTTAACATAATAGGCATCGCCAATACCCATATGGTTCAATAAAATCTTCACCATCTATCTTTAATTGTTCCAAAAACTTTATGTATCATTTCGGTACTAACAAATTGACTATTTCCCACATACAACCCACACTCATTTAACCTTTCGGCATTTGGAACCTTGACTGTATCCTTCCATTTTTCCAAGAATGGGTGAAGCAATAAATTACCCGCAACAACTGGTCTTGTTTCAACTTCCAAGTCATCCAATATTTTCAACAACTTTTGTTTATCTTCTCGGGACTTACAAATAAATGGAAAACAGAAACTACTATTTCCCTCATCGTATGGTGGAACATAAAATTTATCTTTGTCCAAGTTGTCAATAAAATATTTATAATTCTCACGACGAATTCTAATACTCTCATCCAATCTCTTCAATTGTTCCAAACCCAAAACAGCATTGAATTCTGTGCTTCTAAAGTTGTAGCCATCTGTCAAGAACAAAAACCGTGGATCTAAGTTTGGAAACATTTTTATGTTATATTCATAATTTTGGGGTGAAAGATTTCTAGCCATGCCATGACTTCTCTTCAATTTCATGAGTTCGTAAAGATTATCATCATCTGTGCAAACCATTCCACCCTCCACAGTTGTCATGTGATGACCATAGTAGAAACTAAAAGTGCTCCCCGTTCCACAACCTCTCTTTGTCCCATCGGGACCTGTGAGACCGTGGGATTCACAAATGTCTTCCAAGAATAGCGCGTTAGGGTATTTTTCTTTGAGAGCCTCAACTGGTGCGTTGAGACCAAGTAAGTGGGTGATGAAAACTATTTTAATATCTTCGTCAGGTAATTTTGACACATCAAAACTAAATGTCTCAAAGTCTATATCAACAAATACTGGTTCCAAGCCCACTTGGAAAACGGGGGCAACATTGGTAACCCAGGTGCAAGCTGGGACCAAGACGCGAGATCCATCTGGGATGTTGTAAAGCTCCTTAACAGCTGCCAATAGCAAAAAGTTAGCAGTGCTCCCAGATGTAACAAAGAGAGAGTTCTTACAACCCAACCAGTCTGACCACGCCTTCTCAAATTCTGCGACCTTCTTACCATTGGTGTATTTATCAGTAGAGTTAATAAAGTCTATAAGTGTTTTTTTATCTGACGAAGTAATCGCGTCGTTCATTAACGGCCACCACATCTTTAAGTATTTAGGTATTTATGTCTTTAACCCAATTGCTTGTAAAATTGATCTTGTTTGTCCTGCTTCTCAACTGACTTTATATGCCACAAACCAATAAGTGGATTTGCTTCAAGACTAATCGCCTTTTCAAAACCCTCAACTTTCTCGTGAAGGCTTTTACTCCAACGGATAGATGACTTATTTCGGAAGATGCGACCTTGGAAATCTGGCCAATTAATAAAACCAGCTTCATTGATTGTGAAATTGCAGTTTTGAAGCCATTCACCAGTTGCGCCTGGGCAGATGTTCATTCGTGGAATGTAAATACAATCACAACCTGTTTCCATTATTGGGGTTCGCATATTTTGAATAAGTGGTTCTTGTGGAATTTCATCCGCATCAATCATGAAAATAAAATCACCCTTGCATTGGTCGATGTGGTAATTGCGATGAGCTGCAAAATCACCATCATGTTCTCTGTAACAGACTGAAATAGTGTCAGCAAATTGTTCCAAAACTTTCTTTACTTCAGGTGTTTCTTTTCCAGAATCAACCAAAACATTAATATCATCAGTGCTTTCTTTTACTTTCACAAGAAAAGACAAAAGAGAATAAAGTTCCTTTGTCTTCGTTACAGACCTCAACGGCATACGTAAAAGTTGGTTGTTCCTTGATCTCCATTATACAGATTAAAGAGTTCAATACTTTAAGTATTATAATGAGTGCCTTTGAACTTAAATTTTTGGAAGTTGCTCGCCTTATCAAGAAAAGTGTATTACCACAAAAAACTAATTTGAAAAAGTTTAGATTGGGGGAACAACGAGATGGTGGTTATGTTGTAGCAGAACTAGAGGATGATAATTATGATGCACTTTATTCTTATGGGTGTGATGATAATATTACATTTGAAAAGGCTTTCCATGATAAATATAAAAAACCTTGTTATGTTTATGATCCATTCAAGGGTATAACTGACAAACCAGATTTTATTGAATATTTTGAAGAAGGTTTGGCTCACACTAATTTTATTGACAAAGATAATCGTAAATTTGGAACAATTGATGAACATATTCAAAAAAATGGTCACACCGAAAGTAAAAATCTTATGGCACAAATTGATGTTGAGGGTTCGGAATGGAATGTTTTGGCAAGTGAAATAAAAAATTTAAAAAACTTTTCACAACTTTTGATTGAATTTCATATGCCAATAATGGGTGATCAATTTCTTAGAATGGAACCATTTATCAAAGATGTTTTTGAAAAATTAAATGAAGACTTTTGTTTGTGTCCATTTCCACGGAAATAATGCTCCTCTTCAACCATGGTTAGATGGATACTTCCCAAGAATGTTTGAAGTCACTTATGTGAGAAAAGATCTTATCAAGGAACATTCACTTGAAACTGAACCATCCCCCATGGAAGGTCTTGACTACGCATGTGCAACTGATAGACCCGATATTATTGTAAATTATTGGTTAAACAAAAGACTCTATGATTAATAAATATAATGTTTGGAAAAATTATTGGAAGATTTTTTTTGGAACCCCATTGTGGTTTAAAAGGGGATAATGAAGAGGGAACAGTCACTGTTTCTGAATTGGTTGAAACATTTCTTTTGTGGTCACATTGGAAAACCCAATTAAATAGAAGTTTTAAAAAAATTAAATTATTTACAATGTTTGAAACAACAGATGTTCATCCAGGTATTATAAAATCAATGAAAATATTTGATGAGGTTATTGTTCCATATGATTACCTGAAAGAAATTTTGGTAAAACATGGAGTTAATGCGGTATCCCTAAACTGGTACACATCTGATTTAATTAGAATGAAACCATTTGTTGTTCCCAAAGTTATGGACAAAGAAAGAAAAATATTTTTGTATGTCGGAACAAATGATAAAAGAAAGAATGTTACTACCCTAACAAAAGTTTTTGCTAAAGCTGCGGAGGGAACAAATCATTTATTAATTGTTAAGACAAACAAAGAAGATGAATTGACACAAACAAAAAATATTCAAATTATAACTGAAAAAATTTCATTAGAAAGACTTGCAAGTTTGTATAATTTATGTGATTATGTCATTTCATTTACAAGAGGAGAAGGGGTTGGATTACCAATGTTAGAAGCAAATTATTTTGGAAAACCAGTTATATGTCAAGACCAAGGTGTTTTTAGGGATGTAAAGAAAGAAGTTAAATCAGGGATGGATTACTTTACCTGCGAAAGAAATACCTATTGATTTGGAAGGAGTTCCAGAATTTTTACATGAAGTATTTTATGGAACTTGGTTTGATGTATCAGAACAAGATGCCCTTGGAATAATAAAAAATATCCTTTTAGATTAAGATGCTCTTAGCAGTTAGTACTTATTATAATAAATATATACATCCTATTAAATACTAGAGAGCCTAAAAATTTTAGAGACGTCAAGGAGCGTTATAGAACTTTGAGAGAACATTTAGCAAACCATGAAAAACCAGAGTTCCGTAAATTGTCCCAAGAGATTACATTAGGTTGCTCACCAAGAACAATATTTCAGGACACTTGGGTATAACACAAATAAGGGTTATGAAATCGGTTTATGTATCGATGGTTCCCCAAATGAGATAATGCACGTCCTTCTTCATGAACTTGCCCACTCAACTGTTCCAGAATATAGTCATAGTCATAACTTTTGGGAAAAGACAGACGAACTCAAAAAGATCGCCAATGAAATAGGTGTTTATACACCCATTAATAATAAGACAAGATTTTGTAAGGCTGTCATCCAGGATAATTAAAATATTTACTTAACTTAAAGTCTTACAATGGCGGGTATGGATATGAACATTGTGAAAATGGCTGTCACTTGGACTTTTGTAATGTTCACTATATTGGCTCAGAATGTCAGGGATGGTTTTGCTTTTAATACAATTTGGATGGCATTTGCTATTCCAATGTTTCTTCGTTTTGTTTTATCAGGTGAAATCAATAAATTTTTGAATGTTGAATGGAGTTTCCTATTTATGGTCTGTCTATTCACTGGTGCTCTCACTTTTGCGTTTTCTCTTGTGAACCCAGACCTCGCTGATGGTCTTAAGAATTTCGGTAAAAATAAGAAAAACACAGCTAAAGTTATTGGATTGTTTTCTGGTATGTTCATGTTCTGTCTTTTGATGGCTGGATACGTTTCTTCTGATCCATTCGTTAAGGAAACTGTTGAAGTTGTGTATAACAATTCAAACACTTCACCCTTATTCAATAAATACATTTGAAAAACAAATAAAATTAATCTTTCAAAAATATCTTTTCAAATTGATAAATTAAGTAAAATTATTTACTTTTTGAAAACATAACGCTGAAGAATGAAATAAACAACGGCGGCAACCATACCAGTGGCAGCGAGACCAACAGCTGAGCGACCACCCATGTCATTCATAAATCGTGGAACTGAGGATGAAAGTTTTTCTTGAACTGGTTTGCTAATAGCAATAGCGGCACAGATACCAACGAGTAGGGCTTCCATTTGGTCGTCAGTCAAGTTAAATGGGTTTTTGTTTGGTGGTGGGTTTGGTGTTTCATTTGTTGGGGTGGCACCAAAAGCTGGTGGGTTTTGTGGGGCAACATTTTGAAGTCCTTGCATGCGTGGATCAACACTTGGAGCTGGTGGTTCCATAAGACTAGTTCCTGGGGTTCCACCTGAACCATAAGAATCAACAATATCGGAAATTGGAGTAGCGTCCATTTGTATTTGTTGTTTATTTATATTTTTTTCTTCGAATTTCGCATCCACTGGCGGAGGTGGAGACATATTAGGTATATCTGGACCAAGTGTCTTATCTTCTTTTGTTGGAACTAAAGTTTCAGGTGGTGGAATATAAGCATTCAAAGGAACCATTCCATCATCACTCATTCCTAAATTCAATGTATCCATTTAGTAAATACTTACTTTTTATGAAAAATCATATAACGCGTGCTGGTGTTTTATTTTGTCTTTGAAATTGTAATCCCCGTTTTTTTAGAAATAGCCTTTTTTACAGAGCTAGAAGACGACGCCGTGTCATATTTAGGATTGTAGCTTTTCTTATGCAAATTCCAAAATGTAGGAGAACCAACTCTAAATTTGGGAGCTGGACTTTTCGCCTTATACCAACGTACACAGTCCTCTATTTTATTCGATTTAACGGTATTATCAAGAACAAGACATTCATAATTTTCAGTACAAGCATCCATTGTTTTGCTAAATAGGTCAAAATTTGGGAATATACCAAAGAAATTTTTCCATAATTTCTCTCTATTCGCAACAATGTTCTCACGGAGAATAAAAACATAGTCTATATTTGCTCTTAACGCGGGTGGTAAGTCCATACAATATTGCATAGAAAGCATAAAAAATATCTTAGCGTGCCTACCATTTAAAAATATTTCTCTCATAACGGTTTCTTTCAAAAATCTATTATCGTACATACAATCGTCAATAAGTAAGAATGTTGCAATGTTTTTCTTTTTGGGATCTTTAATTAATTTCTTCTGTCGTGTCATTACCCTTTCAATTGCTTCTTTATCAAACTCGTTATAAATAAATAAATCAGGCACAAAATCTCCATAAAATTTATTACATTCTTCTGTTGCTGATTGAACTATCCCAGTGGGTATATGTTTTTTGTAATTCATTATGTCCCTAATCAAATATGATTTTCCTGTGTTTCTCTTACCGATAAATACACAAATTCTATCATCACCCATTGTCCTAGGGTCAAATTTCTTGAGTTGTAAGTTAAGAGATGACATCTTACTAATGCATTCCGTTTTTTTTATCAAATTTTTACTCACATACTATAGTAGATGAGTCTGAAGCTCGCAGCTAAAGGTGTCCAAGATGCCTGGTTTGTCGGAAATCCTCAGATGTCGTATTTTTTTATGAATTACAAGAGACATTCTAAATTTTCTCTAGAACAGAAGGAACTTCCTTTCGATGGAGAACGTACATTTGGTAAAGAACTCTTCTGTGATATTGGATATTCCCATGGAGATTTAATAAAAAATTTAGCTTTACGATTGACAATGAATGATATTCAAGATGATGATTACCCAGAAACTGTAAAGGGTAGAGATGGAATGACATATGTTCAGAACATCAACTTACCTTATGTGCCATCTATGTTCACAGAACTTGTAGAACACGCTGATTTGATGATAGGTAATCAACTTATTGAAAGATTACCAGGGGAATATATTTATATTCACCAACAACTAAACAATAGTGAAAATGATACAAAAAAATCATTGAAAAAAATCAATGGTCATGGAGACTTTATTGACAATTTTGAAGATGATGCATTAGATGATGTATATGAAACTATTACTACATCAATGGATGAATATAACTCAAATACTTTCAATACATACATCCTAGATTTACCATTCTATTTTTTCAGGTCTCCAGAACTTTCTATACCCGTGTGTGCTATAAAAAGACAGAGGGTTAGTGTTAGAGTAAAACTTCGTGAATTCAATGATATAGTTTTTGGTGGAAAAAGAATAAATAGACATACGGGAAAAGAAGTGACTTCCCACATTCAAAATATTTCTCTTGAAGCAACTTTTGGATTTTTAGAAGAGAGAGAGAAAAATTATTTAATGACGAGACCCATGGACTATGTTATTACACAAGTGCAATATGCACAATTTGTAATGCCTTATCCCCAAAAGAAAAGAAGTGTCATGCTAAATTTTAAACACCCAGTGAAAGAAATGTTTTTTGTTGTTCAAAACAACGCTTACAAACAATTTAATAATACCCTAAGGTTCCAAGAACTAAAAAGAGTTGAATTAAGATTTAATAATCAAGTTGTATTTGGTGGTAATAGAGAATTCCTTGTGTACGATCAACCCACAGAACACCATGTTAATATTCCAGAACAAAGAACAATGAGATATAGATACAAACATAATGAATTTATTGAATTTGATACATCGTCTGAATTTGGAATGTATAGTTTTGCATTAGAACCAGAAAAAACATATCCAACAGGACAAGTTAATATGAGTCGCATCATTCACCAAATGCTTACAATTGAAATTGAACCAGAAATTTCTGATGTTTATTGCCCCAAACTATATGGACATGTTTTCCCAAAATCTGATGCAGCAGAGGGTAATGTTCCAATCTTATTAAGATATTCCATTGGTAGAGAATCACCACCTGTGAAATCTTATTGTATAAATAAGGACAATAATGTAAGAGTTTATGCAGTAAATTATAACGTTCTCAGGGTGGCAAGCGGATTAGCTGGTTTAAAATTTTAACTGTTAGTAGTAGGAATGGCTGGTCGTCTTCAAATTGAAACGGTTGGAAAACAAGATAAATTCTTGACAGATGACCCAGAATTCAGTTTTTTTAATCAGGTTCATAAAAAACATACACACTTCTCAAGACAAAATATAAGAATTGAATCGCCAAAACCATTAGAATTCGATCAAATTCTTAGATATAGGATTCCACAAAACCAAGGGGATCTTTTAACAAAAATTGCATTTGAATTTGAAATGGACCCTGTTATTTTATTTAATCATGGATATGTAGATTCATTTGGACATGCATTATTTGATTATATAGATTTATACATTGGGGGTGTTCTCGTTGAAAGAGTAAATACAGATTATTTACAAATATTTTCAGAACAATCTATTACACAAACAAAACAATATGGTCTCTCTAAAACACTAGGAAAATCTGTCATTCAAGATTCTACAGATGATTACACGAATCAATACGCAGTTGTAAATTACAATAGACCACAAAAATTTATTGTCAATGTTCCATTTCACTTCTACCAAAAACCAGAAATAGCCATACCAATTTGTGCTATAAAAACACAAGAAGTTGAAATTGAAATAAAAACAAGAAAACTTGAGGAACTTATTCTCTCTAAAGCTTTTACAAAATTTGTATATCCAACTGTCCCATACCAGGCAGCATATAATTTAAATACAAATCAAAATATTTTAGATATTAGATATATCCCAAATTTAGATACAAACCAAAAAGATGGAACAACTTTTGGTGGTATTGGTATGATTACATCACAATTAAGAATTATGAATAGATTAACACCATATATATGGGCTCACAGAGGGGACAGACTTGAATATTATGGGGTAAGTACTAAATATGTAAGGGAAAGTATTGCACATTTAACAATAGAATCTATTGCTTATACAAGGTTCCAATCAAACTTTTTATATAGACAAAATGACCCAGCTTTACCAGAAGAACAAAGAATAACAAGTGGTAGAATTATTGGAACTGGGACACAATTCCACTCAAAAGGAATGGGTGTAGCCACAACTCCCAAATATAACCAGTTTTACATTGGAGATCCAATAGAGGGAATGGCGCGTTCATATATCAATAATGATTTACTTTATGAATTAGATATTGGTATTGGATATGGTCAATCAGTAGGTGTAGATGATGAAGGTGAAATTGCAGCCTTTGGATTTACAAGTAACATAGACCCTGCACACATAACAACATTTGAAAACACTATAAAAGTTGTAGATTATACAGATCCCCAAAATCCATTTGTTTCTAGAACACTTACAGCTAGTGATTCAACCGCACAATTAAGATATGTTAAAGTGTCAGGACACGGAAAAAAGGTTGGGGCATTTGATATTGTTAATAACCGTTTATATGTTTTTGATATAGAGACTGAATATACAAGAGAGGCTATTATAACTGGTTTGGATCCCAACACAAAATTTGACTTTTCATATGATGGTTTAAAACTAGTTGTGGGTTTATATTCACAATCACAATATAGAACATATGGATATGATAAAAGTACCGCTGTATATTCATTAGGTATAACAAAAGATGTTTATAATCCCCTAGGAAATTCGCTTCATGTAGCAATGTCTAGGGATGGAAATATAATTTATTATTCACAAGATTATTCAATTAAAACAGATTCATTACAAGTTCTAGATGAAGTAAAAGTAAAAGATTTTAAACTTGTTGCAGATTTTATACTTTTAGACAAGTATGAAAAAAATATAGTTGAGAATACATGTAGGGATTACGCATTTACACAAGTTCAACAAGCGGATAATCAACTCATTCCCTTGGGTGAATACGATTGGACTATGAGATCTAATTTTATAAATCCAATAAAAGAGTTCTATTTTGTTTTTCAGTGTTTAAGATTTAGTAATGACCAAATATTGTCTGCATGCAATTATGATAATATTGGAAGAGAAATAGATCACGAAGATAATATTAACTATTTTGAACACATGTATAACATAAGAATGATATTAGATAATGAAGAAGTCCTCACAGAAGAATCTGGAAAAACATTTTTCTTAAAATCTATTCAAAGTGGTCTTCATCATAAAAGAACACCAATGAGTAGGAGATTTTATTCGTACTCATTCGCGACAGAACCAGAGAAGGGAGCACCAACGGGTCAAAGAAACTTTAGTCTCATAAGAAATCAAATATTTAAAGTAAAATTAGTTCCACAAAATATTTATAGAAGAGAACTAAGAATTTATGGGTTAAGTTATAATGTTTTTAGAATTTCTGATGGTGAAATTAGAATGCTATTCCCATATAGATGTGTTCCAGTTCCAACATCACCAAATAACAGTATTGGTCCAAACGATAGAATACCATTCTTGTTTGCAAACCAAGAAGGATATATGGTGCCTTGTGAATGCCCAGATGCTCCTAATTGCCCCGACCCCGAAGATGTCCCTGGGGAAGGCTTTCCTCAGCAATAGATGTCGCACACTCCCTCGCCAATCTATCAACCAATTCATTCATCGGGTTCCCATTATGCGCTTTTACCCAACGCCATTCCACAACATTCAACTGTTGTGAAAGGGTGTCCATTTTAATCCATAACTGCATATTAGCAACTGGCTTACCAGCAGAGGTTTTCCAACCGTTTGTTTTCCATTTGTGTATCCATTGGGTTATTCCCAACTTAACATAATTACTATCCGTGTAAATAGTCACATCTTTCTCACCAATTTTTATACATTCCTCGAGAGCCTTAACAACTGCCGTCATTTCCATAATATTATTGGTAGAAGTAGGGAAACCACCTTTCAATGTAAATTTGTCCTTACAAACCGCCGCCCAACCACCTGGACCTGGGTTGTGAAGACAACTACCATCTGTGTATACTTCTATCATTAAGTGATTAATGAATTATTTTTTTATATTTATTGAATCTTAACAGAGTTTGTAAAGTGGTCGTATGCCAAATAAGCAAATACACCCACCACCCCGAGGATTAGGATTAGGAGTACATAACCGATATGGAATTTCTTTTTTTCGGTTGGTTTCAAACCGTTCGCCATTTTATATAGAAAAATATTTTTTTACGCATATTTATAAGCAGTGGCAACTTCACCTTCCAAGGAATTCACATACTTTTTATATTTGGTATAAACCTTTTCCATTTTTTTCTGTATCTTTTCTCTCTTTTCAAGATTTTTAGAGAAAGATCTCTCAGCTTCATTCTTTGGAACACCCGCACCAACTGACATAGCAATAGCAACATGTGTTTTGTTATAATTTTTTCGCAAGTTTTCAAATTTTTTAATGAAATATTCTAGATGTTTAATAGAACTTTTGTAATTTGAAATTAAATTTTTAGTATTTCTATCATTGAGGGGGCTGTTTAATTTGTTAATTCTTGACTTCATATATTTAATTTTTTTTTGAATCAAATTCTTCTTAGACATAGTCATATGCTTAATATTTTCTGGGTGTGCAAGTCTCTTATTTCCGTGAACCTTTGGTGGTCTCTTCACACTGAAATTCATAACATAATTGTATCCCTTTGTCATTTATTGTATTAAAATATTTTAATCTTCCTTTTCATTTTCTTCTGTTTCTGAAGATCCTGATTCATCCTCATCCTCTGTAGCGTATTCTTTACACAAAAACATTGTCTCAAGTGAAACATCATTATAAAGACAAGAGAAAGCATCCCAAATATCCTCAATAAAATAAGGCATACTTACTAAAACTGCATAAGGGAAAATCCACAAATAACGAAATTTAAATTCCATTTGTATTAAAAAACGTTTCTAATTTTTAAGTGTTTGGGGTTTGATGTATTCACTCGCACGCTTAGGTGTTTTACAAATTGTATCACCACAATGGTCTCTGTTTTGATACACAGCATTCACACCCGTTGTTATTTCATCACATGTCTTAAGCGCCCATCTACCAAGTGGTTTTTTATCTAATTCAGTCATTTTCATAAGAGCCCGAGGCAAATTAAAAAAATGATTCATCTATATAAGTTTATTTCTTAATTTTTAAGTCAAATATTAAGATATTTGTTTCGTATCTTAATATTTGTGTTTTTATTAATTTTTTTTCTAATAATTTTACCATATTTAAACAGGAATAAGCCCATCAATTTGAAAACGCCAATCCAGCCATACCAGATTGCACGCGGAGAACGTTGTAGTTGGTCGCGAACATGTGCATGGTTTGGCTGTTGTCGCAATCAGCCTTAAGGGTGACCGCAACTTGGGCGTTATCGATACGGGAGAAGTTGCATGTACCACTTGGTTGATGCTCTTCTGGGCGAAGTGCGAATGAATACGCGTACACACCTGGGTATGGGTTACCAGTGTGGTGGTTGAATGGTTGCACTTGGTTGAAGTACTTACCCTTTTGTTCCTTCATGCGATCTTGACCATTGAGGATCAATTTGAAGGAATCAAGTGGACCAACGGAGTGTGTGCCATCGACAGTGCCATCTTCAACCCATGCAAAGGAACCACCGTTGGTGCCAGCGCCACAGACATACATTGGCGCACCAGTACCCGCGGAGGTTGGGACAACACCTTCATCCAATTTGGTGTTGGTTGTAAGCACGACGGCATTCGCGGTTTGCGCGTTGGAGGTGAAGTTCCACTGGGAAGTAGTTGAAACAGAGCCATTGTTGAAGCACCACACCAATTCTTTGACTGGGTGGTTGTAGGAAAGACGAACTTGGCGGGAAGCACCAGAGGAAACGGTGTCAGAGCCAGTGTGTTGCACTTGTTCAATAAGGTATTCGTGACCCTTTTGCGCAAATCGGCGTCGCTCCTCGGTGTCAAGGTACACGTAGTTGCCCCAGACCTTGAATGTGGAACCGTCAGTGTATGTGCTGAATTCAGAGGACAAATCGAAGTCAAGGCGTACCTCGTGGTACTGCAACGCAATAAGTGGGAGGAAAAGACCTGGGTTGCGGTTGAAAAAGAAGATCAATGGGAGGAAGACAGTTTGGTGCCACCACTACCGCGACAGTCGCACTTGGAGGTCATCTTACCGTAGGAAGCCTTCTTGGATTCATCCAAGTAAAGCTCGGAGTACAAACGCCACCAGAGTTGGTAGTGTTTGTCAATGCGCTGACCACCGATTGAGAGTTCGACGGACTTGACGGCACGCTCAGCCGCCCAGCAACCATCTTCGACGGCGTAGTCACCAGCATATGGGCTAAGGGCCTGTAAGAGCCAAGAGCTCGACAGTACATGTCACCGATCAAGTCACCATTACGGGCGACAGGTGACGGACACACGACCATTGTTGGACGCGGTACCGTTGACAGTTTGTTCGATGTTTTCCATCGCAAAGTTAGTGTGGCGCTTGTAGACCGCCTGGAAGAAGGTGACTTTAGGGTTACCAGTCAAGTAGACGTCCTTGGGCACCGTACGCGACAAGCTGCATGAGACCACCAGCCATAGTGAATTTTTGTACTATATACAAAGATTTTTTTTTCAGGTAAAATTCTACCGCGGTGCGAAATTTTAGATTTTCTAAATTCTACCCTTATATAAAATGTCCTCCCCTGTGCCTGTTGAAGAAATACCAAAGGAGGAAGAAATTGAAGAAACCGAAGATGAAATTGAAGACATTGAAGAAACAGAAGATGAAATTTATGAAGATGATGAAGAATTTGATGACGAAGAAGACTTTGATGGCGAAGAAGACTTTCAGGGTGAAGAAGACTTTGGTGAGATGTTTGACAACGGAGTTGATTTGGCTGAACTCTTGACAGCCACCCTCGCCACAGAAGATGGAGACACTGTATGCACTGCTTTAGTTACAATCGGAGAACAACTCGCCACCCAAAACAAGATACTACTTAAAATGCTATCCACCCTGTCGAAAAAAGACAATTAAGAATTTCGCTCCTGTATTTATCAAACATGGAGGGCACCCACTACATAGAAGAAAATGCAAATATTGAGGAAACTCATATGGAGCAGTGGAGAAATCACATTTCTTCCCTAGACAAAGAACAATTTATCAAATATTTAGGATACCTTGAAAGTGAATGGTGTATCAACGCCACAAACGATTCACATATCTCGTTTCAATTAGGATACAGAAAGTTTTTCAACCCTGATGATTTGAATCCCTCTACAGGAATGCCAATGAGAGTAGATATTGAAACAATCACACTCAAACAAAAAAGAGAACTGGAATTATTGAGTGCATTGTTTCATAGAGCCAGAGCCCTAGACATTTCAGACAAAGAGTTGGAAGATGAAAGAAAGATTTCAGAACGTATCAACTCCATCATTGAACAGGTAGATGATGCTTTTCATATTGTGTTTAGGAATACCAGAATTTATGAAAGAATTAATAATCCTACATATCAACCTGCTAATCCAGAAACCGATCATTCACTTTTTAGATGCACCACAATGGGTAAGGTAGAGGAACTCAGTCCATATCAACAAGCCATTATCTGTATTTTAGACAAAACTTACAAACAAACCATTCGCAGATACAAGGGTCAATGCTGCCAACAACTCAAAACACCTGAAGGACACAACACTAGGGCTTGGAACACTATTATGGGTATTCAAGATTATGTGTATAGTGTGGCACAAAAAGAAATCAACTTTGACCTGTGGAAGAATCTCACAAGTCGTGGCTCTGGGTTCAAAGATGTGATTCACCATCTCTCAAACTGTAATGACATGCAATTCCCTGAAATATCTAAGAACAGACATGTTTGGTCTTTCAAAAATGGTATTTTCATCGGTAAAAGGTTTGCTCCCGATATGGGAATTTTTGATTCAAAGTTCTACACCTATGAAAGCTCCGAATTCAAGTGTTTGGACCCAACTATTGTGAGTTGTAAATACTTTGATAAACACTTTGAAGATTACAGTGAAGTCAAGGACTGGAGAGAGATTCCAACGCCATATATGGATTCTATTTTGACTTATCAAAAGTTTGACCAAGATGTCATTGATTGGGTGTATGTCATGGGTGGTCGCCTTTGCTTTGATGTGAATGATATGGATGGTTGGCAAATCATTCCGTTTTTTAAGGGTATTGCCCGCTCTGGTAAATCTACTCTCATTACAAAGGTTTTCAAGAAATTTTATGAAAATGATGATGTCAAGACACTTTCAAACAATATTGAAAAGAAATTCGGTCTATCTTCCATTTACAACTCGTTCATGTTTATCGCCCCAGAGGTAAAGGGTGATTTATCCTTGGAACAAGCAGAGTTTCAATCAATTGTATCTGGAGAAGATGTATCTATTGCGGTAAAGCACCAAAATGCCATCTCAGCCCAATGGAACACCCCAGGTTGCTTGGGTGGTAATGAAGTTCCCAACTGGAGGGACAACTCTGGTTCTGTGTTGCGTCGTTTGTTGCCTTGGAACTTTGCAAAGCAAGTCAAGGATGCAGACCCTACTCTTGAAGATAAACTAGACCAAGAAATCCCTAACATTCTTCAAAAATCTATCAGGGCCTACTTAGAAATGTCTCAAAAATACAAAAACAAGGATATTTGGAACATTGTCCCATCGTATTTCAAAAATATTCAGAAACAAGTTGCTATGGTTGCAAGCACACTTACAAACTTTTTGGAATCAACCAATGTCAAATATGGCGAAGAACTCAAGTGTCCCCAAGAAATCTTCGTCAAGGTTTTCAACCAACACTGCCAAGCAAACAATTTGGGCAAGCCGCGTTTCAACTCGGACTTCTATGCAGGTCCATTTAGTTCTAGAGATATTGAGGTCAGGGACCATGAAGACATGTATAATGGCAAGTTATACTCTAACAGACCTTTCATCTTCGGTCTGGATGTGGTCTCAGAAGAACTCTACAACTCCGATTAGAATAATTTCCGTGCTTATATAAATGAGCCGTAGTAGCTTAAAGGATTTTATAAAAAATTCAGGTGTTAATATCATTCGCTCAGATGCTCCCCCACAGCGACCATCTATGGGATCAATTTCATTTAGCAACCTAGCTAAAGTGACCCCATCAACACAATCGCGTTCATTGAATAATTTAAATCAAATTGTAGCGGGTTCTCCAAATTCACCTGTCAAGGTTGGAAAACTTAGAGTTGGGATGTATAACATTCTAGTCAATTCTAACTACGATGATTCACCAAAAGTTGATTTATTGACCCTAGTCTCAAAGAAACCATTGAAACCCACAAGACTTGAAAATGGTCTAGTTATTGATGTAAAGGAAATTAATGGTTTATATGGACGTTTCCAAACTGGAATTAAAGTCACTAGAAATAAAGGTTTCCAAGGGGAATTCACTGACAAATATTTTACAGTACAATTTAAAATAAATGTTTCAAAAAATGGTGTATCAAAAGATGCCAGTTTCAATGTTTATAAAAATGGTAAAATTAGATTTTCTGGTGGCATCGTAGATGAAGACAACTTTTCAACAGAACCAGAACTTATAAGAAAACACATTATTGATAATTACACTTTGGGACAAAGGTTCCTTTACAATCCATTGGAATTCAATAATCTTTCTGGCACAATCAAAACAAACGCAAATTTTGACTTGGCAAAAACAGCTAGAATGATGAAAGCATCATATGAACCAGAACTCATAGATTTATTATATTATCAAAATAATAACATAAAATATGTATTCTCTAGGACAGGTACTATTCAGATCCAAGGTGTCACAAGTATTCCAAAATTACTTGAGGGATATGAAAAAGTAAAACAAATGGTTGTGAAAATTTACAAACAAGGAGGGGTTCGTTCCCTATTTCCAAATTTCAAAGATGTTCTAGATGTAAAGAAAACAAAACAAAAAATTAAAACAACTTGCCCCAAACCAAGAATTCCAGTTAATGGTAAATGCCCAACAGAATTCCCAGTGATTCGTAAAAACCCACAGGGACATGATTGTTGCTACAAAAAGGGTAAAGCTAAATCAAAAACCCCACCCGTGTCAAAAACACCTTCACCAAAAAATGTGCGCCTAGTGTTAGATCCAAATGGGGGATTGAAGATTGGTTCTAGACAATGCATGAGATACAGTCGTGAAGCCTTGGCTAATATTGCTAGAAACCAAGGGATTGTCAATATAAGAAAGGGAGATAGAAAAGAAGATATTTGTGCCAGACTTGTGAATAAGTTGGGAATAGTTCAATACGCTCCATTCACCCACAATGGAAAAGAATATGTTTTCACTGGTAATGGAGATAAATTTAAAATTGGAAGAAGAGTGTGTAAAACATATGACATCGCAACACTCCGAATGTTCTTGAAGAAGATGAACATTCCATTTACAAACTCTGAAAAGAGACCAGCATTATGTAAAAAGATTGAAGCTGCTCGGGTCAAACTCCCATCACCCAATAAAACTCCACCTCCCCAACCAAAGAAGAGAGGAAGACCACGAAAGAATACAAAAGAACCACCAAAGAAGAAGAAAACACCAACAAATAAAAAGAGTTCCAAGGGTAAGTCACCAGTTTCATCATCAAACTCAAATTCAAATAGTATTAATAATAATTTAATAAAAAATATTGAAAAAATGATGGCTAATAGAAACTTGAAAAATAACAAAAATAAAAGAAAAAGTAAAAATAAAAATACCGTGATGCCAACAGTCTTTGGTGCCCGTGCAAGAGTTGAGAAATTGTAATTTAAAAATTAACACCACCTCTTAGATAATGTATATATTGGAACAGTACGCTGATTCAATATCTCCAATAAATATCGATACTTACAAACCAAATCCGCATCGATATATATTGTTTTTGTTAACAGAAATTGTTGTAGATTATATACAACGCGAAAGAAAATTATGTCAAAAATATGGAATGGGAAAACTTGAATTAGAATATAGATGTCCCAAACATTTTTTAGAAATTGAAGATGACACCTTAGCCAGGGAGTGGATTGCAGGAAATACCCAACTTACTGACAAGGGATTAATATTATATGTTATACAAAATTCTAGTGAAATGAAAAATGGAAGACATAAATTTTTAGTATATGCATTAAAAACTTTTTTCAATTGTAGATTTTAATAATAATATTTTTTTTTTCATGTACATGTTATTGTTTTTGTGAACATAAATAATAGTATTTTCAAAATATTTTTTTTTATTGTACATATAATTGTTTCAAAATATAAAATATTTTTTTTTCATGTACATGTTATTGTTTTTGTGAACATAAATAATAGTATTTTCAAAATATTTTTTTTTATTGTACATGGAACTATTTATGATCATAAACAATAATAATATTTTAGAAATAAATTTTTCATGTACATGGAACTATTTATGTACATATAATTATTTCAAAATATAAAATATTTTTTTTTTCATGTACATGGAACTATTTATGTACATATAATTATTTCAAAATATAAAATATTTTTTTTTTCATGTACATGGAACTATTTATGATCATAAACAATAATAATATTTTAGAAATAAATTTTTCATGAACATATTGTTATCTTCGAAGAAAATATAAAAATATTTTTTAATTATTTTGTAATTTTAATAAGTCACTAAAAATATTAATAATATCGATAAAATAATTTAATGATCCATTAACAAAATTTCCTCTATAATCTTTTCTCAACATTAAATTTGTATCGACCAAAATATATAATGAAAATATTACAAGAAATATTTTTGATGCATCTTTCTTGAAAAAACTATAAATAAGTGTACCTAACAATGCAATAAATAATACAAGTGCAAGTGGTACTAAATCAATATTAAATTGGGAACTTATTATTCCTGCGAAGAACATTGTTACAAAAATAGCAATTGTTCCTGCTAGTGCTTCTTTTATAGATTCCTTATCAAATTGTTTGATACTTGACAAAAGAGCACCAACCAAAATAGAAAACATTGAGAAAATTAAAAATCTAATATATGTTGGTAATTTAGCAAAAACCAAAGAAAGAATTAAAAGTAAAGAAGTGATCCAAATAAATAAACTATTTTGCATGACTTGTAAAGACATTTCTTGGTTTTCAATAACTGACTTAGCAGTAATGTAAGCCAGATATGATTGGAAAATCAAGTTGGCAAACACTTTGCTCATGAATGACATTTTACCTTGTGAGACAATCATTTTATATATTTAGAGAAAATAATTTATAAAAAAATAGATGATAATTAATGACGACGTCTTGAATGTTTTAAAAACACTTGAAGATGAAAGTGCTCAAATAGTCATCGCAGATCCACCATACAATATAGGTAAGGATTTTGGAAACAAAAGTGATAAACAACCTATGGATGAATATCTAAAATGGTGTGATGAATGGATTGAGGGATGTCTTCGGGTATTGAAGAAAAACGGTACAATGTTCATTTATGGATTTAGTGAAATACTTGCTTTAATATTATCCCGTGTCCCATATAATATACATAGAAGATGGATTGTTTGGCATTATACAAATAAAATTGTTCCAAGTTTAAATTTTTGGCAAAGATCCCATGAAAGTATTATTGTTTTATGGAAAGATGAAAAAGTTTTTCATAGAGATGAAGTTAGGGAACCATACACAGAAACATATGTGAAAGGTTGTGCTGGCAAAGAAAGAAAGGCGACTAAGGGTAGATTTTCAAATGGTGAAAAGAAAACAACATATAACGCACACCCAAATGGTGCATTACCTAGGGATGTTATAAAAATATCTGCATTGGCAGGTGGTGCAGGTAAAAACGAGAGAGTGGAACATCCCACACAAAAGCCATTAGCGTTGTGTGAAAAACTTATAAAGTCTTGTCGTCAAGAGCCAGAGAATGGATATGTATTTGTTCCATTTGCTGGTTCGGGGAGTGAATGTGTAGCCGCTAAAAATTTGGGACTACCATTTATAGGTGTTGAATTAAATGAAGAATATATAAAAATTATTAATGATAGGATAAACAAATAATTCTTTTATTTATAAGACGGTTAGGTTCCGAACATTGTTTAATATGGAGTTGATGATATCTGAAATCATAATGTCCGAAGCGTGTCTTTATGTTCTCAGATATTCCTGTGGCTTCACTTGCGTAAGATATTTGTTGGCACACAGACATTTTTTCTAGTTTGAGAAATCTATCTTCCATATAGACAAATTCTTTGAGGGAATGTTCTGAAAGTCCATCTTTTACCATTTGTTTATAAATCTCTTTTGATTTACCATCTGACAAATAAAAGTTTTTGGAACCTTCTACTTCTTCCATATTTCTAATATCATTTCGGACTAGGAGCATAAAAGCGATAATTATTGTAATCACTAGATACTTCATTACATTAAGCTAATATTTTTAAAACATCTGAAACTTTATGAATAATATTGAAGAGTTTGGGTTCATCTTCAATTTTAGTTGGGTCAATAATTTCTAATTCAACTTGGTATTTTTTCCCATCCTCATCATCCATATCTTGGGAATCACCAGAAATTATAGTCATATCAATAGAAAGATTTTTGCGGATAAAAGATCTTCTATATTTCTCAATCATTCTGTCAGCATCTTCATCCACTGGTTTTTCAGTTGGAATTTCCTGACACACTGAAACTCTAACATCATAAGGATGTTTGTCATCAGAAAAATCTTTTTTCAAAATATTCTTTTTCATGACACATTCTTGGGTTCCATTATCTTCATCCCAAGTCAATCTCTTTTTACTTTCATTGTAATAAAAAACTTCCACAGTGTCAGATTTCTTTTCTTCCCAATGTTGGAATTGTTCCAAAGCTTCCAAAATTTTATCAAATGTTTGGGAACCCACATTAGTATCAAAAAAGGTTCCATTCATTTTACCGAGGCGCATTTCAATTTCCAATCCTGGTGTGTCCCTAGATTGGAAGATGAGGTCTTTGACATTATCGAAGATAGTTTGGGTGTCCATGTTTCTTTTAAATAAAGATTGTTCTCTTTAATATTCTTTTATGACTTAGGTAGTAAAAATTTTCGTATGTTCGTTTGGAGTTTTTGTCTTTTGGATCCTGGTGGTGATTTCTTGGGTGATGCACTTCTTTTACTATTAAATTCCAATGTAGATGTTGGATCATTTTTTTGGGGTGCTCTAGCATTATTATTTTTTTTCAAGGAGTTTTGTGGGTTAACTTTTCCATTTAATAATTGACTAGTTTGTAAATTTCGAGATGTTGTGGTATTTGATTGAGAACTTCTGGATTGAGCACTTCCATTGGGGGAAATTGATAAATTTGGTAAAAATGGTAATTTTGTATTTTTAGAACTTTGTGATCTATTTGGTAATTTTGGAACATTACGTGTATTTTTTGGTTGAGCTCTTGTCTTAGGACTATTAGCAGACCCAGTAACAAAAGAACTATTTTTTTGTTTTGGAAATTTCTGCCTTCTTTCTCTTTTAAATTCTTTTTTACTTTGTATCTTTGTAAGTGATACGCGTCTTGAAAATATATCATTCATACCAATAACATAAAGTGTGGGTGTACTGTCAATTGCAGTATTGGGGTTTGGACTAATTTGTTTTATATAAAATAATCTTGGGGTTCTTCCTAAAATTTCTGACAATTTAGTAAAAATAAGAGCTGCATTTTTATCAATTGTTCCAAGTGCCATGATATTATTTTTTTTGCTATTTTCTTGAATAACATTTAGAATCATGCTAAAATCACCCATGAATTTACCTAATGCTTGATGATATCCTAATTTAGAATTTTTAGCTTTCATTATATTAATTTTTATTCCGTTTATAGAAATATAAAATTTTTTATTATTTATATCAAATTCTTGTCTAATTTGAATATGATCAATATATTTCTTATATTTGTCTATAAGATTTATATGAACATTTATACCCCTTTCATTAAATGAATTATTTTTACCTAATTCTTTTTGTCCTTTCAAATATTTATAAAAATTCACTCCAGGTTTATGTATAAATCCAAGTCCATGATTTAATAATTGAGATGATGTTAAAAGTCGTGTGGATATTGGATTTTCTTTTGGCTTATATATACCACCTTTTATAAAAGTTTCTATCATAGAATTTTTATCTGAATTTATTATTATATCAAATTTTTTATAATATTTAGTATTATTATTATGAAGTTTATAAGCAATCAAATTTTTACTTGTTCTTGATAATAAATTTCCTTGAGAACTAATATTTATTGTAAAACCTTTACCATTATTAACTTTTTGATTTAGTTTTGCAAATAACTCATTTTTCATACTTTCTTCCAATTTTGAACTTAGATCTCCAGAATAAATAGAATTATTATTAACTAAATATTGGTCTAAATCTTTCCATAATTTATCATAAATATCTTTTTTAAAATTATCGTTCTTAAAATTAATTTTAAATATCTTATTTTCAATAGATGAAAATATTTCTTTAAATTTTTCTTTATTAATTTTTTTCATGTCATGAATCATATCTTTTGCCATCATTAAAAAAAAATCATTTATATTTATATTTATACTAAAAACTCTACCTAAATCTCTTTCTTTTTTTTTTATTATTGCATTATGAATTCTATCAAGATTTTCACTTGGTATTTCAGTAATTTTTTTGTTTTTTATTTTAGTATGTTTTAAAACATGTTGTATAAACGGTTTATTTGCTTGTGTATTTATTATTCTTCTTAATAAATACAAATAAGTTATTTCTAATAATTCTTTTTTTGATTTTTTTACACTTTCTAATTGCTTTTTATATGCTTTTAAATCTGAAATTTGTATATAATCTAATATATAAAAAATTTTATCTTGTAAATTATATTTTTTTGATTTAATAACTTTTTTTATATTCAATATACATTCAATTGTTTTGGCAATGTATTTTTCATATTTACTTCCATATGTTTTTTTAATATAATTAATTATTTTATCACGATTTGATAATTCCAAGTTTGGTAATTTTAATATATCAGAAAGTAAATTTCTAGTTTTATTTAAATTTTCTATAGATTCTATGTTTAAAATTTTTCTTTTTATTACATGATTGACTATATGATTATTAGTGGCACCATATTTTTCACCATATTTTTTTAATGTTTTAGTAATTATTGCAATATCTGAAATAGTAGTTAATCTTCCTATTTCTTTTTTAATACTATTATTTGTTATTTGTTTTTTCATAGTATCTAAAAATGTCTTATATGATGTTGTCTTTCCATGTATTTTAAAACCATACTTATCTTCTAATACATTTTTAAGATTATTTAATAAATTCTCATTAATTGTATTTTGTTTCCTCGTTAACTTCACATAATCATTTTTAAATTGTTCTAATTCAGATGTAGGAGAAGGAGCTTTAGATGTAGAAGAAGGAGCTTTAGATGTAGACGGTCCAGCTCTAACAGGTAAAGATGCATTTTTATTATTTCGTCCAGCCCTATTATTGTTTCCACCCTGTGCCACAGCTACCTTTTTTTGCACCCACTTGTGGTGGTGGCATACTTAATAGTTAATAATATTATTTTTTATGGAAGACACCTTTTATAAAAGCAACAACTTTTGTTTGATTGTCTGGACCCGTGTTAAATTTTTTCCAAACTTCGTTTGTGAGTTCACCTTTCAAAACTTTATTTTCTAAAAATCTATTTATTTTATCTCCCTTTGTTCCAACTTCTTTTCCGTATATCCATGCTTTTAGACTATATAAATAAGTAACTTGTTGTCTTTGAATAGTTCCATTCAAAACTTTGTGAATAAGCTTCTTTGGATTTTTACCACCATAATCCATTATCATGAAAGCATAATTAATATCATCAAGTTGCTGAACAGTTTTAATTTTACCACCTGTTATCATTTCCCATAATGTATCATAGTTATTTAAGTGCCATTTATGTGTTCCCCAGTGGCTTGGAAATTTTTCCTTTTCAGCTGGGGACATTTTATAGATAGAACGACCTTTATCTACAAACATTGTTCTTTTCATAACATCTTCTATAGTTAAACCCTTCATAGCAGACCCCATATCCCCTAATTTTGCAAAAAGTTTTCTTAGACGGTTTGGTGAAACACCGATTGGAATAAGATTTTGATATTTAAAAGTTCTACCAGTCATTGAACGAGCACCTTTTAATCCCTTTGATTTGGCTGTCATAACACTCTTCACAAGACCACCTTTTTCATAAACAGTTTTAATTTTACTCGCCTTACCATCTTTGCTATATTGGACATCACTGAGTAAATAATATTGTTTTGATTTTGCAATACTTTTAGAACCCCCAGATGTTGGAAGAAAATCCCCACCAATGTATGTCACATTCTTTGAAACATATGAAGGTGACTTACTCATATATTTATAAATAATATTATTATATTTCAGAATGAAGATTGCTCCCAAAGTCAAGGAACTTCAAGACAAATATGGTAAGATGTATGCGCCTCTGAAATACTTTCGTGGTCTTCCAAACTTGAAAGCTGTGGAGGACAGGTATAAGAAGATGTTGAAGAAGAATTATAAACCATTCAAGACAGACAAGGGAATGAAAACAAAAACATCCCAATACACCCAAAGATTTCGCAAGAAATATCCAGGTGTCTATACTCTTCCACAAATTGCGAAAGTGACAAACGTGCCACTCGCCAACTTGAGGGAGGTATATAAAAAGGGTTTAGCTGCGTGGAGAACGGGACACAGACCAGGTGCATCCGCACAAGCTTGGGCGTATGCGAGAGTTCATAGTTATGTTTTGAAGGGGAAAACTTATTGGACTGCTGATAAATATTTACATGAAAGAAGAAAGAAGAAATAATTTTATTTTGATAATCTAGATTTTGTAGTGTTTCCTTTTTTTCTTATTATTTTTCTATTTTTATTTGTTTTCCTTTTAATATTTTCAGAGAACATTGGTGGAAACCGCATGTTATCCATGAGTCGTGTTAAGTATCTTTTCTTTTCATCTGTTGTTGCCATATAATTATTTTTTACTTTGTTTAACAAAAAGTTCATATTTGTATTTGATACTCTTATGTTTGATTTATTAGCATAATTTTCAACGTGTTTTTTCAAACTATTTTTTTCGTTCTTCATTTTTCTCTGAAACTGTTCTAGCCTGTTAAATGCGTCAGTGCCAAGTGCAAATCTTCTCAATCTCAATGATTTTTTGGAATCAAAGGTGGTATACTACTCATATCTTTGTTATAACTTAAGAAATAATATCTAAATTAAATTAATGAAAGGTTTTGTGAATGGTGGAAACACATGTTATTTTAATGTATCCCTAAAATCAATATTAGTCGCATGCCCCGAATTGAAGAATTATGATTACAATGGACCTTGTGAATTTACTGAATTATTTTTTCGTTTAGTGAAAGCGATGAATAACCCAGATGTAAACATTATTGATCCTAGACCTCTTCTTGAATTGTTGAGGAAGAGGTTTCCTAATTTTACATCTAGGGAGGAACATGACGCACAAGAATGTATATTATCTATAATTGATATTCTCGAAAAAGAATTACCACATTTTAAAAGAAAATTTTACGGAGTAAAACAGAATGAAGTTATATTCCCAACTGGAAAAAATATATCCAAAGAAGAATTCTCAATGCATATATTGGAAGCTGAGACAAGAGGTAAATTATTGGATATGTTAAAAAAGAGTAGAAAGTGGAATACAATTGAGGGATATATAGATGATGAGGGAAATAAATATAATTTGGCGACAAGAAGAAGTATAATAAAAAAGTTTCCCGAAATTTTTATGATATCCTTTGATGCTAAAACAAACGGTTTGGAAATAATTGACGAGGACCAAAACTTTGAATTGGTTGGCGCAGTTATTCATGTTGGTGTTCAATATTCGGGGCACTATGTATTTTTGTCAAAGGAGAATTGTGAATGGCATGTGAATGATGATATATCTACAACAAAATTACCAAAATTTCCTACTCGTGGGGACTATTATGTTCTTATGTATAAGACAAAAATTCAGTAATCTTAATATCTTCTTTGATATTGACTAAAGTTCTGTAAAAAGTTCTTCTATTGTTTGGGTGTTTTTTATCTGTTCTCTGTTTCAACGGTTTCCAATACATGGGAGTATTATTAACCATGTATTGGCATTCCACAATCATACCGTCTTCTAACCAACTTGTGTCTAAGAGTTTATCTGATATGACACTTTCGCATAAGAGTTTTCCTTTTTCTTGTATTTTGAGTTGCCATTGTCCGCTATGATCGTAATGTGCTAAAAAGTCAATTGTATTATGATCTCTTTCTTTCCACTTGAATAGTGTTTCGTGTGTTCCAATTCTGATTGGTTCATTAATTGGTGTGAATACTAATCCATCAACTTTTTGTTGAACCGTTGGTAGATACTCTTTCATGAAATATTCAAAATCTTGCATGAGATGAAAATTTTTTAATTTTATTTTGATTGCATCTGATTTCATAGAAATAGTAGATTTGATTACTTTTTCCATGAGTTCCAATCTTTCAAGAAAAAACAAATGTCCAATATTTTTTCCCTTATCAACAAGAATATCATATACCATGAATTTATCTTCATAGAGTTCCCCATCTAAGAGTGTTCCATCGAAAGAAGTTTTTGGAAATTTTAATTTTGTTTCCATAACATCCAAAGCCCTGTTTATGAGAACAGAAACTTTCTTTCCCTCAAAAGTGAAAATCAAAAGCATGTGTCTAACTCCATCGGTTTTTTCACAGACGACATAATTATTTTTTTTGAGGAGTGGCATATGTTTTCTTTCAATGGAAATAGGTTGTGGTCCAGGGAAAACATTTGGAGATTTTTGGGTTCCCCAAGCTTGCCTCATTAGGTGTAACGCATGTTTGTAAAGTGGATTATCTCTCTCTACAAGCATGTGTAAATATGTATTAAAATATGAATTAAATTTTTAAGCTTGTGGTCCAGATGACTTGACCCCTGCTGTTTGAAGAATATTTGCGAGACACTCGTGTCCATAAGTCATCGTCAACTTAGCTGCTACAAATGCATGAATTTTAGTTCCACATTGTGAAAACTTCTCAAACATTGTTGACATTCTTGGACTTATTTTATAATTACCTGTTTTCTTATCACGAATTGACTTTGTTAAGTTCTTACAGTTGATGACCCAACAGCGAGCTTCGGTGTTTTTAACAGTGTATACATCTTCACTTATTTCTCTTGATACATCTGTATCAAAGAATAGTCCCATTTGGGCGACGGGTTCTTGTGAATCAGATTTGATCTTTTCCTTAAACATATCCCAGTCAATACCTTCTTTGACACCTGGGAATACCATTACACCAACGCCTTCCATTTTATCAAGAACCTTGTCTAGGGAGGCGTGGTCCATTTGAATACCAAAATCAACGAATAGTGTTCGATCATATTCCTTTAGAGTTTTTTCAATCATATCAGCCTTTTCATAAGGGTCGTCATTTACAAAAAGAATCCTCTGTTCCCAATTTTTTTGAATACATTTGATATTCAATTGGAGAATAGTATGTAGGGTCTTAACATGGCATGATTTAGAACGAGTAACAATGATGGTGGCAAGCTTCATTTAATATAACAAGTATTTAGTTTTTAAGCCTATCTTTGAGGCATCCAGAGAATGGAAGGTTTCCTACATGCCCCATTGTCGCGTGGACATCTGCATAAATCTTTCCATCCATCTGTTGCCATCTTCGGCAGAATGCGTAGTCCTCGGACAAGTAACGCTTATTTTGTGGATCAATCATGCAATCAAAGCATGCATGGTAGTCATCAAAGTCTCTGTTTTGGTGATCATTTTTACACCATAGTTCAGGGTATTTTTCCTCCATGTCTTTGAAAACTTGTCGTTTAATCATCATAAATCCAGTGGGTCCATCTAGGATTTCCACGAAGCCATTTACAACGGCGCATTGTCTTTGTTTGAAGTTCAATACGAGACTTGAGGAGAGCATTGCCATATTCTTGTTTTCATCGTCTCCATTTTTGATGGCTTGAACGGCTTGGTCCCACATAACAACCTTCTTGGGATACACACAACAAGAGATGTCGTGTCCTCCTTCGATGAGGCGAACAACTGATTCTGGTTGAAAGTCCACGTCTGCGTCAATAAAAAGGAAGTAGTCTGCGTCACTTTTTTGCATAAACCGACCAACTGCGACGTTTCGAGCTCTATGAACAAGTGATTCATTTTCTGTTGTATCAATCATTAGGAGAATACCCTTTTGAATACAGAGAATTTGAAGGCGGACAAGGGAGGTCATATACTTTTCCAAGCATAGACCACCATAACACGGAGTTGCTAGGAAGAGTTTGACTGGTTTTTTCTCGGACATAATACATAAATTTCTAATTAAACCTCTAAGTATCTTTTGATAATTGCTTCTATTTTATTGACCGTGGGTATGGACACTTCACAAGTTTCGCACACCTCGGCCTTTGCTAATTCTATGTGATAATATGTTATAAATGACCGCTGTTGCAATTGTGTTTGGGGTTTTGCTCATAAGTTCTGGGCATTGTTCCAAGGTATTACATAATTTTACACAAGCATATCTTTCTTCTCTTGAGACATCAAATGAATTAAGTAGTCTTTGAAGAACATTGATAGGTTTTGTCACATAATTCTTTTCTGTTTCACCCATGATAGTATCTTTGAAAATCTGAGCTGTTCTACTAATGTCCTTAGGTTGAATATTGAACATGTCTGCAATTTCTTTTGTAGTTCTTGGAATTTTAGCCATTCTGCAAGCGTAGAGTAAGCAGTTTCCTTTGATTCCAAGGCGAACATTCCCCCTGGTGAGTTTTTGATCGTTAAACTTTTTGTAGAGTATCTTTGCATCTTGTAAGACATTTTGTGGAAGGACTTGTCCTGCCTGTTCGATATCTTTGTAAGCGTGAAAGAGTGCTCTATCTTTGTGGTTCATAGACATGTGGAAATTGATTTTCGACATTCTTTTGTTTTTGTATGAAGAATTCTTAGTCGCTATGATTGTCCCTTTACCCCACTGATTTGAGAAGAGTTCAGGATTTGCGTTAGGATTACCGCATCTAGCTGGGTCATTGACGACACCCTCATCTGAGATCCCACTAGTCCATTCTGCAGATTCATCTATATAATATTTATCTACAAGTCCACATGAAGAACATACTGGGAGGTTGTCAGCACCATACACTTTGGTGCCGTTGCAACTAAGACATACGAATTGTTGTACCGTTTTTTGAGTTTGTTGTGGGGCTAGCAACGCATCAACTTGCGTCCAAATATGATCTAAATCCATTAGCTTCGGTTTGAGTTGTACGTTAATTCAACAAAACTTAGGTCTTAATTGAACGCGTTTTCATCATTTTTTTGATTTACATGGTATTCAATCATATCTACGGTTTGTTTAAAACGCAAAGCTCCTGGAGAGACTGGGCTCCAATTATTCCATTCTTCATCAATTTCTCTGTGGTCTGGTGGTCTTTCCATTATTTCATTTCCGTCCTCAACAACAAAATCATCTAATTCGTAGTCATCTTCGTCTTCATAAATACTAATAATGTCGCTGTCTTCGTCTATATCTATATCTTCTAAAAACACATACATATTATCTCCAATTTTTTGCATATCAATATCAGTTAATTCATTTATACCTGGGTGGTGCTCGGCTACGGAGTCAAATCGTATAATGTCTATTTTTTCACTATAAGAGTGGATTAGGGCACTCTTATATATTCTATTCGTTTCTTCTAAGTATCTAATTTCTAAATAATCTCCCCTGTTGTCCTGGACTATCGCGTATGATTCTATTTCTAAGTCCTCTTCTTCAACTAATACCAATACCTTTATGATTTCATTTTGTTTTATTTCATTGTTCACTAACATGCTTAAAATTTCAGGACAAAAAATATTTAGGATATTTATTACACGAGATGGGGGTCACCATTTATTCCAAGGCGGGTTGCCATTACTGCGACCAAACTGTAACCTTATGTACTAACGCGGGTATGGACTACGAAAAGATTGAGATGCCTCTTAAGAATGTTTCTCAACTTGTAGGTCAAAGGGTCCATGGATATCCACAAGTTGTAATGAACGGTAAATACATAGGGAGTTTCCACGACTTTCATGATTATTTGGTAAACATTGAACCAATCTTAGACGAAACTAAGAAAAGATACTCAGTGTTTCCCATAGAATATCCAAAGTTGTGGGAACTATACAAAAAGGCACAGATGTCTAATTGGACTGCCGAGGAGGTGGATTTGGGAAAGGATATGGATGATTGGCATAAGATGAGTGCCGATGAGCAACATTTTGTTAAATATGTGTTGGCTTTTTTTGCTGGTTCCGACACAATTGTTTATGATAATTTGAATACGAATTTTATGGATGAAGTTACAATTATGGAAGCTAAGACATTTTATGCTTATCAAGGTCACAACGAAATGGTTCATGGTGAAACATATGCTAAGTTGATTGATAAGTATATTCAAAAGCCTAAGGAGAAGACTAAATTATTTAATGCGATTAAGAATATTCCCTCTATTACATTGAAAGCTAAATGGGCTGAGAGACATTTTAATAAAGACATACCATTTTCAAATCGTCTTTTTGCATTTGCTTGTGTTGAGGGTATTTTCTTTTCAGGTAGTTTCTGTGCTATTTACTGGTTGAAGAAGCGTGGATTGCTCCCAGGTTTGTGTTTCAGTAATGAATTGATTTCTCGTGACGAGGGTATGCATTTGGAGTTTGCTGTTGAACTTTTCAATATGTTAAAGAACCGTCCCAATGAGAACGCAATTTATCAAATTATAAAGGAAGCAGTTAAACTTGAGAAGGAGTTTATTATTGAATCCCTTCCTTGTAAGTTGATTGGTATGAATTCTGATATGATGTCCCAATACATTGAATATGTGGCTGACCGCCTCTTGAAACAAATTGGATATAAACCTATTTGGAAAGTTCATAATCCATTTGATTTCATGGAAAATTTAAGTTTGGATGGTAAAACAAATTTCTTTGAAAAGAGAGTTGGGGATTACGGTAAGTTAGAGGATGAGGGTGATGTTGCCTTTGACGAGGATTTTTAATTTAGAAATTACAAATTATTTTAATGAAATGAAAGAGTGTATCTCCCAAAGTGGAATAAAAATTTTAATTGGTCGTAATGCGAAAGAGAATGACACATTGACATTGAATGCTGACCCTTCTCATCATTGGATGCATGTCTCAAATGTTGCTGGTTCCCACATTGTTATATGTTCTACAAATGTGGATGAACAAACAAAACGAGATGCTGCGGCTTTAGCTGTTAAATACAGTTGTATTCCCAAGGCTAAAAAAGTAACTGTTGATTTTTGTCAAGTGCGTCAAGTTCACAAATCACAAAAAACAAAACATCATGGTCTTGTTGAAATTATTGGAGAATATACTGTATTGACAGTTTTTATAAATAAGGAGCAACAAAGATTGTCTCGCCTATTGAATATCGAAGGGACACAAACCTGATATAG